TCAAGCAGTTGCAGGTGCGAACGGCTCTTGGCTGTGCGTACGTCGACTGTGATATTGATACGAGTCGTGACGAAGTTGTACAGGAGGTCAGGAACTTCCTCGTTGTGTGCTGTCTCGTACACGAGCACGAAGTCCGAACGCTGTAGGTCTTGACGCTTACCACGCTCAGGCGAGATTGTAGCGATGTCAGCGATAACAGGCTTGATGTTGCCTGTGTTGGCTCGGTTCCACCCTTCCAACTTTTCGATAACGACGTCAAGTGCTTCCTTTACCATGACCATCACTCAAACAGAACTATCTCCTTGTATCTGTTCAAGATTGCGTTGGCTTCTTCTTTGAACATCTGAATCTTCTGTGCAAGCGGTACGTTCTGACTGCCCTCAGGGATGAGAACAGAACGGTCGTCAGCCATGAGTAGGTCTACGGCTACCAATTTTGTAGCAGCCTCCTCGATAGCCTTCTCCAAGTATCGCTCGCCATAAATGTACGAAACCTTGACAGCGTTGTGCTCAAAAAACGGGTATGAGTTGTTGAAGTAAATCATACCGATTTCGTAGTCAATCCACCAGTCCTTGAGACGGGCTTGGTCGCCACCTGCATCTGAGAATGCACCGATGTCGGAAGCAAATTTGTGTTGAGTGATTGTGTAATTGGTTGCTTGAGCAGGTTCGGTGTTCATCCAGTGAACATCGAGCAACTGTGTTGAGTTTTTACTTGTATAACCAAACAACGCAGTTGTTTGTCCGTCAGCAACTGCAACCGCTACACCATAGTCAGCAAAGGCACTTGTGTCACCCGAAGCAACTGTCCATATCGCACCTGCTTGAGCATACGTCATAGTTCCTGTAACAGCCGTCGTCTGACTAATTGAAATGCCTGTTGTAGCGTCTGTAGCAATTGTAGCGGATTCGCCACCTTTGGTTTGACGCATGCTTGTAATCTTCAATTTGCCGTTACCATAATCGGAATTGGCAGTTGCCAAAAATTCATTGTTGACGTTGACAGACTGCGTGCCACCTGCTACGGGCAACGTGAATGCCGCACCATCAATATCGTGTTGCTTTGAGCCTCCTTCTTGTGTCTCAGTCAACGGTATAGCGCTGCGATTCGTGCGGTCTTCTTTGTTGATAAGGTCGGCAAGACTTTGTGCTGTTGATACTTTGTCGAAACGGTCGTCCCAATTTGTAGTTCCCGTTCCTACAACCAATTGACCGAAGCCTCCGCCTCCGGGCGAAACGGCGATTCGTTTGCCACTCAGTGCGGTGTAGTCAGCGATTTCAACACGTGCCTCAGCACTGCATATCTCACGGTAGTCGTCACCCTGCCACAATTCGATGCGAAGCATCTGTTGCACGTTACGGAACAACAGTGGCGTGCTGCCGACGTAATCGACGTAGTATCGTCGACGGTAGGGCTTGTAGGTATCGAAGTTGATGTACTCAGCAATGACAAGGCTCGGTCGCCATGCGTTGTGTGTGACGTTGTCGATGCGGTCTTGTATCTCTTTGATACGTTGCTCGACGTGTGATTTTGTGACGCCTCGTGTCTTACCGTTGGTAAATGTCTTACCGTTGGTAAAGGAGGCAGTGTTTTGGACATAGCCGTTGTCCGCTGTTTCATACAAGCCGGGATTGATTGCTGACGAAAAGGCCAGTTTTACCCCGCTTGCAGTCGATGTAATTGCAGTGATTGTCTGTTCGACGCCCATTGGGTCAGCATCACTGTAAATGAGTATGATGTCGCCAACTGAAAAGCCAGTGTTTCTGTAGTCAGCACCAGTGACAAAGACTGCGTTTGCTTCCGCACTCGCTGACATCAAGACGGCTTCTTGCGGTCCAATGCCAAGCAAGTCAGCGACTTTCTGTGCAGTCGTGTAAACGATTTCTTCGGGGTTGAGGGGGCGTGTCTCCGCTTCACCGGGTGAGAATACTACTGGCATGCGTCATCCCCTCATCTCCCACAGACAGTTCTCCGTCATAGACCTTGCCACCAAAGGTGGTTTTGAACCGACTTCATGAGCACGTCTCCAATGTACATCGGGAATCCTGTGGCGATTGGTGCAGGTGGCTCATCATCATCATCATCTCGTGCAGCCATTGCTGCCTCAAAGTCAGCGAGCATCTGTGCCTTCTGTTCCTCAGTCATACCCATACCGCCCATCGCCAAGTTCGCTTTCTGTTGCGGTGTAAGTCGTGAACGACCTACAGCACTTGGGTCCATCCCAAGGTCAGGTGTTTGTTGGGTAGGGTCGAGTGTTTTCTCAGATTCGACGAATTTCATACGTGGACCATCAAGTGTTTCGACCTCTACGTATTCGCCCTGCTTGCGGTTAAGTTTCTTGTCTGAGCGTTGTGGTGCACGCTCAGGTGATGCGCCTCCTTTGATTTGAGATTCAATCATACGCCGTTGGTCACGGATTTCTGATAGTCTTCGTCGTAGTGAAGGGTTGGTTTCAGCCATGTCTGCCAGTGCATTTTCCTGAGCGATTAGTTTGGTGAACTGTGCTCGCAGGTTAGCCATGTTGCGCTGCTGTAGTGCTTCGTCTGTACCTGCTGTGACGTTCATCGCTGCTCGCTCAACAAGTTCAGATGGACTCATCTGAAACGCAGCAGTACCCTGTTGCTGTTGCAATTGCTCGACAGCATTACGTAGTCGCTGCTCGTCATCAGGACTCATACCCTGACGCTGTACAGTCATGTCAATCAAGTTCGACAATTTTTCTTCGTCTGAGATACCTGTGACTTCCGTGTCCGAAGGGTCGACTCGTCGCTTGAAGCCGGGGTCTTGTGTAACGTCTCGACCTTCGCCGAAAACACGTTGCATAAATTCCTCTCTGCTCACGGTGTCGCCTTTTATGCCAGTCATACTGGCACTGCCACCTACCTTACCTTCGGATGTTTCGTAGCCTGCTCCACCAAGTTGAAGACCCATGCGATTCATGTGGGCTATGATGTTGTCAACCAATGCGTCTTTGTTCAATTCATTCATTTGACCGAACTGACGAATCAATTCATTACGAACTGCTTCTTGTCCGCCTGAGCCACGCCGAGGAGAAATGTCAGCGTACTCTCGACCTAAAATTTCAGTCATGAACTTATCGGGCTTTTTTGACATCATCGAGTTCAGATACGATTCAAGCGTCCTTGCTTCTTTCGGTCCTTTCTTTTTGCTACCCATGTACGGATTCTGACCTGTGTCGTCAACGACTCTTGTCTCACGACCGAATCCGACGATGCCCCCTTCACCTGCTTCGGTCGCTATGTCTTTCTCACGACGGCCTGTTCGACTACGGAATTTCTTACCACGTGTATCTTCGATGTCAAAGGTAGCACGCTTAGCGCCTATACCTCGTCCGAGTGAAGCACCACGCTCTTTGTCTTCGCTGACACGCCTACCTTCACGTGACGGTGGAGGGGCCTTGTCTCTGGATGTGCCAGTCAGTTGGTAAGCGTCAGCAAGCGCCTGTGCACGTGCAGGGGTGTTACCCTGTGCGATGGCCTCGTCGTAAATCTCTTGGCGCTTTTGTTTCATCGCCTCAGATTCTTCTGTACCTACGACTGTTTTACCAGCAAGGTCTTTCTCTGTGACTCCCCTTAACTTGGCACCTGTCCTACCAGTTGTCGGTACTTCGACAGGGACGTCACGGAGTTCCTCAGCGGTTTGCTTTTCACCTTTGGGCTTCTCAATACGACGCTCGACTTCGTCTTTGATTTTGCCGCCCTTTCCGCCGCTTAGTGCAGCATCCAGTTTGTCCATGAGGTTTTTGCGTGAGTCATCATCACCGGGTGCCTTTCGTATACCTACCCACATGTTCATTCCTCCTTTGTTCCCAAGTTGAAGTCCATCTTTGTTCCGCATGTTCGACAGTTGTCAACCCAACAGAAGTAGAGCATACCACACGATTTGCACCGTGTACCTGAGCCGATATTCAGAACGTCGCCTGCCTTTCGGTTACGTATGCGTTGTTTGCTGACTACGCCTTCAAGGGGTTTGTCTTGGTTAAAGACAGAACCTGCCCCGTAGGACTCGGCCAGTCGTACGCCACGCTTCTCAAGTCGCTCGATTTCGTCGAGTCCAAGTGTCGCTGCATCCATACAATCATCCTCAAGCCTTGTAGATGATGATGATGTATATGTTACCCATAACGGTTATGGTGTCAAGACCTGCAATGGTATCAGCCGAGTTAGCGTCAGTCACTGCGTCAAAGCCTGCGTCAATGAGTGCTTCGATTGCTGTCGGTGTGCGGGAAAAGTCGCCCGGTGGTAGTGGACCTACCACTTTCGACTTCAAGCCGGCTAAGTTCGCCAAGGTGAATCACCTCAGCGCTTTCCTAATGCCCACCAAGTACCGCTTACGTTAGCACCTGTGACCAAAGTCAAAGTGGTCGTTACAGTGCCATCAATTTCAGTAGTGTGTACTGGTGCTGATGCTGCGTTAGCGTTTGAACCTGCTGCAAAGATTTGACCTAATTGGTCGGCGAGCACAATGTCGCCTCCACCTGAACCACCATCGTTGGTGAAAGTTCCAGTGATTAAGAGCAAATCTCCTAAAGCGTGCGGTCGTGCGTCAATCGTTGTTGTAAATGCCATTATTGTTCATCTCCTGTTGTTTCTGTTTCTTCTGCCACGGTTTCTTCGACCACGGGTTCTTCGACCACGGGTTCTTCGACCACGGGTTCTTCGACGACTGGCTCAGGTGCTGGAGGGCTGAGGATTAACTCGACCATGCCCAGTAGTTTGGACTTGGTCGCATATCCACCAACAGTTTCTCCACGTTCCTTAAGCCATGCAGTGATGTCCTTCTTGGTCCAACCTGAGTCGGGAATTCCATCGTCGCCTGCGTCGATTGTGATACCTGTGTCTCCGTCGATTCTCCACCACTTGTTGTTTGTGAGGCTGCCACGGTTAGCGTCAAGCCATTCTTGCGAAACATCCATTGGAGTTCCACGAGTAGCCCATATTCGCTTCATACCGGGTACCCTACGTTCGTAGTAAGGACCGAGTGAGGTTATTGTAGGCAAGAAGATTCACCTCAGGCCAAAACTAACCAAAGTTCCATTGCAGTCAAGTCGTCGGTTGTACCGTCCGCAGTTGCTTCCATGTCGAAAGTCAACACCAAATCGCTGGTGTGTACAATCGCTACGTTCGCAGTTGCGTCAGCACGTTGTGCGACGAACGAAATAATCTTGCTTGCACCACCTGTGATGGTTAGTGTAGCGCCTTCGCTTACGTCTGCTGCAAGAGTTAGCATAACCAATCGTGGTTGTACTCGCTCAGCGACCTGTGTGTTTGTTGCTTGGAAACCTGTCAAGTTACCCGGATAAGCGTCAGTAGATTGACCCTTCAACCAAAGTGTTTCGTCTTGGTCAACTCCCGCTACAAGCGGTAAGTCGAGGTTCATTGTAGGTGTACCTGCGCTCAATGTGTAAGTAATTCCTCTGTGTGTTATTGCTGCCATAATTCATCATCTCCTGTGTGTTATCTCCATTAGCCTCACTTCAAGTCTCGGATTGAACCGTGACCTCCAAAGAAAGTTGTCCATACTTCACCCATAGTTCGGTAAAGTCCCTCTTGACCGAGGCGGTTAATGGCGAATGGGTCTCCAGTTTCGATACCTGACTCAAAGTATTGAGTTGGCTTTGCGACACTAAAGTGTATGTAATCAGTGTCCAAGAAGTACATACGACTGATGGTGTCAGTCTGAACGTCCTTGGATGGAATGATTGGAACACCGTTGTAAGTAGCAACGATGAAACCTGCTTCAACACCCGGTACACCCTTAACACCGTTGAAGGTAGGGGTGACACGCTTCTCTTCCATGAATCGCTGTTGCGACTGGAGAAGTTGTTGGATTCGCATCAATGTATCATATCCAGTGAGGATAACCTTAGGGTTTCCACCACGTACCCAAATCTTTTGGAAGATGTCGTCGAGGTGGTCAAGGCTGAGAGTTCGGTCGGTACCGCTGTTCTCATTGTGCTCAGCGAGGGACCAAGAGTTTGCACTTCGGTCGATGCTGTAGATGTCGTTGGTAGCAGCAGTATCACCGGTTGTGACACGGTCAAGAGACTCGTAGTCGTTGCCAGCGGCTGTTCCTTTGTCTTGGAGAAGCATTTCGTTAATCATCTCCGCATGGTGCTTACCCATCTCTTCCTTGAGAACACTGCGGATGTCGCCGAGACCGTCATCCTTGTCGTTAAGGAAGATTGCAACTTCGCTCATGTCGAAGGTGTGTGCAATGGTCTTAGGCTTTGCAGCGATGTGCTGGAAGGTTGGTTTGGTGGTGTCCGGTAGTGTACCGTTCTCCGCAATACCTCCACCTTTGGTGGTGTCAGGTCGTGCGGTTACGACACGCCATCCACTTCGGTCCCAAGGTTTCTTAGGAAGGATGGAGAATGCGTTGAACTCTTGGTTCAACTGGCTCCAAACCTTTCGTCCGTAAATTGCTTGGTATGTACCAGCAGTTGTGGACAATAGTGGTGCGTCTGCTTTCAAAAGTTCGCTGCCTGAATAGTGGAAGCCCATGTTTGAGCCTGCACCATAGTAGTAGCGTTCCATGTCGGTTACTGTTCTTAGATAGTTTCTTGCCATTCTTCATCACTCCATTCAGTTGTGGAATACACTCCCTGCGAGGCGGTGTACATCATCCCAAGACATGTTAGCCATGTCCATAGTGGATGGAATTTCAACGTTAGAAACAGGTGCGGACTTTTGGATAGTTGTTCCAGTTGCACCTGATGCAAGGTTATCGATTCGGTCGCTTAGAGCAGCGACTGCTTTTTCGATTGATGCGAGTGGAGCACGAGCGTCGAATGCTTGTGCTTGTCGGCTTTCAGCCTCACTGCGCTGTTCCTTGGCGAGTCGGTCGGCGAAGACATCGCTGAGAGTTCCCTTGAGTTGCTTCTCAATGGAAGCAGCCTTGTAAGCAGCGTATGCTTGCTCAAGGTCAGCAGGGGAAAGGTCCTCAGGAGACAAATAGCCCTTTGCAACATCGGCTTTGGAGCCGCTGTTGAGTTTGCCAATTGCGCCTGTAGATGGGTTACCGCCTTCTTGTGCACGACCACGTACTTGGCCGCCAAAGTAGTCAGCACCATCAATGGAAGATGGGTTGTCGAAGCCACCGAGTTGTGCCTTCTCAAGTGCATCAAAGTGTGCACGAGCGCCTGCAATATCGACGCCACCCGACTTTAGGGTGTTTTCCATCCAGTGCAAGTAGTCCTGTGTGATGACGTCAGAAAATTCGGATTTCTCCATTTCACCGGGTGCTTTGTTCTCGGTGTCGCCGTGCATTCCTTTGTGTTCGGAACCGTACATCTTTTCGTCTTTGTCTTCATTGGCCATTTCGTTGCCTTTGTCTTCATCCTTGTCGCCTTTGTCTTTGTTTTTCATGTGCTCTTTCAAGCCTTTTGGCATTTCACCTTCGCCTTTCTCCATAACGTCGAGGCGGGTGTTGATGCGGTCCAAGACGGACGACAGTTCGCTCATTGTGTTCATGTCTGTACTTTCAGTCATTGTTTTATCCTCCTTCAATATACGGAATGTCGCCTCCGGGTTTATACCTTTTTCACAAATCGTTACCTCGTGAAGTTCCAGTTTAGAAATCTCGGTGTAATCACCGTGTTCCGAGTCGGCTTTTCGCATTCGCTTGAATGCTTGTCCACCGATACTGAAACCCCTAAGGGCGCCTTTGCGAATTTCATTGGCTACTTCACGAGCCTTTTCGATGTCATCACGTACTTGGATGACAACGAAGAGTCCAGCGTCATCGACACCGGACTTCCACAATCGACCACTGCTGTCAGTGTACTGTGGAATAACTTCTCCAACTTGGATGTTGGAGTGTGCGAGTTGTACATTGCGGAATCCGTCCGCCTTCATGAAACTGTCAAATGCACCCTTGAGTGCACCTGTGGTAATAAGGTCACCTTGTTTGTCGACCATTTCGACGCTTGCATAGCCTGCAATCACAAGGCCATTGTCGCTCTTGAGGAGCGATATAGTGCCACCGCCTTCAAATCGGGCGGATTGTAGTGGCGATGCCATGACCATTGTAGTCCTTACAGGTGTCATTCTATTTAATCAGATATGGTAGACAGCCTTATCTTCTGTAAGTTCCAACTTACTATCAACTTCCTCGACGTCCTTCGATTCTTCTTCTTCATCTTTCCTGTCACGCTCAATATCACGCACATCGTAGTCAGGCATGGTTTTTGCATCGTCAGGGTTTGTTGGACCTGTTGGTGATTGGATTGGTGTGCCATAATCTATGCCGAGTCCTTTGGGTCCTGACATACTGGTACCCACTTGACCTACACCGCTTTTCGCCAACAGTCGCTCAAGAAGTTCGACGCCCTTCTTCATAACCTTGTTCTTCTCTTTGTCCCACCTATTCGTATCTTGAATCTTTCTTGGCGGAATGAGTGGTTTACCGTCGCCTTTGCTTTCGTGGACCTCAGCCTTGTCCTCTCGTTCTTCTATAGAAAAGTCGCCCTTAAGCATCACACCAGCAACTGGTGACCAAAACGGTCGTTGGCTCTCAGACAAACGAATTAGATAGTCGTTATCGGCTACAGGTGTGTGCACAGTCCAGTACGAGCCACGTGTGGTCGCTTTGTACAGAACATCGCCTGCTTCAAACGATACACGAATGTGACGGTCGCTTCTATAGATGTTGAGTGGGCTTTGCGCCATGTCAGCCTTTGCTAACATAGCAAGGCTCTCTGTGCTGACCAGTGGCTCGCCCTCAGCCTCACCCTCGATGCGTGGTGCGTGAACGGTATACACCTTTTGATTCTCAGATGCTTCACCTTCTGTCACGCTTGTGACGTTGACCTTGACGTAGTCACCGACCTCATACTTTTCAGGAGCATTGAACGATGCGCCGATGTCCATGTAAATGTCATCCTCAATCTTGACTGCGCGGTCACCTAAGTCCTCTCCATGAATAATTGGACCTGTGCCAAGTCGATACGTGTACGGTGATTCGCCTCGTCGCTCAAGCACCATGAGTGTGACGTCGTTGCCTTTCTGATACATGACCCACTTCGGATGACGTGCCTCGCCTTTCATGTATGTGGACTTTGCGTCACGCAACAAGATACGGTCGCTCTCAATGTTCTTGATAGCGTCAGCCAGTCCAACATCATCAGTTAACTTCGTGTCAGATGCGCTTGGGGCTTCGACACCTTCAACGCTTTGCAGCATACCACGCAACAACTTGATGCGGTCTTGAATTGGTATATCGTGAACCTCTTTGCCATCGTACTCTATGACCTCAAAGATGTACAACCCACTTTCACGTCGTATAACGTCAACCAAGAAGTCCTTGTCAGATACCTGCTTGAACGCTTTCTTCTCTTCATCAGTAAGTGAACCCTTACTTTCAACATCGTCGTCCTTCTTGGTGACGAACATTCGCTCGCCCTCAGGATAGTCGCTGACGACCCAGTCGCCTGTGAATCCACGCAGGTGTTCAAGGTCATCGACATCAAAGATGCGATGCATCGGTTGCAGTGACGGCAAGCCCTCAGGCATATCCTTACGGATAAAATCAGGGTTGGTCAGCGAAGCCAACAATGCAGGTCCATCCATCTTCGTCGATATGTCCAGTAGGTTGTCACTCAAAGTCGTTTGGGCTTGGTTAGCGCGTGTGGCATTCGGCTGTCGCTCAACCGAACGGTCATCGTTGTGTGCACCAAAGTGACCATGATATTGTTGAGGTAAGACTCTTCTCACTGAACCTCCCATGGGCGTGACCAATCGCATTTTCTTTGGCGTTTGTGGTCGAAACTGCATACGACCATCTCTTATATCCATGCGGAACGGAACTTCGTGCATGTGCCCTTTGTGAGAACGCAACCCATCTGAGTTGTAAATCGACATGACGGATGTTTCTGTGTCAGGATGTGAGGCACGGCCAATCGGCTTTGACGTAAGTGCAAACCTTTCTTTGGAGGCTTCATGCGTTGGGTCGTACTCAACTGAGCCGTCATCGACTACAATCCCGTGAAGCAAATTCGTAAGTCGATGAGCCTTACTTTCACGGATGACGTGCGGTCGTGATAGCGGGTCATTGACTTTGCTACCAGTATAATGTGCATTTAATTGACCTTTCTTCTTTTGATTTGGTACCTCAATGTTCAGACCTCGGTCCGACAATGTCTCAAGCATTCTCGATACCGCTGACGCTGCGCGCATAGCCGGATGTGCTTTGAGTTCTGATTTATTCCTACTGTTCGGATGTGCTCGGACAGTTCCCAACTCAAAGTTACCTTCCCTGTCGTGAGGATAGTCAAGAAGTGCGTGAAAATCGTCGGGCAGTGATTCAGAAATGTTGAATGATGCACCAGTAGGGAACGGTATTTTTCCTAAGAGGTCTCGTACCGTGGCAATTCGTACAGGCGAGCCTTGGTTACTGGCTTGATTGATAATATCTCTTAACATTCGTTTTTGGTAAGGTGATGCTTCTTCGCCAAACACTCTTGCTGTAGCCTTGTCTACGTTTTCGTTTGGCCCGATTTCGTGAGCATCATCCGTGTCCATGAAGGCTTTGACTTGGTCTTGTATAGCGTCGTGCCTTACGTGCGTTTTCTCACGTACCACTCCCGCTGACAATGCTTCTTGTCCGTGAAAATCTTGGTCTTGAGTAGCAAGAATGTCGTTCGCTGTTTTCATAGCCCATGCCATAACAGTGTCAGGTGGTGCCATCGAAAACAAATCAAAGCCCTGTTGTTCAGCCTCAGCGAGCACTTGCTTGGCTACGTTCTCAATTGCGTTGATGTGACTTCGCACCTTGTTTTGTAATGTCCTTCCCTTATCCCGCAAATGCCTTTGATAATCTCCCTCGATGGGCGCATAGTGTTCTTGCTCAACAGCCTCCAAGCGCTCGTGCGCTTCGTTGATTTCGTCTTCTGATACAGGCATACCACGCGCTTGTTGTTCGATGAGTGCGTTGAGTTCATCCTCGGCTTGGCTGTATTCCAACATTCTTGGTCTAAACGTATTTACGTGTGCACCGACCTTACCCTCGGCCAACGCTGCATCTCGTTCGGCGTCCTTGATTCTTTTTTCGTGTTCTTGTGAGGCTAAGAACCACGCCCTCGATTCATCATTCATACCAAGAACAGCAGGTGGCTTTGGTGGATTGTCTCTCAGACTGCTAAGAAACATGCGCTTCTCGTGTGCGTTCTCGCGTAGCGCTTGAAGTTCTTTCAAATCGTTATCATAATTATCTTGCGTAATCCCCTGCAACATTCCGAGTTCGTCACGGTCCGCAGCCATCTCTGTATCAGGGTGTATGCTGTGAGGATGATGAACATCCTCTTGGAACGAAGGGTTGGCAGGTGGATGTATCGCACCAATCATTCCGGACAACTGATGGTGGTGCAAAGCAGCATCTTGGTCACGACGCATCACTCCTGTTTCAGTCGACTTTGGTCCAAATGCGTTGCGTGAGCCAATGGTGTTGACATGCTCAAATCCTAGAGCAACAGCATCGAGCATGGCATTAGTCATTTTATCCCTAGTGGTCTTATGCTTGGATTCCATCAGTTGATTGTAATACTTTGGAGAGGTCGTCGTGTCGTGCCGTGTGCTGTTGACTTTAGCACCCGAAATTAGACCTATAGTACGCTTGAGGTTGTGCGGACCTAATTGAGCAGTCAGACCCGTGCTGGGGCTGATTTCAGCAACCTGCTTGGCTTCGTACAGCCCCTTCTCGGTTTTACGATAACGCTTAACTGCTGTCAGTTCCGATTCAGGCGGACCGAATGGTGCCATTACGTTTTCGACAGCATCGGCAAGACCAATCAGTTCAGGGCGAAACGACCCTGCATCACCTACTCCAACTATGTCACCACCTATACGCGAGCGCTCACCAGTTGTCAAAAACGACATAGCGTCTCCCTCTTCGGGCAAAAAGCGATGCGCTGCATGCATGGTGTTCAGACGAGTTGCATGCGTCTTACCAAGTCCGCCTCTCCCCAAGAACGGTGTCGAAAAGTGATGGCTGAGTGATTCTTGCTTACCGTCCATGTACGACTCAGGGTGTGCGTTCTCACCTTCGGTAGCAAGAAACGGCTGTGTAAAAAACTGAATAGCGTTTCGCAACCGACGACCGTTACCTTTCATTTTCGTAGCATCCCTGTGAATACTTACGAAGTCTTTGACAAGTTCGTCGATGCCCTCCAACGAATCAAGCAAAGCAATCGTACGAGGGTCACCTCGGTTGAGTGAATAGTATGGGTCATCGTACCGCATGAGTTTCTGACCTGCACGACCCATGTTCGCCATAGCAAACAAATCGTTGGGGGTGATTGTTTTTGTATCGTTTGGTATGAGTCGACCCTTCTCCACCTTCGCCAAATGCTTCAACTTTTGACCTGTGATGCCTTCGTAGAAATCTTTCAGTCGCTGAAACAATTCTGTACCCTCAAGGTCTTTGTACATCTCAGCGGGATTGATGTCGTCCTGTGGAGGAGTGTAAAGACGACCCAGTCCGGGTTCACCTGTAGCGTCTACGTCACGTGTGTGGTGTGCATGAACTGGAGCATAGCGCTGATGAAAGTTTGCTACGAACCGACCCATAGGTACACTCATGCCCAAGTCAGGTAAGAACAGACGGTCCTTGTCCTTGTTCATCGAGCCGTGTTCCATCATGTGTTCGTAAAACGCAACCCTGTCTTTGGGACTGAGCCATTCCAATCCAAAGTAATAATCCAGTTCACCAAGCCCGACAGTGCGGTCTGTTCCTTCGCCTTTTGTGTCAAAATCTTTCCACGTCTTTTTCGCTTCATTCATGTGTCGTCTTCGCATGGCTTCGTCAAAGTCAATACCTTCACGACCCAACAGTGTCTCTTCTTTGAGTGCCTTTATACCCGCAGGGCTTCCTTCCCAGTTGGTGAAATTCATCTCGTATATTGCATGATTAGATACCCGTTCCTTACCGTACATGGAAGGTGAGTACAGTGCAGTATCTCCATGATGTCGATAGTGAGCCTCCTCTTTTCTGTCATGCTCTTGTGCTACACTTTCGACCTCAGGGTCGAGAACATTGTCAAGAAAATAACGCTCCAACACGTTACTGAACTCAGGATGCGATTCGTCGTCATCTTCGTCATGGTCACCCCAAAGCGGATTGAAGTCAGGACTGTGGTAGTGGTCTTCAAAAAAATGCTCGGTTTCTGTACCCTGATGTTCTCGGCTTGGTGGTCGTATCTGTTGATGAAGCCACTGCGAACCCATATGCACGATGCTATCGTGTGCTTTTATGCGCTCAGCGAAGGGTGCACGACCTTCAACCGATTCAGGCATGGTTTGGGCTGCTCTATCCATACCCTCCGATACCCGCATGTCTGTCGACGGGTCAAGAATGCCGAGAGATGCAACGTCTTCAAAAGTAGGGTCAGGCTGTTGTGCTAATGGAAAAGGAGACTGAAACGATGGGTCAGCCCCTTCTTGTTCCTCTCCACCACTGGGGTTCGGAATCGTCACTTAATCACCGCCATTCACTGGCGGTACATGCGTGCTTCCAACGCTTTCTTGAGCGATTGCGCTTCTCCGCCGCCGTCCACAAAGTGCCCTGCGAGCGTCGAAAGTGCTGTTGGGTAATGTGGGTTCTTGTCAAGGATGTCGCTGTTTTCTGAGATAGCACCCTTGTTTGTGACATCTTCAACGCTAATCAGACGTTGGTTGGTCGAATAGTATTGGTTTTGGACACCAGTTTCGCCACCGACCTGTACGTGGAATTGAACATCGCCAAGGGCTGTTCCTTCTTTTTGGTCAAACTTAATGCCTTGCTCTTTCGCAATCATTCGGCTTTCAAGTTCTTTGGCTGCCTTCAAAAGTTGGTCGACTTTTGGACTTCGTGGTTCGTATCGGGGTCGCATGTTATCACTCCATTCCCATGTTGTTTCCTAAGTTGCCTGTACCCTTTGCTTCTTCGGCAAGGCGATGAATGTCAGCCCAATCCATTTCGTGGAACTCCTGATTGTTTTCAGGAATTGCAATACCACCGGCTGTTTCATCTTTGAGAATATCGTATGTTGCGTCACCACGGAACAAGTCAGGCATGACGTCCATCGGTGCGCTGTTGGAGCCGCTTCGGATGAAACCCGCACGCTTCAAGAGCATAGCAGGGTCAGCGACGATTTGCTTGAGTGCATTGTTTTCGGCTTTGAGAATGCTAAGACTGTTGTCCATGCTTTCCATCTTTGTAATCAAAGCACCCATGAGTTTCTCAGCCGTTCCCTCTTCTACGACTTCTTCGCTCATTCAATCACCTCAAAGGTTCCTGTTGTTTCGACGTTGCATGATAGGTCCACGTCGACTTGTTCGGATTGTACCGGGCAAGACTTGTGTTGTTGCTTCGTGAACGGTCTGAACGCTGTTGAATTTGCGGACTGGTACGCCGCCTGCATAGATGTCATTTATACCACGCGTTTGTGGCATATCGGCTTTCAATAGTGCTTTTGATACGTCTTCTGAGAGGTATTCAGCGTACTTGCTTACTTCGTTAATGTGCGAACTTGCTGACACACTGTCGTTGTCTTCAATTGCTTTGAAAAACGCATCAACATGTGAACGCATTTTACGAGCCATAGGGTCCATCTTCGTCAGGTCCATACGCATCCCATAACCTTCATCGTATTGAATGTTCCGTCAATTTCTTCGTATGTTATTCATGGCTTGGCTAAGCGGTGTGCCTTGCGGTCCTCGCTGCTGTACGCTTGAAAACGGTGCGCCTGCGCCCATGCTTGTTCTGTTCTGTGGACTGGCAGGCCCACGGGGTGTGCGTATTCCCATCCCCTCTCCGCCGGGCTGTGAAGCAGGCCCTTGTGCTTGTCTCAAGCCTGCGCTTGCCTGACCTGCAAGTGCACCTGCCAACTGTGGTGGCATGTTACGACTTGGCAAGCCTCCGGGCTGTGCCATTGGTTGCGGACCTCCGGGCATACCTCCGGGCATACCACCGGGCATACCGCCCATCTGAGGTTGGCCTGCCATACCCGGCTCCATCGGCTTGTAAATGAAGCGAATATCTCGACCGCCCTCTTCAATGAGTTCAGGCTTGAATCCAAGTTGGGCCATACGTTGTGCGATGTTGACCTCCATTTCGTCTCTTCGGAGTCGAGTAACCTCGTCCTCTTCTTCGTTCGGATAAAGCGTCAACTTCCAATCGTTAATGTCCATCTCTTCCATCAGTCGTGGGAAGAGGTGGTCAGTGTACACCTTGTGACCAAACTCAACAGCACGGTTGGTAACAAGAATTTGCAAACCTTCGTTGTTCAACCCACCCGATTTACCCGTGTCCATCATGAACACGTTCGATACGCCATAAAATGCCGCTATACGAGTTCGCATTTCGTCACGGACTGCGATGTACTGCATCTCTTCAAGCGTGTCCATGAACTTGACCCAATTGACACCTCCCCGTCCGCTTTGACTTTCAATGCCGACCTTTGGAATGTAATGTGGGTCGCGCTCAAGTTTCTCATCAACGCCCTTCCAAAACGACTTCATTGATTCAAGGTTGTCCGTTGTAATAGAAATCAAACCACGAGGTACGCGACGTTTGCTGTACGCTGTGTACATGTAATTGTCCATTGCTGTCAGCGTCATAGCCTGACGCCAAAGCGTTGATACTGGTGACTTCCCATACAACTTAGAAGGATAGTACTTACTGACGTGTATAACTTCACCTTTGAGATAATACTGTGTCTTGCCTGCACCACCCGTGTTGACGTGATGCACGTCTTCCAATTCGTGATTGCATATCTCACAATTGTTGTCCGTCTCACTGTAGCCACGAACTTGGTTACGATGCAGTGGACAGACCTTGTACCGGCCACCACGTACACCTCGCTTATCGGCGACAATACGCATGAATATAGGGTCACCACGCAAAATTTCTTTGACTCGATAAAAAGCCACTTCGTTAGTTTCAGGGTCGACATAGTATTCTTTGACGAGAATCAAGAATGCATCGTCCATGATGTTGAGGTCGTATTCAATCTCACGCAATACATCCATGAATTTCTGTTCCATCGAGTTACGTTGTTCAACAAGCCATCTTCCGTAAACTATCTCGTTTGGGTCAGGGGCACGAACATCACCACCACAATCGGCACATACCTCAACGTCGTGTTGATATTCTTTGTCACACTCCGTACACTTCTTATGAAACTTCTTGTCCCAATAATACCCACGTCTGAATATCTCTTGTTGCAGCGTCGAAAGCACTGTGCGAAGAATCAGGTTCTCAGATGCAACCGAGTATAGTGCAGGTATTGTAATACCTTGAACAATAACTGGCTCTTGGATGCCCGTTGTGTACAATGGCATCTGAGGCTCAGGTGTACGTCGTCGTCTAAATCGGTCGGCCAAACGACCAAGAACACCCTTGACTTTTTCATCTGCCATCACAAATCACTTCCCCAAGAACGAATAGTGTCCGCATCAACACCCCATGCATCTAATTTCTTTTGGACAGCGTCAGCGTCGTCCTTCCAGTTTTCAAACATGACCAACATACGATACTGCTCCTTTTTCATCGTGTCATTCTCTTCAAGGAATCGCAATGCGGCCTTTGCTTGAGTCGACTTCAATTGCAAGTGCGGAAGCACTCCGTTAAGAACTTTCTTCAAATCATCTCGTGAGTGAAAGTTGAGTCGATGTGTTGTTCGCTTGCTGTTCTTTGACATCTTTTCGTCAAGTGAGAGTGTGCCGCAACCAAGCGTCTTTTGTAATCGTTCGCAGTGAATACGTCCCCTGTCCCCGGTGGCTACGGCTGATGCACGAACTTCACCTCGTTTGGTAATGAAAATTGAACCATCAGCATCCATGAATCCAGCAGCGTAGGCCCATGGGTCTTTGATGACTAACCCATCGCATGAGAGAAGCACATATTCCCCACGTCGAGGTGCTTTGACAATGTCCATCTCCTCACCAAACATCGAGAGCAATTTGCTCATGCGTGTGGCTGTGAGTCGGTTCACACCTTTTTCAATGAGATTGGCTGTGATGTCACGTGCGCCCATGTGCCCTTTGTCTTCCAATTCTTTCTTTGCTAACTCAAGCCAGTTCTTTTGTTCTTTGGTGAGTGTATCGACCTGATGGAGGCCGCTTCGCCACATCTTACGTGCATCCTGTCGCTGTTGCATAGCAGTGACCCAAGCGCTTCGTTCTTCTTCGCCCCAAACATCCTCAAAGTCATCGAGCATTTTGAGGGCTTCGTCGGCTGCTTCCCACATATGACAGGCCCGCAACAAGGTTGACTCCCTTGCTGTGCCAAACGTACGTAGTGATTTGAGATTACGGTCACTTAAGCCAAGATTGCGAATGGTGTCGGCGTGTTCGACTGCCCATGGTATCGATGATATGGTTTGCTCAACTTCCTGTGCTTTGAGAGCACGCACGCTTTTGATAGCACCATCAATGTCAAATTTCATGTCTTTCATCTTGCGTCGAGCACGCTTGAGGTCTTTGACGACCTCGTCAGCACTCTTGCCAAGATATGCGTCAAACCATGAGTCGCCGTTTTCGGGGAACACATGTGTTTCAATCTGTAGGATAGGTTGCTGTGGTGCAGCCTCTTTTGCGATTTTGACGGCCTTCATCATATCATCACGAAGAGACGGGTGACTCAGAAGAGAGGATGCAATCATGGTTGATTGTTCATGACCCATGTCAAGATGTATGTCTGATTCGCCTACGATAAGTGTCGGCCACATCTCAATCATCTCCGTATGGGTCGTAGTCAAATGTACCTGACATTTCCTCTAAGACTCGTTCCCAGTCTTCTTTTCCATCATCTTCCTCATCCTTAGAAGGAGGCGAAGGGGGACGGCGGACAGCAACACGTCGAGAGGGTTGAACAGTAGGAGGTTTCTTTGCTTCTCCCAACTTCGCCTGTTCACGGCGATTCAACTCTTCAAGAACACTTTCGATTGAAGCGTCAGGGTCTTCGATAGCAGTGGCTTGTTCAGGCTCTTTGCCTTCACGCCTTAGCCTACGCTCTTGATATTCTCGCTTCTTTTCATCTTTGATTCGCTTTGCTTCGTGCTTTTCTTCTTGCGCTCGACGCTTTGCATCTTCGGCATCTTTCTCGGCTTGAACACGTGCATCGTCCTTCGCTTGTGCTGATTGTTGTCGTTGCTCGCTAAGTTTACGAGACTGTTCCAAAAATTCTTGACGCTTGAGTTCTTTTTCACGAGTTCGCTCTTTCTTTCGCTCGGCTTCTTTTGCACCACGACCACCCATATAATCTTCCAATTCTTGTTCAAAGTGCTCAAGACCTCTTTTTAATCCTTCAAGAGACTCAGGTGTGACACCCATTAAGGCATTGACGTAGTCAGAATTTGTTTCGAGTTGATGTTCTTGTGTTTCTATTTCTCGCTTTCGCTGTTGAATAGCCTGACGCAACTGTTCTTCCTTTGACTGCTTGAGCAGCATCCACGCTACTTCAAACGGGTCAAGCAACAAACCAATCATCTCCTGTCATGCGCTCAGCACCACGTCCGGGTGCATCAAGAAACCACTTGTCAAATCCGGGCAACTCATCATCAAGAAGTATAACGCTGCCACGAAATTCTTTGGTTGCCCAGTTCGCCAACGCAATCGCCATAGCCAAGTCATCGTGCGAACCGACCGATTCCAACTTACCACTCTTGGTCATACCAAAGCGACTGAGTTGCTTCTCAAGTTCACGTGTGTACTCCTTGCTACGCTCATTGCCCCATGGCGTTCTGATTTTGCCTTGCTCAAAGGCCATCAGCAGCGACATGAACATACTTTCCTTGCGCTGCTTTGTGGTCATAAATGTTTTGATGGGGATGTCATCTCGCATATCTTGCAATTCGGCTGCAAACATGCGCTGAAAATTGTTGCCCTCAAGTTCAATCAAGTCAGGTTGGAATCGATTGTTGATGAGAAGGATGTTCTTTTTCTGTGCTGCTCCACTCAATCCTTTTTGATTGATAACGTGGACCATTTGCTTCTCCTCAGAATCGGGAAGCATACGTAAGATGACCATCGCCGTATAGTCAGCGTTGCTGTCACTGGCAATCGCAGGGTCCCAGCCGACAAAGTGTTGACCGAATACACCTGCTGCGTTGCCTTCTTCGTCGAACTCTTGCTCAGCGTGGTCAAGCAATACGAGGCTTTCGTCCCGTGCTTTTTCCAACAGGCTGTTAGGGAACATACTGGAGTTGTCGTGAATCGGTTCACACAGATACTCACGAGCGAATTTGATAGCAGGCATTGATTGTTCACGCATTCGGAGTGCGTCGAGAGGCCAACGTCCGGGCCACAGCGGTTCACCATTCTCTAAGATAGCGGGATAGGTTTCGACTTGGAACGTGTCCTTCTGTTCAAGTTCAGCGTACAGGTCGTTGTACGAAAACGGTGTACCGACCATCATCATTCGACCTGTGTGGTGAAGAACAGGGAGAAGAACGGTATAGAACCAGTCGGCTGCACGTTGAAGTTCAGACGCTGTGGTTCCCCACAGGATGTCATCGCACACGACCACGTCCGGGTGGAAACCACGAGTAGCACCACCAACGGACTTTGCCATGATACGGCTACCGTTGGTGAACTCAAAGTAGGATTTTGCCCAAGGTTTGCCTGAGGGCTTGAGTGGTTTGAGAATGTCGGCCATGTCGATGTTGCTACGAATGAATCGCATGTGCTCAAGCGTCTGTTCAAGCGAGTGGCTGAACACCATGATATGCGTGTTTGGATTGAACGCTGCAATCCATAGAGCATACGACATGAAGAATACAGACTTGCCGTGGTCACGGCTCGCTTTGACGCAATAGTATCGGTGACCGTTCAAACCTTGGTCCCACGCTTCGTGATGGTCGGCGTAGTCAAAACCAAGAATCTCAGTGAAAAAGAACTTGAACGACTTCTTCGACATCTCCATGTCGATTTCGTCAACGAGTGCCTTAACACCCTCAGCGTCACTCATTCTCCGCCCCCTGCCTCAAAAACAGTTCGGACAACTCTCGCTCTTTGTCTCCAAGTCGCCCCATTCGTGTTGATGTCGGCTGCGACGGTTCTCCGCCTTCGCTTTCAGGCATTTCGCCTTCTCCAACTTGCCCTGCACTGTTCTGTTCTGAATCATGGTCAGCGAAAGGTGCATCAACTGGAGGCTGGGTGTCACCTTGAGTGATTTGATTTTGTGTCTCTTGAGAAAGCGGAACAATTTGCTGAGGCGCCTGTGGCTGTTGTTGCGGTGCCTGTATACCAGCGTTAGCCAACACCTGTTGTGCTGCTCGTAGTCGCTCCGGGTCTATGTTTCGCACTGCTTGTACAGCAGGGTCGTCATCTCGTCGACGACCTCTTGCACGAAGTTTTTCTTGCTTCGCTTGTTCGGCAGCAGCCGCTTCCTGTTCTGATTGGAAGGCTGCTAAGTCACGCCCAAACTGCGTCATGTTTCTACGACCTATGCCGGGTAGTATTCTTCTTCTGTCCGGAGAGGGACCCATGTCTCGTATTTGTTCTAATGAAAGGTCACGACGGTCAAACCCTCTTCGTCGTTTCATTTCTCTTTCGCCTGCTAATCGGGCTTCGGCATCAGAACGTGCTCTCGCTTGTTTTTGGCCTTCAACCAAATCAGCACGTGCTTGTCGTCGACGTGGTGTTACCAAACGAGAGTCAGCAATTCGTCGACCCAAAGCACCACCTTGCATAGCACCGACTTGAAGATTTGATAAAAACCCGCCAAGACTTCGCGACTCACCTGCAAGTCCTCCGAGTGCGCCCAGTGTTCCACCTGCTATACTACCTGCATAACTTCGCTTTGTACGACCACGTGCTCCATCGCCTCCCCCACGTCGTCCGCCAAAGCCGATGTTGTAGTACATCTGAGGCTTACCGTCAGGTCCAATTTGAATCTGAGGCGAAGCCTTCACAAGAATCTTGCTCATCAAACCCCTCCGTTGAAGGTAACCTTGACGACTTTAACGACTTGTGGACTGACGTTCCATTCCTTAGCGATACGGTGCCAGTCACCACGTGAGTGTAGGAGGCCGTGAACGTCCATCGATGTGATACCCAAGTCTTTGGCAAATAAGCCGACTGACTGAATTGAATTGAGTTGAATAGGATTGTGTGGGAGCATCTTGAGGATTGTAGCATCTTGCTTAGCGTCCTCCAGTTGGATGTGCTCCATTGCTTCTGTGATTTCAGCCACCTGTGCTTTGCGCTGCAAACCGTATTGGTCTAATGTCTGTTGACCCTCAGGCAACGGTGGAGGCATATTGCCCATCGGAGGTGCCTCAGCCATAGGCTCCGGTGTAGCAACAGGCATTTCACCCTGTCGCCCCGCACGAGCCTGAGCAGCGGTCATGTTCGGATGTGCTGTATCGTCGTGTATGTGTGCCTCAGCATACTGAGGAACGACTGTCGTATAACCACGACGCATGTGTTCTTCGCCCAACGGTTCAAACGTCAATCGGCCTTCCGGCAAGTCAGAGATTCCCATTTTTTCTTTGAGTTCACCAAAGACACGCTGACCTAACTCACGATTACCTTCATCTCGTGAATGTTTGGCGTGAGTGTAGTCATGAGATGCGAATCGTTGCTTTATCATTTCTTCAACTTCTTCGGGAGCATACCCCTCGGCTACCAGTTGTTGTGCCAAGTATCTTGGTATCGCTAACAAGTGGCGAGCGTGTCGGTGTCCGCCTCGTGCGCCGATTGACCCTAAGATGTTCTGATATTCGTTCGATTGCATGTCAATGCCAAGGTCTTGTCCTATCGAATTCAGAATGTTTCCGGGCATCGAGTTCTTACGATTCTCGCCAAGCACAAGATGCGACTTCGGCATTCTGTGCAATTTTTCAGCCTCTTCATCGGTGACATCGACGCCTTGTTCAGCGAGTTTTGCTTTGAGAGACTCCGCTGTCATACCACCTTGCTTGGTGCCAACCGTATCAAAAAGCGCTTGAGGAGCAAACTCAAGTCCCTGTAACGGATGGAAATCCGTGATAGGTCGTTCCGCACCTGCCTCAAATCGTCGGTGTCGCCCACGGTCATGAGCCACTTTGTGAAACGTCAAATGTTCAAGGTTCACGACTGGGTTGTTGAGGTACGTTTGCTCCCCGCCTCCAAAAGAATCTTGAGAAAACTGAATCATTTGGTCAAACGCTTTTGTAATTTCAGGGTCGTTGATGTCGACATTGAAAGCAGGGTTTTGCATCATGTCAACGATACGTCTGAAATAATTCTTGACAGGGTCTTGCATTTCTTCATGCATGTGATTGACACCTGAGTCAATGAAATTACCTTGGTCGGAGTGCTCAGACAAAACGTTACCTTTGTTGAGAGAATAATTGATGAGTGGGTTTTGAACACCGTCATCCGATGTTCCACTACCCCTTGTCATTCGCATAGCACCTCCACTGTCTTTGTCAAAAGTGCCGACAGTGTTGCGTCGCCATTCAACACTGTTGACACCGGGCAAAATGTGTGTTGCATCATCTCCATGAACGTCAGCGTGCTTCGCATTGAATGCGTCGATAGCAGGTGTCATGACCATCTGCTTGACGATTTCTTCGGCCTTGCCTTGACTGAATCCCAAAATCTTTCGTGCATACTTTGCTAAATCGTAAATCATGTAGTCCATAGGGTGAAACGTGTGTGGGCGCTCACCGAGTTTTCCATCCCTGTGCGGATTGTTCGGGTCGTAATCATTTTGCCAAAGAAGTTCTTTTGAGTCATGGTCAAATCCAAACGGTGGATGATGTGCAGGGACGTCGCCCTCAAACTGGTGATACCATGGATGGTCCGATTCATGTGTGCGAATAGCCTCTTCGGGGTACCACTCAGACCACGCATCGCCGTTCCTACCGCTTTTCGGGCCGTGCTTGAGCCGATACGCTTTGAGAATCTCAGTTGGTTCGGGTTCAGGAAAAAGAATATGTCGGGGCGTGTACTTGAACATCAGCCCACTCTCCCGCTACCACGTGCTGCAAAGACGTGACCGGGCATACCTGATGATGACATCTCGTCGGAATCAGTGCTATCAGTTCCGCCTTGCGGGTTCGTTGTTTCTCCTCGATGACCTGCCTCCTTATTCTTCTTGCTACCACGGGAAAGAGGTGCTTTCTTCATTCGGTCTTGTCGCTCGACGATTTTCTTCAAATCACGAATCATTCTTCGGAGTTGTGAGATGTGAAGATAGTCTTTTGCTGACTTGAGCAGTGTGTTCATTTCTTGGAGTTCTGACTTGGCTACTGCTTTTGAGCGCCCTTTGCCAGTTGGCATACCGATTATCTTACCTGCACCCATTGGTCCGGGCTTTGTAGGTGTACGTTGCTCGATGTTGTGTGTTTGGTAGGGCATGGTGATGTTACCCATTAGCGAATGTTGCTGTCGCTGACCGAGTTGCTGTCGGTATTTACCGGGGAACATGCGTAGCGGTTGCTTGGTCGTCAATGCCAAGTGACCCATCTCAACAGCAAGTGGTGCTTCGGTTGTTCCACCATGTTCTGTGCGTGGACTGAGTGTACGTGCCTGTCGACTGCCTCTCAATGATGTGGCTAAATCAGGTCGGCGCCCACCGGGTGGAGGGTCAAATTGATGTTGTTGCCACGGTTTGTTTTGCTTCGGCTTTATGTTTTTCAAACTACTCTTCATCAACGTCGACCAAGCGTCGTCCATCGGCTCACCTGTAGCAACCAGTGGTCGATAGCCGCCCATGACACCGTTTGTCTGAGCACCGAGTGCTTGAGACAAATCAGGTCCACCTGTGCCGAGTGCGCCTGCCATAGCCGACATATCGGATGCCATAGCGTCCTGTTCAGGATTGTACATGTTCGGGTCTTCCTCTTCTTGAGGTTCTTCCATGCCACCCATCATCGGGTCTTCATCAGGTTTGTCGATGCTGATTTGAAGATGCGGTGTATCGCTAACGACTTTCGTTTCTTCACGCTTACGCATCTTTTCGTCACGTCGACGCTCCTGTTCTTCGGCATCGCCTGCGCCATGCCTGTACGAATCCTCGTCATCGGATGCGTACATACGACTCGATTCTGAACGGGGAGCATACATACGGGTATCAGAGCCACGTCCCATACCTCCGAATCCACTTGGCATCAGTCCACCTCCCCTTCATCAATCACATCAAGAACGTCAGAATCGCCACGAAGAAGTGCTTCACGCACTCGCATCCATGTTTCGGGACTCTCCTTCGCCATTTCAACTTTCAGGATGTTGATGGTATTGGTCACAGTCTTTTCCTCAGGCTGTGCCCATTGTGATTGGAATGCCATGAGGTCTTTGATTGACTCACGAATCTCTTTGTTGAGGCGTACCATATCACCTATAGCGTTGTCATCGTGAATGCTGACCTCGTCCATGTATCGAGTCAACTTCTCGTTCAACTTTTCTGTATTGTTTCGTATGACTCCGAGTTCTTCACCAACCTTGATTGAAACGACCGCAGTCGAGGAACGGCGTACAAGTGGCTGAAAATGCTCTTTCATATGCCGATATACCGCATCTTCTGAACAATCGACCTCGTTTGCTATCTCTTCTGTGGTCATGCCCTCGTCAAAGTAAGCGACTTCGTACAATCCTCGGTTGTCTGAGGTGCATATTGGGCATCGGTAATTAGAACCAGTGACGTTTTCGCCTGCATGGTTTCGCATATGTCTCTCAGCCGTATTGGTTCTCCACCCTTTATCACGGTCCAGTACGCGCATATCGACGATTCCTGAGGCTATTTGTTCCTCAAGTTCATCACGGTTCTCATCCTGACAAAAAGCACATGACAATTTTGTCTGACGACCCCCCATGCGTAAGGGCAGGTAACTGTCAACGATAAGGTTTTATCAAAGAGGGTGCGAAAAACAGCACATGGGTCGCATTCGTCCAGCAGGTGTACGTGTCTTGGGCGTGCCTGTGAACAAAGATACGGCTGTATCTCTCGCAAAAGCAGCACGGGATGTCGTTTTAAGGCGAAATGTACCCCCTGAAATCAAGGAAAAACGGCTTAAAATGTGTCAAAAATGCCCTCATTGGACGGGTTCAAGGTGCAAAAAATGCGGCTGTCAGATGAGAATAAAGACAAGTCTGTCCTCTTCAGAGTGCCCAATCGGGCAATGGGGACGTTATACCGACGAAATTCGGGAATAAATTGCACTTGCGAGGAGAACTCCTGTCATCAGTGACCCCATGAGCCATGCAATCGTATCGCTTCCGAGCGAATCGTTCTTCAAAATAAGCAGCATTGTGACAGTTACGATGATGGTCAGTATCTGAACCATGACCATATCAACGATAACGGACTTTTTCGGGGCGAAAATATCGCTTGTCGTTAGTGCAAAGCCTTGTGAAAAGGGCATTCTTGGTCCTCTATCCATCTTATCGACCTCCAATCATGTTACGAGTAAACGAGCCGATGCCTCCACCGACCTTTTGCATGAATCCTTCGTCAGCCATAGCAGCATGAAGTGCGCTTCCCATCATGGATTGCTGAGATACAGCGAGAATTTGCTGTTGTTCCATCTGTGCTTTGTCAATGTCCTGTTGACTCTTGGCAGTCATAGCATTGAATTGGCTTGTAATGTTCTCAGCACTCATTGTTTGAAGGTTCGTTGGCAAGGATTGTGGGTCCATTTTCAACGTACCATCGTCTTCGTTGAGTGTAAACGAGGCGTTTCGTAGGATTTCAAGCAATGAATATGTGACAACGTCGTTTATCATCTGTACAAACATGGGCATTTTCTGACTAACGATGAATCGGTCAACTGGAGACAGACTTTTGAGCATAGCCAACTGTATTTCAGCCTCGCTTGGGGGTGTCATGGGTTGCTGCATGTACTGTGGGTTGATACCTGCGCCTTGCATAAAACCACCTGCGATTGGGTTTTGTGCCCAACCGCTCTGTTGTTGGTATGTATTCTGTTGAGCAAATCCATTTTGCTGTGGTACACCCAAATTAAGTGCTCCATTTTGTTGCTCGTTTCCTCCTCCAAATAATCCCATATGTTCACCTACTGCTGTGGAAGCGTATATTGTTGCTGAGGCACGTTCTGTTCTTGAACTTGTTGCCGCTCAGCCTGTTCGATACCCACAGAACCAACTGCGTCGCTGATTCCAACGTCCGTTGGAATCATGTTAAGTTCGTCATGAAAGTAACGAAGGTCAAAATACACGGCTGTGATGTCGTTCATACCGTTGTTTGGATTTTTGTAATGTGTAATTGTTATGCCTGCGTGTCGCTTGGAATCTTTTTCCAACTCGACAAAGAACGGCTCATACTTGAGCAAGAACTCAGGTGTGTTGTTCTTCTTTTTTAGAACTGAAATCGGTACAGCGACTGTGCTCACACCCTTTCTGACCATCTCTCGCATACCTCCCTTTGTTTTGAGTCGTTCTTTTTCGTTTTCTGACTCCCATTTTGTCAACAGATGATACAGATGTAAATGCTCAGGGCAGTATGTTCCTCGCATCAGTCGACCATCTGTTACATTTTCACGAGCAATAAAGGCCGTAGGCTCGCCTGTAACTGGGTTTTGCCAGTACAAATCCCACAGACTTTCACCAGTGGACTCGTCAGTGATTTTTGCATACAGATTGTCGTACTGAATTAACTTCTGACAATCACAACCGTCCACAACACAAGCGCCTGCGCTCTTGTTGTATCTGTACTTAAAGCCAGCCCACCGTAACGGATTGAAGATTGAACGCTTCGATGGCTTGAGTAATGCACGTGCTTGTTTGATGTCCTTTTTACGAGCCTTGCGAGGGTCAGGGTGACGACTCGGATAAAAATTGACTTTTGGAACTTCGATATTATTGCGTGCACCTGCTGCTCGCATGGACTGTTGTGCGCTTTGCATCTCAATCAACTGCTCGTGTGATGGGTTCCCTTGATGGCTCAGCGCCTTCATTTCAGCGGCATCCATCGATTGGAGACTGCCATTCACTGAGTTGCCCCGGAATCGCCCACTAAAGTCAAACACCACTACATCTCCCCCTGATAACCTGTTAGCGTACTATTTCAAAAGTCTTCCCTATGACGAAAGTAAGTCAATCATTGTATTTTCGACGTTCCAACCGATGCGTGTTGCCATCATTGAACGCATGGTCGGTATGCCCGCTTTTTGTAGTCGTACAAGGTCTTCTCGGAACGGGTCAAAGATTTTGTGTTCACCTAGTCGTTGTTGTTGCCAAAGAACATTCGCTTGGTCATCCCACCATTGGTCGGCTTTGTTTGCAACAAGGAGAATCGTTTTGGGACAGTATTTCTTACCACGTAGTCGTGCACGGAGTGTCCTGTATCGATACTGACGATGAATGAGTGCATCACATAAAAATTTGAATCCAGCCACTGCTTGCAAAGCAGGTTCGCCACCTAAACGTACACGATGGTCAAACATAAACACAACAGATTCAACGTTACGATTAACCATATCATCAATCCAAAGATTCCAAAATCGTTCTTCTCCACCCATATCTGATGAGTGAACGACCCGACGCTCACCTTTCCATCGAACTCTCTTACGTGTTGCACGTGGCAACAAGTACTTGCCCAGTATTTTTGTGTGTGATGTTCGGTTTTCGACGGGTATGTCTTCCATTTCACCGGGTGTGGTGAGATATTTGTCGAGTGTTGTTTTACCAACCATGGTTGGACCGTAAATTCCGACACGACGAGGCACCCAATAGTGATACAACTCTCGTGCAAAAACCAATCCGCCGACCATTGCTGAGCCTGCCGCTGCACTCAATTGAACCAACCACCAAGCCAGTTCGACAATTTCTCGCCAAACCACTGTGCGGTTGAGTCCCAAAGACTCCAATCGCTATGAAACTCGACTGCGCTAACAGTGAGTGCTGATGCTATTGAAAACACAAGAGCCTTGAGCCAACCCCACGCTCGTTCATAAGCAGTGTCGACCGTGTTCGCTATGTGCATAGCGCGAAGCGTAGCCTCCGTGCTGTCATCAGTCGGCGTTTTGAAAATACGACCCATGCGGGGTCACCTCACTTTTTGTTTTTGAATGTGCCGTCGGGGTTACGCTCACGCTTTGCCTTTTCTTTCTTCTCATCACCAAAGGTTACGCCAAGTCCGAGTGGCTCATCAACTGATGCCTCATGGTTCGGTTCAGGGTTGAAATCGGCTGTTGTTTCTTCAAACACCTTGCCCTGATACAGTGGTGGCATTTTACCGGGGTTGCTCTCCATCCACCGTAGTTCAGCCTCAAGTTGTGCCTCTTGCATACGCAGTTCCATGTCTTGTCGACGCCGTTCAAACGTCTCTTCCATGCCACGATAGCGTATTCGTCGCTCTCGTTCCATAGTTGCAGTGCGTGCTTTTTCGTCCATACCTTGTTGGAAAAACATCTTGAAAATGTAATATGCGATGCCTTGCACAAAAAATGCACCCATAGCATACGTGAAGCCATTGAGTGATGATGTTTCCAAGTCAATCCACATTTCGGCATCGAAAATACCGACGGCCAAGCCGACGGTTGCTGATTGCATCAAGATTAATCCAAGTAGTCTTATTTCGCTTTGGTCAATTGCGTTTGTCTGAGAACTCATAGTGTCCCTCTCATAGTGTCCTAATTACAACGCATTCATAAAATGTTCTAAGGTGGACCGAGGGAAGAGGGACTACCCTCAGTCCTTGGAATCACGCTTGCCGTTGGTCGAAGGACCGGGGCCTGAGCCTTTGGAGCCGATGACGATAACCATGCCGTGTGCAGGCTTCTTAGATTTCTTGCCACCTTTGTCTTCTTCGGCCTTTTGTTCTGTACCACAGTGCATTTTGTCGAGGTCTTCAAGAGTCTTGCGAAGCATTTCGTTGCCGTCGTAGTGTGTAAATGTCATGGTTTCACCTTTTTGTTTGAATGTGCCGCGTCCGCCTGCTTCCCAAATGGCGTCTTCATCTGTTGCAGAAGGGTTTCGGTTTTGAATGTTTTGGACGCCGCCCGAAGGGTCACCAAGGTTAGACTGTGTTCGTTGTTGTTGTTGACCTCCGCCCATACCGCTACCTGAGGGTGCTGCTGCACCGCCTCCGCCCACGGACATGTTGCCAAGAGCGTCAGCAATTTGTTTGCCTGCGTAAGCCATGCCACCTCCGACTGCAACGGCTGGTGCTAATCGACCCATCGGTTGCCCAAGTCCAGTAAGTGTGCGACTACCGATACCGGGCGATGCAGATATTGGAGTAGTTGGATGAATTTGCCGTGACATGTACTGTGCGTGCTTGGTTGCCCCTGCCCGATTCATCCCTTGACCCATGTACTGTTGAGTCAAGGCTCGTTCAGTAGCCGCCCGTTGAGTGTTACGTGTAGCCTCTTTTTGCGCTGCTCTCTTTGCAGTTCGACCTGCAAGTGCTTTACCGCCTGCTCGTGCGCCCGCTTTCGCTGCTTTACCCGGAACAAAGCCTTGTGCAAAACCTGTTCCAAATTCAGCCAAGTTGCTTAGTGCCGAGTCGTCTCCTTCTCTTGACACTACGCCAAGTACAGGGTCAGTAATTCTGTTCTCACGAACGTTCTTGGCGCCCTGAATACCACCATATATTGCTGCTGCCGCAGGTATAACGTACGGTAAAGCGGCGGCTAAAGGAAGAATCTTACGAACTTCCTCCTCAGGCTTGAGAACTGAGAAGGCTGCATCAATCGGCGTAGACAAACATATCACCCTCCTCTACCATCGTTCTGTACTTCTTACGCATGAACGTAAAGTACTCCTGAGCCTCAATCAAGTCAACGATGAGTTCAGGATGTTCGTCGACATTCTCCTCAAGTATGTCCACACACTTTTCGATTTGACACAGCATGTAGTCATACGCAGTGACGACCCAATGTGGTAACATGCTCATCGCTTCCCCTTGCTCTTGCAGTGTGCTCGGCACGAAAAGCCTTTGGGAGCGTTGCAGTTGCAATGCGACATGTCTCGCTTGAGCAACCTGAATGCCAAGTCCATAGGCTCGCCTGTAGTGAAATACGTTTCTTCGTTGAAGGGCATACCACGGAATGAGGGGAGATTGACCATGGCGTCTCCATAAAACCCCTGTGGGTCAAGTTTGTTCCTATCAAGTGGAGTGACAAGTTGTGTTTGTACTCTTGGCATCTGTAATTCTTCGGCAGCCACCATTCCGTCGTGAACACCTTCCCTGTGTGTGTCATCTCTCATACGATAGATTCGGCTCATTTGCTTGGGGTCAGCAATTTGAAATTGTTGACCAAAAATCGTAGGACGAGGGTTAGGTTGAGTGAAAGGAGCATTCGTACCCGCTATCGTAGGCTCGACCGCTTGTGCTTGGCCGAGGGATGTATCAAAAATGTCGCTTGCACTAAAGCCCGGATGTGTAAGTGGGTCTTTACGTGCACGCTCCATTGCTTCAAACTGCCTCATTTTTGTAGGGACCTTTCGATGCATCGACACAAACGTATCAACAACTGGGTCAGGTGCTGCGGTGTCAACTGCTTCAAAGGGATAATCTTGCTTGACAATCGTCGGCTTACCGCCTACGCCTTGTTTCTTGCTTCGCTTGCGCTTGGTCGCTGCACGCTTTTGACCGCTTGTCATTTCTCCGCTAGTCTTGGGCGTCTTACTGCTAACCTTGACCGACGGTCGGCACTTCGGATAGCCTTTGCTGCCCTTCTTTGCTTTCTTACGACCGCACGGAGGGTGCTTGCCGTCCTTATCACGACGTGAGACGTCGACCCACTTTTCTTTGAACCATCGGTTCAAGTTCTTGCGGACGACGACTTTGCTCATTTCTTCTTCCCCTTTTTCTTACCACGGAACTTACCGCGACAGTATTGAACTGCCCATCCGTTAGCGTAAGCCGAAGGGTAAACTTTGAATTTGCGCTTTGCTGCTGCCTTACCTGCTGGGCACAGTTTCTTTTCTAACAGGTCGATAGCAGCGTGCATACCTGCACAATGCTCGCAGTCACAAGATTTTTGCATTTTTTTGTTGGGTTGGTCCGTATAAAAGTCGCCGTGCCTGTGCTCTTTGATTTTTCCTCGTTTCATCATGTCTTGCAACACCATTTCTAATTTTTGAGGCGGAGCAATGCCCTTTAAATTTTTCATACCCAATGCACCACCTTCTTTTTCAACTTCACGTAGTATTTTCTCTTCGATGTCTTTGCATTCGTCGTGAGTTACGGTAACTCCGTTTCTCTTGAGTTCGGCCTTTTTCACAGGGCGCAAAGTACCTTTGCCTTTGAAGTGACGTGCACGGTTATCGTGCTCGTCTTCAACTGTCAGTTTGTTACCTTGTGTGTGACTGATGTCACGATGACTTCCATCTCCGTACATCCCACGCTTCCGGCGTTCTTGATTCAACTCTTCACGGTATTTGACACGTTTTGGTGACGATTCATACTGAGTATCGTACTCGACTTTGTGCCGCTTAGCCTCAGGTGACTGTATACGCTTAACAAACACGGACTTCTTCAACTCAGGATGGAATTTCATAGTGACCTTTTTTGCATCCTTTTTGACGGACTTGCCATCGACCAGTATTTCGATTGGGTATGGTTTATGTTCATCGTACCAATATGCCATTTCGTACGCTCCACTCTTTAGCAATTTGACAAGAAGGCCACGCTCATACTTCTTGTCATCGGCTTTCAAAACCATTTGCTTACCTTGCGGAAGCACCAAGTCAATGTCTTTTTGTTTCAGGATTTCAAACCAAGACATCAGCAATTCCACCTTTTCAGGGCTGCACCCTTTGGCGTCAATTTGCCTTTCTTGCTGGTTGGTCCCTTAACGCCTGCCATTCGTGCACAAAACGACTTTCGTCGCTTGGCCTTTTTGCCACCGGGTTTGAGTTTACTTGGCTTTGTTGTAACAGGTGGTTTGAGGTTCGCACCTGTTTTGCGCTTTGCAGCAGCACGACCTTTGGCGTTCAGTCCGCCTTTTTTACTGTGCTTGTTTGGATTATACCCGTGAAACGGCTTCGACTTCCTCTTACCCTTGAGAATTTCCCAAGCATCTTCAAAAGCGTCCGCCATGTGGTGTCACAGAAAGCCACATGATTTTATTGTTTCCACATGCATTCGCAGGCGGGACAGTGCCAAGCAAATCCTTCTTGCTTGTTCTGACCTTTGGTTTTGATGTACAATCGTTGAGTAGGGCGGGTACTACAGTCGGGACATGCGGGGCTTCGACTGCGACCCATGAATAGCGATTAGTGTCCTATATTTAATCTACGCGATGGTCGGTTGTGCTTGCAAGGCTTTGATTTTGTCAGCCCACACAAGTGCACCCTGCAAATCGTCAACCGTAAAGCCCACGTCAAATCCATGCTCGTTTAGGTACTGAACCAAACGTTCAGTAGCGAGGTTGCCACCACTACCGTCGACAAACGGACATCCACCTAATCCCCCGATACTAGAGTCAAATTGTGCAATACCTGAAAAAATGCCATGCTTAACTCGCTCAAGTGCTTCGTTTTCTTGTCCCTCGTTGTGATGAAGATGCAAAGCAGAAGTAAGTGAATACTCACGTGCATACTCAGCAGCGATTGCAATCTCTTCACGTGTACCCGTACCAACAGTGTCAGCAAACACAACTGTTGAACCAAGCATCGAAGCATCGCGTACGCACTGCTTGAGTAAGCATGGTGGGACTTCGCCTGAATACGGACTGCCAAACGCCATTGAAATGTAAACACGCACGTTTTCTTTCGGTACATCTTGCAACATGCTCTTGAACATGTATATCAATTCGGTGCGTGTGCGCCCCATGTTGTTGATGTTGAACGTCTCACATGGAGAAAACACCACGTTGAACAGTTTAACACCCGTCGCTAGTGCCCGTTCCATGCCCTTTGGGTTCATGACCAGTGCTGCACCGTACGCATGTACGTCTTCCGCATCGGCCATCTGTGGTACACGTTTAGGATGTACGAACGAAACCTCTTCGATGTGCTTGATACCTGACTTGTACAGTTCTGAAATGAGTCGTCGTTTGACGTCCGTAGGTACAAACTCAGGTAAATTTTGTAATCCGTCTCGTGGTCCTACTTCATAAACTGTCAATCGCATATTCAATTCACAGGCATACACTGTACTTAACGATACAGGTGGATGAGGGTTGGAAAGAAGAAAGAACCATGAAAGAGATAGGTCTTGAAATTGATGCCCAAGAAGAAAAACCAACCCTCACCCGATAATCCTGATTCGGGCGATTTACTTAATCTTTTTGTATGAAAGCGGAATTTCGCAAACCACCGATGCAATCTTCTTGCACTTCTTCCTCAGTGATAAGAATTGTTGTGTCACGCAAGTCCTCAGTGATAAGCCACATCATCAAAAATCCCGCTACAAAAGCGATGAATGCAATAGCCAAGTACTCCGCCCAAGTCATATATTTTCACCCATAGGTATCGTGTATGTGCGCTTCGGCATAGGAAGGCGTCATACCCTCAGGTGCACCTATGTTACCACCGTATTCTTGTCGACCTGCTTGTCGCTCCATGGTCGGTAGTTGAGGTGCTGGTCCTCCTTCAAACAGATGTGCTTGCAATTCCCTTGCCACACGGTCGGCGTGTGCCTTCATTGGTCCGGTTGAGTCGCCATGTTGGTGGACAAAATCACGAGCAGCCTGAATCGGCGCTAAAGCACGCATCTCGTTTGGTCCACGAGGGATTGATTTCAAAATAGCCCATGCGTGGTCAAAAGGAGTGTCCATAGCCAGCCTAAGAAGTCATAGATAAAAATCCTATTGTATCATAACCAACCGGCGTCGTGGAATTTCGGGTGAATGAACACGTACTTCTCCCGTTTGAAAACCGCTACGTGGGTCAGCGCTTGTGGCAGGCTGTAGCCCTGAACCACGCACACCTACAACACCCACTCTTCGTGGGTCTTTGACCTTGAAACGTTTTGCTTGTTGTTCAGCCCACTGACGTGCTTTGTCATAATCCGTTGTTGTATACGTAACAGGTTGACCAATGAACTGGTCAGGTGGCTGAACTGCCCTGTGGGGAGCCATGACTTGGCCCTGTAAGCCACCCATGTCAATTTCAGGTAGGAATGTCGTACCGTGATATTCTGTCACAGGTCCATATGTGCTCGGAAAGTCAGGGTCGTATTCACCCAGTTCTCTTTGTCGCTTTAGAATTTGAGAAATGAAACCCCACTCATCGAACGGGTATGTCATACGCCATCACATCTTTGGGGGGAATCCGCTTTGCATCATCTGTTCAATGTAACTGCGGATTGCCGCCTTTTGCTCAGCCGTCTGTGGGTCAAACTCAGAAGCGTCAATAGCGTCAACTGCCTCAGGCGGTCGACTTTCCATGTCTTCTAATTCAAACATATCGAGTGGGTCACGCGTTTCGCCTTGTTCAGCATCTTTTCGCTGACGGTCCATTTCACGCTTCATCCTGTTGGTTTGTGTTGAACGTGCAGGTCCGGGTTGAGGTGGTTCGATGTCTTTCATGGTTTGTGGCTGTCTAAATTTACCCGGTCGCCCATACTCACCATGAATTGAAGATTGGTCTCGTATCGTTCGTGCTTTCAGTATATTCCATGCTGTATCAATTGGTTGCATTTGTTCATCACTCCATCAGTTGTTGCGCTCGGTGCATTCGCTCACGCTTTAGCGCTTCCAAGTATTCGCCAATAGCCTTCTCGTCTCCCCCCGGATAGCCGAACTTGAGGATTGACCAAGCGGAGTCAATGGGAGAGTCGGATGAGCGTCTGAATAATTTGTTGTAGCGCTCGTTAAGTGGGGAAGGAGGATTCATTCGGTCAATTCTAAAATCCATGCCGGACTCTTCGGGATAAAATTCGGGAGAGATTCTTTGTGGGCTGTCTGTGTCTCGCATTGCAAAAAGTCTCTCCTTCATGGGGTCGTTAAACCCGCTAAACCCATAAGTATGAATTACAGGTGTCTGTGCATCAGTAAGATGAGCGAACTCGTCAATTTCACCTGTTGGACCTACTGCTGGTGCGTTGGGGTCTTTGTGAAAGTCCATAGCATATTCAGGTGTCTTTGAACGGTCACCTTGTAGTTCTGAAATGGGTGTACCCATATCAAAGCGCTCCCTGACTACAGGTGGACGGAGCGATAGAAGTTGGCGCTCTTGCATGTCTTTCATACTGGGTCGCACTCCGGTAGGGCTAAGTTTTCTGTTGAGTGCATCAGCGTTAGAGCGCTCAACGCGACCGGCGACGGGTGCTCCGAATTGGTCATCAACCGGAGTTGCCCGTGACATGTAGCCTGCTACGCTGGGATGAAATGGTTCGCCCTTAGCGACGTTCCATGCGACATCGATAGGATTGGTCATAGTTCATCTCCTTGTTGCTTTAGTCCACTCTTGATAAGGACATCAGTTCCTCATCACTTACTTGCTCGCCGTTCATTATTCGTCGCATAATATCTTCAACACTGAATGGCCTCGCTGCCTTGTATCGCTCACGGATGTAATCATAAGCAGGTCGATTGATGCCTCCTCTCTCTACGTTTGACATATCGACCAAATCGTCACGCATCATGTCAGCGTGCGCTAACTGTGTGCCCAAGTGTTCCATCTGTGACGGGTCGGGCATTGAAGCATCGCCTGCTTCTTCGATTGGTAGCGGTACGCCGGGCTGTGGTGCAGGTCGTTGACCAATGCGGTGCATGAGTTTCATACGCTCTTGCATGAGATTCCTGAGTTGCAAGTTCGTACGTGGGTCTATTCCCGCAGCGTTCATCTGTGCGATTTCGTAATTCATATCTTGAAGACGTTGCTCAAGGAATCGCCGATTCGGGTCGCCGACTCCCGGTGTGCTGACCGGTGTAGGTGCGTTGATTCTCCTATACTCGGCTTCCTCATCGGGGAAGATGGCTTCGTTGTACTCTTGCATCATATCCCCAAATTCACCCTGTCCACCTGTTTGCTTTGGATTGACGATGATGTTGCCGAAGTCGTCCGTAATCGGTTGGTTCATTGGCAAAAATTCAGGTCGCATAGTTTGTAACAAAGTCGGAGAAAGTTCTTCGGGAGAATCAGCGAATGCCTGTCGACGAGCATCCGTAATTGGAATACCGCCTGTGCGAGCAGCCATCTCTAAATCTTCACGTGACAGTTCCTTGAGGATTGACCAAGCCGTGTCAATGGGAGAGTCGGATGAGCGTAACATCGAAGGGTTAAGTCGACCTGTGTCTCCCATTTCAGGCAAACGTGTCTCGTGTTCACGGTCAAGTTCGTCAGAAAGAATTTGTGTGTCGGTTCTGATAGCCCTAAGAGGTTCATCCGAAAGATGTGCAAGCGTGTCAAGTTCACCTGTCGGACCTACTGGTTTTCCTCGCCCTGCATTGTACATTCGTAATCTTAACGCATCACGCTCACCTGAACGCATTGTCCTTGGCGGCATATCGTCTGTGCTTTGTCGACTAATATCGTACTCACCAAATCTGTCGTAGGGCCGAAAACTATGAGGTCTGTTTTCACGCTCGGCGTTCGGCCTTGCAGCACGCATGGTTTGAAGGCCGTGCGGGTCGTCACTTAGTGAATTTTGAAGTTCCATGTACTTGTTGTGAAACTCCAGTGCCGCCATTCCGTGTAGTGGCATGGTGCCGTAAATTTCTTCCATCCGGCGCATTTCTTCCAAAATCGCTCGGTCACGTTCTCCGCCGTGCCCTGCCGCCATGTAGCCTGCTACACTTGGGTGAAAGGGTTCACCCTTAGCAACGTCCCATGCGACATCAAGAGGGCTGACCATGGTGGTCTGAGGCAGACGTGTGATATGAAATTATCCGACGATTTGCTTACTGGTAAATGCTTCCAGTCATAGGGTCAGGGGTAGGTGACGAAGGCAGCGGTGTCTCGTTACCAGTACCTTGACAAGCGAAGCAAGGTGCAGCACCAACAGGTGTCATCATCTTACCCGTACCCGCACAGGTCTGACAAGGCTGACCGGTACTGATTATTGGAAAGGAAGAGAGTTGTTTCAACACTAACCAAGCGGCTTCGTCAGGACTGGACATGGTAGTCTGAGGAAGACGTGTGATATTATTGTTGCTGCCGCATTCGGGCGGCGATAGCCTCTCGCAACTCGTCCAAAGTCAGAGTCGAGTCAGGTGGCATAGGGCTTCGTGCAAGGTGAAGTTCATTTATGAGCCTTTCACGACCAATGGGGTTGAGGTAAGGTGAAAAGGCATAACGTCGCCTCAAAAATTTGTCTTTTTCTTTTTGAGTCATGCCGGGTGTGAGAGCAAACGCCCCTTTCTCGTGACCCAATGAATTAAGGGTTAGAAATGCACGATTGGCAGGCAGCGAGTGCTCAAAGTCTTCCGGGTCGTGATTCTTCACGCCTGTCTGCTGCACTGACCATTCATGAATTTCAGGTTCGATAAGCCGATGCACTTCCTCATGCGCCGCCGTGCTACCTACCAAACGAGCAAAGTCATCGAAGTTGCTCACCTTTTTGTCGGCTAACACACTTGCTACGTTGACGGCTGCTAAGCCTCCATCTCTCACACTGGGCACCGACGAACCACGGAAGTACGGCTGCTGTGTCGGAACATTATCTACTACACGAGTCACACGTGGAGACATTTGACCTTCCGAGATATTTGCCATGGATTGCGGCACCATCATTCGTTTCGTGCCGAGGTGCATGTTGCTTGGGTCGTATCGCTCAAATCGTTGAAGGGGCGGAAGGGCTGTTTCATAGGGAGTGCCCTCGTATTCGGGACCAGTGTAATCAGCAGCGAAGTTACCTAAATCATAGTCTTGGCCGCCGAGAATAAAGTCTCCTTTGAGAATTGACCACGCTGCGTCAAACGGGTCCATGAGCGAGCCATGTAGCCCTGCGGCTTAACGGTGTCGCAGGCTTTTAGTACACTAAGGTGGCGTTAGTATACTAAAATTTTTCAAAATTTTGGTCGAGCGCCGTGTGTGGCTTAAGCACCGTAAAGCGCCCCCGTAAAGCCATCCCTCCGCCTAAGTAAAGCCCCTCGTAAAGCCCTCGCAGTAAGGCGTTTTCATGTGTAGTAAAGCGACTACACGTACGGGACACACCAACACGTGTGTGTCGGCTCGCAGTCACACGTTTAGGGTAGCCGCCTGTGTGAGAAGAGGCCGCCGCCCCACGTGTGAAGCAGCCTCGCAGTGTCACGGTTAGCCGCCTCAGTCCACACACGCAAAGGGGTCAGTCAGCACAGGGGGCGTGGTCAGCCGTCGCCCGTGAAAGGGTCACTGCTCTCATGGGAAAGCGAATCAGCAGCCACGCATGAGAGCCGCCTCGCTGTGGTGTGTGAGTCAGGCCGCTGTGGTGTGTCAGTGGCCTCGCTGTGTGGGGTAGTCGGTTGGTTGGTCGGGGGCAAGCCCCACACATATGGGTGTGTGTCATTGTTGATGCTTCTGTAAGCGGCGTAAAGCCCCCCTCGTAAAGCCCTCCCCATGTGTGATTGGTGGTCGCTATCGAGTGGTAGTAAAGCCCTCTGTGAGTTGCCCTTTTTTGGCTGGCCCTATTTAAAGTGGCAAGATAATGATAGGTCGGCTTCCCCCCTCACTTGGGGGGCACCTCCCCCTCGGTGCATCAGCGCCGTTGGTGTGGGGGTGCTTCCCTGCATTCGTAGGGGGGCGGTTGCAATACGGAAGTGAATACAATGAGTACACAGACAAGCAAAGCACAGCAAGCACGCATGAACAACGAAACCTTTGTCGCCAAGTTAGCGAAGCGACTACGCAAGGGCACGAAGGCCGCAGTCAAAGACCTGCAAGCCATCTTGACCACCGCACGAGGTCTTGGCATCATGCACCGAACACTGACCCACATACAGGGAGCCTTCATCGAGGGTGACACCAAGGGCATGGCCGACGCCATCGAAGCAACTTACACAGGCAAGGCTGACAAGCAAGGTCGCATTGGCGAATCATCCAACCTCGCATGGTTGATGAACCTCATCGACAGCCAAGACTACGACCCAAGCACACGCAAAACCAAGCGCAAACTCACAGCCGAGGACAAGGCATGGCTTCGTGCCAACTGCGGCAACGACTGGTTCGGCGCCAACGGCGTGACTGACCCAGTACGCAAGGCCGAAAGCATTGCTGCCCTCGACGCATTCAAGGCTGGTGCACCCGCACCTGAGCCAATGGCTGACGCTGAGATGACCCCCATCCACATGACCCAAGCGCAACTCGTCGACTTCAAGGCATTCCTTGACGCTCAGAAAAACGCTTGAGTCGGTCTGACTGACCCACTCACGTCGTAACCTGTGGTACACGTACCACAGTTGTCCGCCACCCACTCGATTCAGGTCGGGTGGGTGGCTACCCTTTCCCCTTGTGTGCAACGACACCATGCGAGCATCGAACAGACTGTACGCTCAGCCACGAACGCACACAGATACCCACACCGAAGGACAGACGGATTCTGATTCGGGACCCACCGCACGGGGTGTATACCGTGCACACACTCCCCGCTACCCACACCGCACGCACGACTGGAGCGATACCAGTGTGATGTGACGGTGTGGGTGGCCTTCCTACTCAACATGGATGGTGATAAATCCAATACCTGCCAGTAGCATTCGTGCGAACACAGGGACTAACTTGGCAAGTTAAAGGAATGCCGTTCACCATCCATGTCCCCTTTACATTATCATCCTAATCGCCACATCCCCAGTCCTCCCTATCGCAGAGAGCGACACAACCTAACACCTCACACCACCACTCGGCCAACGCTGAGCGTTTCACCGTCGACCCCCTACGTATAGTATAGGGGGAGAGGCGACTTATCTTATTCACGTTATCCCTATACGCATAGGGGACAAATCCACTTTTCCGAAGTATGCATCGCTGATGTATAAGTCGTGACGATTCCTACAATACTCCTTACTCTTAGATATATATTATAATAAAATCTAAGGTATAGTAGTAAAGTTGTATACGAGCCAAGAATACTACTACACCATCGAAGTATACATTGTAAAAGAGGATTTGTCCCACTCTAAACGGGACACTGCAAACCAATGGAGGAACAAACATGATACCAAACACAGCCCAAGAAGAAGACGAACGCACAAGAGAACGCCGCCTGAGCATCTACAAACATCTCGCCACACGAGTCGGTGGCATCTCAGCAGGTGACAAAACACAATACCTGTGTGAAGTGATTGTCAAACAATGCATGGGCAAGACACCACAGTCCAACCAACCGTCTGTCGTTGACTGCTACTACGTGTGGTGCGAGGTCAATGACATCAGCCTTCAAGAAGAATCACTCGGCTCCCTGTTTCCCTCAGACGAACCGACTGCTGAACAACAACTACGCAACATGTTTCACCGTGTGTACAAGGAAGTCCGTGCCAAATACAAAGAACTCCAGCGCAAACGTGACTGGCTACAGCAAAAGAGCCTACGAAATGTCTTGGGCCTTGACCATCCACACGACTCGTACAAGGAATACCTTGAATCACTTGGAGAGGAATAACCATGCCAAACCTATACCCTGAAACCACAGACGAAGCCTACAGCCTGCTGAACAAACATCGACGTGAGCGTGACCCAGTGCTCATGGAAACACAGCGTCGGAAGATGATGACACTGCTCCATGAACTTGTGAAGTCACCGCCCTTTCTTCCCTTTGAACCTGCCAAGAACTACGCACGTACTGCATTCTGCCTACTCAAAGCACGGTTACCCTTCCGTGAGGATGTTAGTGATGACTGGTGGGGCTTCGTGATTCTCGATGCCCTTGACCACATCGGATGCGAACTGGCTGATGAAGAAGGCCACGCTACTCCTACAACCATCGACCACATGGTGGATGAATACAACAACTACCGCAACAGGAGGCATCGCCAATGACTGACAAACCATTTAGACGCATCGATGCATACACACTCATCGGTAAGATAGCACGCAACAACTGGGTAGGCAAGCGTCCGATACCACGAACCCACCCGACAGTCAAGCCAGCAATAGACGACGGCATCGAAAGCATCATCCCCGACAGGACATACGAAAACGGCCCTGTTCACGCAGGGTATGCACGAGCGTTGCTTTGGAACTTTACAGGCGAACAACTCACACAAGTCAAAGCCATGATGGAAGAAGACATCCAAGTAATCAAACACTTACTCACACAAATACAAGAGGAGGAATAAACATGACACCAATACTTGACCCCGACCCATTCTTATCATCACACGAACCATTCTCAACCGAACAAATCACGGAGAACATAGTTCAGTTCCTGTACACATTTGAAGAGATGTGGGGTAAACTATCGTTCAAAGACGAGCAATCAGAACTCGCTTTCAAGGCAGTAAAACTGACTGAGATACAGAAGTCAATCGCATTCACAATATCAATGGAGAAATAAACATGAAAAAACACAAGAACAAACAAACACGTAGCACGCAATCGAACACCAACTGGCGGCACTGGGCTGACGCTCCTGAGCCGACTGAGCCACAGCCTTCACGTCGAGTCAAGGCTCGTCGCCAGTTCAAAGAACCAATCAAATGGTGTAATGGTCACGAAGGGCCACGCATGGACAAGCGATTCAAGCAAATGCCTGACACGCTTGAGCGTTCTCTTGACATACTTCTCGACCGTCGTGATTCACTTGAGTGGACACGTGACAAAGAAGGCAACCTTGTCGAACTTATTCGCAACTACGAAGGCAACTTTACTTGCACAAAGTGTGGCAACCACGTGAGTGAAAGCACAGTCGAGCAGTTGGTTCGTCGCATTGAGCGATACAACATCTCGCATGCCGTCAATGAATCGATATATGACACACTCGATTCAATCACCGAGCGTGAGAACGCTGCTGACTTAGCACGGGAGTTGAACCAGTAATGCCAGTAATGATTTACAAACAACGGAGAGAAACATACGACTACGACGAACCTGCTGACATCAAGCGGTTTCTATTTACCACGACTGAATCAATCGCCGCTGCGATAGAGGAGTTGGCGAACGAGATGCTACACAATGAGGCTCCTGACGACTGGAACAACATGGGAGACGAGTGGAAAGTGTCCCCTCGCTATGCTGAGGCTTGCATGACTGTCGAGATACTAACAGAATTAGACCCACTCATGAGGGCTTACCACAACCTGCCACACTCCTACTTCGGTATGCCGACGAAAGGCTGGCGTGCAACGGACTATGGTGGTGAGCAACAAGAGTACGCTCACAAAGTTCACGAGTCAACACTTGCAAGATTCAACAAGAACCTTGAGTACATTAAAACCGCACAAGTAAAGCAAGACATTCGATTCAAATGGTACGACTACTCACGAAAGAGACAACACATTGTCCACATCATTACCAACATGAGTGGCGACTTCTTCACACACGACAAGTTCGATGCTGTTGACAAGACACCCTACCAACTACTCGTAGAAGAGGAGGAGGCTGAACACAAGCGCTGGCTTGAGTACTCCAAGACTGACGAGTACAAACAAGAGCAGGCTGAGCGTGCTCAGGAACAACGAGACCTCGCCACACACATGGGCGAGAACGGCTACACCTCATTCGTTGCTAACGATGATGGAACATACACAACATGGAGATGATACAATGAAACCCAAGCCTGACCCTTATGGATATACACTTGAAGATAAACAATTCCTGACCAGTGTTATGCTGTACATGATGTGCAGTCAGCACGGCGGAACACCAAGAGATGTGATGCTCGATGACATTGATTCATGGGTACAATACTTCTTGGAGTTCGACGACCCGTGGGCACAGATAGAAAAGGAGATGAAACAATATGATTGAGAACTGCAAGGACTGCGTACACTTTTACATCTGTTACTACAAGAACTGTGGCGAGTGCGGTAAGCACTTGCACGACAACGGAAAGGAAGTGAGACAATGACAAGCATACTGAAAAGAAGTTACTATCGTCGCCCCATCATCGAGCGTTTAGATACGCTTTGGTCTATGATGTATGACATACCTGAAATGCGTGAGAGGATTCACGGATTGCTCGACAGTCAAATGGACTTGTTGGATGCCATTGAAGACCTACCTTACTACGGTCGCACTACCTATCGCTGCATGGTGACAGGAGGTTTGGTTGAATGATACAAACACGACACGGAGAAGATGACCAATGTCGATGCCATCGATACACAACAGCGTTGAGTCCTCCAAATGTTTGGAGTTACTACACCTGCAAGCACTGTCGAATCACACACGAAAAGCCAGTCGGCTTGGGCTATGGGGTGAACAGATGATACAGACACGACACGGAGAAGCAACGCCACACATGCTCATCACATTTGCTGATGGCACAATGGAACTCGTCCTCATTCTTGAGGACACACAGGAGGAATCACAATGACATCAAGAGAAAATTGTATGTGCGAATTATGCGAAAACATGAGACAACATTTCGACACATCCTCGCCCAATTGGAACTGGACTATGTGTCCTATTTGGGAGAGAAGAAACAAGACTACACATGAGAACAACGAAAATGGATTGCCCTATTTAAAGAAGCAAGAAAGAGAAGAACGAAACAACCCAAAGGAGGAATGACGATGTACAGAAAACCTACAATAAAAGAAATTGACAAAGCAATGATACGAAATCTAATGCGAGGGGGAGACCCTTGTGCTGACTTAACACCCATCATCGAAGAAGTGATGCGTGAGAACGACAACCGAATGGAGGAATGAATATGACACAAGAAAACGAAGACAGATACACAGAACTAACGAAAGCCGATACGCTGAACCGACTGACCTACCTTGTTCAACTACACAAGGACAGGGTGAGCGACGAATCAGTTCCCAAGTGGCGACGAGGAGACCCCGTGAAGATTACCGTTTGTACAAGCGGTGACCTTGCGTGTGTTGAACTCAGCATGACGAAGGCAAAGGAACTCATCAAGAGAACGTGGGACCGAATGAACGCCGACGCACCACGTACGCTTGATAGTGGGAACTTTGTCTCGGCTATCCCGACGATGGAACTTTACCTGACGGGCTACGGTACGCTGTGGATGTATGCCAGTATCGACAAGACCCCAAGCGATGAACTGCAATCCAAGTGGGATGCCATCGAAGCAACCCGACAAGAACAGTTCCCTGAGTGTTACACTGAGGAGGAATGAACATGATACGAAAATGGATTAAGAAAATTGTAGACGCACAGATTGACGACCGCCTGATGGACGGTATTGACTACGACCAACTCTCGGTGAAGTTGAGCGAGATGCCTGACCTTGCACAAGAGTTGAGCGAACACTTCGACATGCATGAAGTGGTTGGACGTGTTAGTGAGAACATATGCTTCCACGACTTGTCGACATACATTGATGCACATGACGTTGCATACAACATGGATGCATGCGACGTCGCTGGAGAACTTGACCTTAGCGACATCGCTTACGAACTTGAGGAGCGCATCGAATTTGAGAACATCGAGGATGCACTCCTCAACAAGTTGCTCGGACAAAACATACATCGCAAAGTTGCTGAACTCTTGTGGGACAACAACGAGAGTGAGATTATGGATTACACACTGGACAACTTTGAGTTCGACTACGACAAGTATGTCATCGACAACGATAGCCTCGCCGATGCCATCATCGAATTAGATGGTCGCATGGAACGAATTTGCGGAGCCTTCGACGAGTGCTTCGGTGTTATCAAGAACCTTACCAAGCGAGAGGAATGAAACATGAGCGAACTGAAAATCAGAATCGAGACTGAGGAATTCATCTACGAAGAATACTGGGAGGCATGAGAATGGTAAGCGAAGCAATGTTTGACTTGATGATGCACATGATTGGCTACGGTGATACGGGTGCAAACCTCATCGACGCCATGAATGATGAATACTACGGATTCGATGACGAACTCATCTTTGAACTCGCCACATGGTGCGACGACCGATGGGGAACACGCATCGTAGAAATGCTCAACAAACTACAGGAGGAATGAACATGAACAGAGAAGAAGCAATAGAGAAACTAAGAGAAGCAATCAAACCCAACGACACACTTTACACACAACTGGAACACGTCACGAAGTCGGGCATGACCCGCTTCATCAAGGTGCGTCAAATCAAAGACGACTATCCTTACGACTTCACTTATCTTGTGGCGAAGGCACTGGACTGGAAGTACAGTGACCGATACTATGCCATCAAGGTTGGAGGCTGTGGCATGGACATGGGCTTCCATGTCATTTACAGTCTTGGTCAAGTCCTTTGGCCTGACGGTACACCTGAACCACATGGTCGTCGCAACGGCGAGCCTGACTCAGCAGGTGGCTACGCAATCAATCACAGGTGGCTTTGAGATGGCAGCATACAAATGTACACACTGCGGTGAAGACATATGGGGCATCGCTGTCCCAGTGGGCAGTCGCCCACTTGAATACCAACACCTTGCCTGCGTCATTTTCTTAGGCAAGATGGAAGAACACGAGGAGTTGTTAAGATGAAATGGATAGAACTACAACACGACGAAGACAAGCCGAGCCGAATCGCTGAGTACACAGACGACGATGTCGGATGTTACTTTGATGGAGCATTCGGATTCGCATACAATGCTTGGCGACTGATTAACCTTGCACACGAGCACGAGATGCTGGCTGATTGGGGGGCACTGGCTGACGTGGACTTCACGGCTACGGTTATAGACCTGACCGACGACCAGTTCAACCGACTGGCACATCTGTCCAACTTTGCAGTGGACTGGCTCAACGAGAACACACTACGACCACCCTTCATCGAAGGCAAGCGTGAGTACTATCTCAATTGGGCATGGGAAGACGGCGACTTCGGACTGTGGAAGTACGACTGGAACGGTGACAGACTATGATTGAATTTACATACGAACGAACATGGGCTGAGATTGAAGCCCTGCTTGAACGCGTCGAGCATGAACGTGCACGACGTAAGGAAGCGTCCTTCGACAGAGACCTCTCAACTAAGGAGCGAGCGCATCACATGAGGAACTACAAGGGATTGCAGGGTGCAACCTACGCACTCCGTTGGGTACTCGGTGACCGAGAGGTAACAAACAAAATGGTACTGGGAGATGATTGAATGACAGGAACAAAGACAGAATGGAAAGAACAGACGAGCAAGATTGGGTGGACGAATGTACCACCCAACGTGAACAAACTACTTACGATTTTGAAAGGTCGTTATGTGTACTACACGCCCGACCCTGAGGAACGTACGAAGACGACGATGAAACAACTTAGTGAGCAAATGACTGAGGAAGAAATCAAGTCAAGCATGGCTTGGCTTGAAGAACACCGAAAGCAATACGCTTTCTCATCGAAGAACCCACGTGGTTACAGCCGTGATGTACAGTACGTAAGACTCAACGTACCGTACACACTCTACCGACGATACGGAGGCAACTACCGTGGTATCACATCGACAGTGGTGTGGAACCAATTCAACATCAAGCGTAAAGGGATGGAGAATTGGCAAGCAATCGTTGATGCACACTGGGACAAGCGCACTGCATTCAAGGACGAAGAGGCATTGCGAGTACAGCGACAACATCTTGGAAACATTGTGCTACGTGTCGAAAACGAGGAGAAGAACGCTAAAGGAGTGCTGTCGAAAGACAAGATTCGTGAGTGCCTACTCAAGACATTCGATGCGTATCGGTGTGGCAGCACAAGCAGTTCACATGGTGCATGGTCATTTGGCCTGTCGTACAGCACACGGTTCATCGTGAATGACCCTGACCGTTATGAGTACAGGGAACTGGACAAGGAGTATAAGGCTGGCGACCTCATGGATGAGCCTGACTACCAAAAAATGATTTGGGAGATTAAGGACGACGCTCGCATCATTGACGGCACACTCGTGGTGCAGTTACCTGCTTTGGCTGAGCGCTTGGTCGCTGCAACGAAGGTACAGTACCAAGCGAGCAAGGACTGGCACGAAGTGATGAACGACATTTACAACAAGATGAAGGAGATGATTGAATGATTGACCCAGCAGCATTAGATGAATTAGCATACAACCACCACTGGAACGGTGACGCACAGATTACACATCGTGACTTGAAAGAGTACGGGATGGAGGATGACGTGGATGAACTGGTTGAATGGATTGGTTACATCATCGCCATGTGGCGAAACACACTTGAGGACATTAAGAAAATACAAAAGGAGATGATTGAATGATTGAGATAAAACATTGGCAAGACATGACAGAAGAAGAACGAGAGATAGACAGCAAGCGACCGTACAATTCGTTTACGCTTCGTCGTATCTTTGATGCGAACAACAACAAAATGTTCGTTGACCAACAGACGCAAGACAAGTGGAAGAACCACTACGGCACGACCGTGAAAGAGTTGATTGCACAACTGGCTGGCTGGCATCCTGACCAGCCTGTCGTTCTACGGATGAACAGTTCGTGGAACTTCGTACGCAGCGAGGACGTTGGCATCAAGCCCGGACTCATCCCACCGAACTCAGATGAGGAGGGCGATGAGTGCCGAGCCAACATCTTGGCAGGCAAGGCTCCGAGCATGGAGGTTGTCTGTCTGTACGCTGAGGCCTACGACCCTGAGACGGTTGACCCATACGAAGCACAGGAATACACAGAGGAGGAATGAACATGCCACTAATGGTAGGAATAAAGAACGCAACAGAAAAGGGCTTTGCCCCGAACGAGATTGAACTACTCCACTCATTGGAGATGGGAGCACTTGCGATGACCGCAGGGATTGGTCGAATCAATCCTGACATCGAGAACGCACCTGACCGATACAACAACATCGGTGTGGATGAAGCGACTGAACGATTCGCTGTAGCCATACACGCTTGCAAGTTTGTCCGATGTGCAGCAGGTCGATACCAACCTGACGAAGATGAGGAGTTGACCGAATGGCAACAGGAACTTCAAGCATCGGAGCGACTGCTCTTTGATGTGTTGAAAGACCGAGACTTCGTACAGCGCATGGCTGACAACGAATGGTCGTGCAACGTGGGCAACACCTCACGTGAGGAGTTCCAGTTCACCATCATGAAGTGTGTGGCTGAGGACACATGGCGCAAAGCAGGGTACAAGCGATACAGCGACTGCTTCGTCGGAGCACCGACGCTCACATACAAACGCATCTGTAAGGATGCTGAGTTCATTGAGACATTCATCATTCGTGAACTCAACCCACATCAAGATACTTACCTTGATGCGGACGATGTTATCCAACACTACTTTGAGGAACATCTCAGTTACGACACGAGCAAGCCACTGTCCAACGGTATGTACTTTCACTGGAATGATGCACACCAAGAGTGGTCACTCAAGGACACACCACAGGAGGAATGAATATGATACACGAAATAATTGACGCAGAACATTTTGAGAACTCAGTGCATCTCTTGGTGCAAGAACATCAAGAGGACCATCCACACTTATCGAGGTTGGGCGTACTCACCATTACGCAGGGCTACCTGATTGCGATGCTCAAGAACTATCGCAACGGCGACTTGCTCGACGACATCGTTTGGGATGAGGAGGAATGAACATGAACATTGACGATTTGAAAGACAAGATAAAGACGCTGGAACGTGCGAAAGACGCAGTTGAATATGTGCTGCATTACATCTCGGAGGTTGAGGGATATTGCAGTCAAGTTGGTGTCGAAGGTTCGCATCATGGAGAGATGGAGTACGAAGATGTGCTTTGTCGAATCGAGGATGAACTCAGCGAGATTGAGAACGCACTTGAACAACTGGGCGTGACACTATGAGTGGAACAATGATAGCACTACGAGTAGCACAGAAAGAACTCAGGCAACTGCGTGAGTTCCGAGACAAGATAGTCGAAGAATGGAGCAAGCCCAATCAATGCAATCAAGCATTCGGTAAAGATGTGAGGCACTTGATGTTGGTGTACGGTTTCATCCGTTTCGATGAAGAGACGAAGAGATACGAGGTAATTGAATGAAAGTTGAGGTTGAACAATACAGTGATAGGTTTGGTGCACGCGTTGCCTTGCGCTTTGCGTACAATGCTGATGCGAAGGATGCGCTCAAGAGTGCTTTGCCTTTCCCCCAAGTGAAGTGGGAAGGGGATAAGAAGGCATGGTCAGTGCAGCAAGCAAGAGGCACTATCATCAAGGCGTGTGAAGTGCTGGTAGGGCATGGGTATGATTGCTCCGCCCTGTATGCATTGGTGGGTGATGCTGATGTGCGCTCGCCCAGTGATGTGTGGGTGGAAGTGAATGGTGGTCAGTTGGAATTGCACTGGCCGTATATTCCTGACGAGGGCTTGCGAGACTCAGTGCGACTGACGGTGCGAGCCATCTCAGGTAGACGATTCAATCCTGACAAGAAGTGTTGGACCATCCCAATCGGACAGGCGAGAACATTGCATGGATTGTTGGAGGACATTTACAAACCACTGGCTCAGGCAATCATCGACTGTCCACAAATCCAACAGGAGATTGAGGACAGCATCGAACGTGTCGAGATGAGTGGTGCAACTGAACTCAAGGAGGTTGATGCCGACGACCTGCGACGACGACTCAAGGAGGCGTTGCCCGACGGTCTTGAACTCTATCCATTCCAAGAGGTTGGCGTTGCGTTCGCTGAGGCGAGCGACGGACGTTGTTTGATTGGTGACGAGATGGGGATTGGCAAGACCATCCAAGCGATTGCATACGCTGCACTTCACCCGACTCAACGACCCATGATTATCGTCGCACCATCCAACGTCAAGTACAACTGGCTCAAAGAAGTTCAGCGTTGGATGCCTGACGAGACTGTGTCTGTTGTCAACACTGGTAAGCAAGCCATTGAGGACACCAACATTGTCATCATCAACTACGACCTTGTTGGCAAACAAAGTCAATCACTGCAATCACTGTGGGCGAAGATAATGGTCATCGACGAGGTTCACTATCTCAAGAACAAGAAAGCCAAACGCACCGAAGCAACGATTGACTTGGCTCGCTCAATCGACAAAGTCATTGCACTCAGTGGTACGGCTATCTCAAGCCGACCATCGGAGTTCTTCAACTCACTGAACACACTGCGTCCGCAACAGTTCCCTTCTGAGTGGGACTACAAGCAACGCTACTGTGACCCGTGGCACAACGGCTTCGGATGGGACTTCACTGGTGCGAGCAACATCAAGGAACTGAATGAACGGACACGAGACCTGTGCATTCGCAGGCTCAAGTCTGAGGTACTCACCGAGTTGCCCGACAAGGTTCGTCAGTTCATTCCAGTGGAACTCACTAAGACAGAACGCCAAGAGTATGACCTGACTCAAGAGGAACACTGGCAGGTCATTGACTCACACGCTGCTCGTGGCGTACCACTACCCAAAGGCTACATGCTCAACATGCTGAACGAACTGCGTCACATCTGTGGTCGCATCAAAGTTCCGTTTGCTGTTGATTGGATAAAGCAATACTTGGAACAGACCGACAAGCAACTGGTTGTCTTTACCCATCACCGTGACGTGCTCAAAGGCATTGTCGATGGCATGGGTAAGAACTACACTGTGTCCACCATCAGTGGTGATGTCAACAGTAACGAACGACAGTTGCGAGTCGAAGCCTTCCAAGCCGGTGACATTGACGTACTCGTCTGTAACACCATGGCTGCGAAAGAAGGTATCACACTCACTGCGGCTGACACCGTTCTCTTCCTTGAACGAGAATGGGTGCCGACCGATGAAGAACAGGCCGAAGACCGTGTGTATCGCATTGGTCAGGAGAGCCAAAGCGTCAGCGCTGTTTACCTATCCGTTGTGAACAGCATCGACGAGCACTTCGACAGGGTTGTCGAAGCCAAGCGTGAAGTCGTCCGAGCAGTGCTCGATGGCGGCGACGTGCAAGAGCGACAAAGTTTGGTCAAGGAATTGGTCAAGCGATTGAAGCAACAGAACGGATGGAATTACACAGAGGAATAAACATGAGTGAAAAAACAATAGGCGTTGGAAACATAATCAAAGGCTTCAATGAAAAATTGCAAAAGGAACGAGAGGAAGTCAAGCGGTTGCGTGAAGTGATTGATGGAGAACACCCTACATTTGATTGGGCATCAAGACAAACGATAGCGAACCTTGAGGCAGAAGTCAAGCGATTGCGTGAAGCGTTCATAACTGCGGTTCGCCATGTTGGTGAACACGACCTCAGTAGAGATGATTTGTTCAGCAAACTTGACGAGGATTTGTTCAGTTTGTGGTTGTTTAGGAGTGAGTAGAATGATTGACACAGACAAATACGAAGAGTTTGAGAATGCTATGAATGAAGGGAGAATTGAGCGAGTACATTGTTTATGGGCACTCGCAGAAGTCAAGCGGTTGCGTGAAGAAAACAAGGAGAAGCGTGAAATGGTGAGAAACTACCAGCAAGAACTTGAGTCCTTGCGAGAACTGAACTGGCTCTTACAAGACAAGTATGACATTCTTGAGCAACTTAAGGGATTTGATGAGATATTGGGGTTGATTGGATGATTGACACAAGAAAATACAAAGGACACACACCCGCACCGTGGAAACCTGTTCAACTAAGTAATAGGTGTTGGACTGTTGGGAACTTATCAGTTGAATGGCAAGAAGCCGACAAAAACCTCATAGCCGACGCACCACTCCTGCTCGCAGAAGTCAAGCGGTTGCGTAGTGGAATGCAAGATATACTTGATGAGTTTGAAACCACGAAAACAGATATGTGGAGTATCATAAAGCGCATACAGGAGTTGATTGAATGAAAACAATAGACGAACACATTGACGAATTAGCACAAGAGGCACGGGACTTGGAGAAGAAACTGACACTGATGTCAGACCTCAAGCAGTGCATGAGAGAAGGGCACACATGGCAGTTCACAGTTGAGGACACGTTCTCAAGAGTGGACAAGGTTCGCCTGTTCTGTACCAACTGTGGTGCGGAGTGGCTTACGGTCACAAGGGATTTGTCAGCAGAGATTGTACACAACGATGCTCACAACTTGGGCATCGACTTGGCTGACCTTGAACACGAAGAAAAGGTCGATACCCCTGACGAAATCACCCAGCCGAGCGAATCAGAATACAGCACAGTAAACCACAAGGATGTGCTCAAGCCGTTTGAGGAATACGACAAGAGCAAACTCTTCAAGCAGGTGGGAGAAGAATAATACGAGTCCATCGATTTTGGGCTGCCCTATTTAAAGAAGTAAGAAAGATAGGACTGCCAACTTCCCCAAAATTTAGGGGACTAATCGAGGCGATTGAAACAAACAATTGAAATAGAACAAAAAAGAGGAATGAATATGACAGGAACAACTGTAATAGGAAAAGTGACAGAAAGCGGTCCGAACGGGTTTACCATTGAGTACCCGTCAGTGGCTGGATTGAAAACGGTAACCATCCCAATGGGTGACTTAGAGCGCTATGAGATACTTGGCGACGGACGAGTCGCCTTGATGGTATCAGACAGCGCAGGTGAACTGACTGGCGACGGCGCCCCGTACATTGTAACGGCGAACGACATTGCGATAGCCGGTGCGCTTGAGCATGGTGAGGACATGAGCACCATCACCATCGAGCCACAAGAAGAAGTGCAAGACGAAGTACCTGCCTTTGAAGCGGGTGAAGTTGAGGTGTCTGTCTCAGACAACGGCGAGGTTCTCGTCGCTGAGGTCGGTCCCTTCGACGACATGCTGTACAGCGGTGGACGCAAGAACAAGGCTACGGCTGACTGGGACTTCATCCCAGTCGAGAAGATGGGTCACATTGTCTTTGACGATGTCGAGTCCAACATGGGTCGAGTGGCACGCATCAACAACCTTGATGGCAAGCCAGTGGTCAAGCACGTCTTCAACCCGAACTACAAGTCTGAGGCTCGCCCTGCGGGTGCTCACCTTGGGACATTCAGTCCGTCGTACTACGCCATGCCATACGCCAAGGGCTTCCGCCCTATCTTGGAACTGGCTGCGAAGAACGGATGGAATGCCAAGGTCTTCGCTTACGAAGAGGGCAAGAAGGCACGGCTTGACTGTGACGTATCGAGCAGTGTCAACTGGGACGACTACGGCAAAACTCACCTTGGGCAAAAGTGGCAAAACCACGGCTTCTTGAAGCAAGGTGATTACCGCATCGGCTTCTCAGTGCACAACAGCCTTGACGGGTCATCGGCCTACAAGGTCAATGCGATTGCCATGCGACTTGCCTGCACCAACGGTATGGTCTTGGGCAAGCAACAGACGCTGTTCAGTCTCAAACACACTGAGGGTGTGATGGGCAACTTCGACTTCCAAGGTCTTGCATCCAAGATTGATGCAGTCATCCGTGAAGCGATGATGGAACTGGCTGAGGTTGAAGCGATGCGAAACATCGAAGTCAGCGCTGAGTCGTTTGAGAAACTCCTCACCCTGTGTGAGAAGCATGACCTCATCACCAAGCCACGTGTTCACCGTGACGACAATGCCAACATCAGCCACCTCACTGGTGGTCACATGTGGCGAGTCGCCATGGACGGATGGACGAAGCCTGCGAACCACTGGGTGCGTGTCCAAGAAGAGGACAAGAACACCCTGTACCACGTTTACAATGTGATGACTGGTGCGATTACACACAAGCCTGTGTATCAAGACAATGACCAGTACAAGAACAAGCCACTTGAGGGCAAGAAACTTGGATTCAATCAAATGGACAAGCGACTGCACGCAGCACACAAGATGCTACGTGGTGTTGCTGACCAAGTCCAATCGGCGTGGATGGTCGACAGCGGTAACAGCGTGATTGCGCCTGACAACCTGCGAGGCACATCATCCGAACTCATTGAGGGTGTGCTTGCAGCAACCCCTATGATTTCGGAGGTCATTTACTGATGGCAGACAGAATGCGAGCACAAGACTTTGACAGCGACGGTTACTTCTGTCCTGACGGTGAGGCGAGATACTCACTGCTTGGACACCCGATTGCCATACCTGCGATGGTTACCTACAGCGGGAAGACTGAGCACGAGGAGATTATCCTCAGTGCCCATGTTCCCATCGGTGACTGCCCACGGTGCGGTGAGCGAACCGTCGGTGACACACTCATCTTTGCAACGAACCAATACAGGTTGCTCGTATTGTGCTGCTGCGACAGAGTCATTTGGACGACTGAGGAATTTTTGAAGGAGAAGAGGGAAGAAAATGGAGAACGAACTGAACGAGATTTTGAATAAACTACAGCCATACCAAGTGTGGGACTTGACCGGACAAGGTCTTGTTTACATGAAAGGTGAAGGTGACGAACTGAAACTGCTTGCGACATTCAATTCAATGGATGCTGCGAAGGTGCACGGCGTCATCAAGGGTGAGGTTGAAAAGAGGGGATGGGTCCTTGACGAATCAGAAGCCCGTGTGATTGGCGACCCTGATGAACAATTTGAGTTCTCACTGGGACTCAAGCAACAACAACTGGAGTCAATGCAATGCCCGAACCCTGAGTGTTCGCTACCGATTGCAGCCTACGGATTTGACCAAGCATCTTGGCGGTTCTTGGGTGAGCAAGAGGGCACGGACGATGAAGGGAAGGTGTTGTCCTACGAGGACTGGGGCGTCGAGGTACCATGCTCAGTGTGCGAGCATCAGATTCTGTTGCCACCACGTGACTTTGAGTTGCTTGTTGGCACAGACTTCTTGGAAAACTATCGCACTGAGGTTGTGACCTATCGGGTGGTGCATCCACCTGAGGCGGCTGAGATTGTTGATGCACGAGACGAAGAACTAGGGCGCATGGTTGTCCTTGGTTCCGTCTGTGGTATCAGCGGTGAGCGACTGCCGATTCACTTGCGTGGTCGGCCTGCGATTTACGAATGGAACGAAGAGGAGGAATGAACATGAGTTGGGATTACAAGAAAATGACAAGACTTGCGTGCTTTGTAGCACAGGCAGGTATGGATGAATGGGACAGGCAGTCAGTAGAAATGCTGGTTGATGTCTGTGGTTGGGAAGTGGCTGATGATTTCTACGAACGATACGAGATTACGTATGGTGCCAGTTGCGCTCAACAGCGAATATGGATTAACGAATTAGCAGAACAGGAGGAATGAAGATGGATTTTAGAATACAAGACATTGATTGGCAAGGCCAAGAAGTATACTTCACGCTACGTCGAAGCGACGGGGTGGAGGGAAAGGTACAACTGAACATGTGGTCAATCATCAGGGATGATTGGGATGACTACATCAACTGGGAGGAATAAACAATGAACGAAGAAGGATTAGAAAAGATACAAGAAGAGACACTCGACTGGGTGAGCGACTGGCTGAACCACGACAGTGGCGTCAAGAAATTGAAAAACAAATTGGCGCTGTACTTGTCGATTGAGGATTTGAACTCTGTTGCGAACGAGGTCATCCAAGAGGTGTGGTGCGAGATAGAGTTCACGATGGCCGACGCTATCATCGAATGGTGCGAGAACCGATACGAGGAGTTGAACGAATGAACGAACGACCATTGCAATATCAGACAGTACAAGAGTTGGTTGACTCAGCCAACCGCATAGCACATGTCAATGAACTGACAAACTTGACGAGCATACTTGAGTATGTCAAATCAAAAGTTGAACAACTGGAGAATCAGAAGAAGCACTTTCAAGGATTGTCCTTGCGAGTGTTTCAGTTCTTGGACGAGCACTACCCTGACGCACCGGGCGAGTTTGACATCATCGAGAACGGAGGCGAGTTGGAATGACTCGACTGACTGTAGGTCAGAACTCATACTTGGATTTAGAATACGTCAACGAACACTGGTGGCAAGTCACATTTGCTCACCGAGTTCCGGGTGCACATGTAGGTTACATGGTACGCAAGACGACGCGTGGCTACGAGGTCTTTCACAAACTGACTGACGCAGGTCCACGTGTCATACTGCCGAACCGATGCACACTAATAGACGAGGAGGAATGAACATGTACGACTGGTACGAAAAGATGGACGCACAGGTGTGGGAAGACCGAGCGAACGCAGCGTACGAATGCGACGTGTGTGGCAAGATTGTCGACAGCGTCGAGGAGTATGATGTGGACGGCACGATGGCTTGCTCACATTGCTTTGCACTACGAGAGGAGGAATGAATATGACAAGTAGAAATGGTGAATGGAATATAGCAGTATGGAAGAAACAAAGTAGTTTTGAAGAAGCCGACAAAGCGTGTAAGCACGCTTGTGGTTTAGGATTGGAGAAGGCATGGGAAGACACGAGTGGATGCAATGTACGTGTTGGTTTCGGCGGTCATCATTGGATGTCACCCGAAAGCGTAGCGGAAGCAATTGCTTACTTGTACTTTGACTACAGACCTTACGGAATGGAGGAATGAACATGACAGAAGAAACATTCAGGCAAAAGATTGCAAGAGAGTCAAAGGAACGAAAGGCAAAGGCTGAGGAACGACGCATCGCAGCGTGGAACAAGCGCAAGGCTTTGACATTCAACCAAGCGATTGACAAGGGCTTGTTCAATGTCGAGTGCTGTACCGACTGTGGTGCAGAACGAACTCGACTCTACATTCAATTGGAGGGCATGTATGCAGGCAACCGATACTGTCGAGCGTGTGCTATCGAGACGCTCAAGAGTGAGCATTTCTGAGGAGGAATGAAGAATGAACAAGAAAGTAAAAATTGTAACATTGAAAAACAAAGACAAGAAGAAAGTGAAATTGTTGGAATACAACAGACCAGTAAACAAATCACTTGTGAACAAATTGAAAGAGAGCATGAGCAATTATGGGGTGCTTTCAGCATTGACCGTCTACGAAACTGAAAACGAGTGTCTACTGATAGACGGACAACACCGGTGGACTGCTGCGTGTGAGTTAGGTTTGGACATGCCAGCGATAAGTATCAGTTGGGATGCAATGAATGCGATAGTCGAGTTGAATACTATTCAAGTCAATTGGACCATGGAAAACTTCGTTGACTTCTTTGCATCACATTCAGACCCTGTCATCAGTAATGCGTACAGTAAACTACGTGACAGAAAGGTAACTCACGGCAAAAAATTGACTTACTCTTCGCTTGCTAAGATATACGGTAAACCGTATGGTGGAGATGCTTTCAAGAAAGGTAAATGGCGACCAACTGACATGGAAAGAGGCGACAAGTTCGTTTCGTATTTGGATGAAATAGTTCAATACTTACCTTACGCACATAGTGCGAGGTTTATTCATGCCTACACTGATGTGGCCTTTCATGATGATTACGACCACGCTCGGATGATGAAGAAGTTAGGACAGGAGCATGGGGTATCAGTCATTACATCAAGCAACCCATCAAATTATGGTAAGATGCTTACGAAGATTTACAATTATCATCAATCGAAAAACTTGGTCATGTTCAAAGCAAGTTGGATTTAGAGGTATGAAGAATGACACAAACGATTCAATGGCGAAGGCCATGTACAGAACGAAAATGGAAAGGTCAGGCTGAGGTTGTACTCAGCACGGTGACCAATGAACACGAGCCTGACGACTATCGCATGGACATCCGTGTACGTCGCATTGCCGACCATCCTTCGGGAGCAGGTTGGACAAAGCAAGGTGTTCGGATGAGCAAAGAGGATGCGTACTCGTTGGCTCAGGCTATCATGAACTCGATTGACGAGGTGAAAGAATGAGAGTTGAAGTTGTCCCGATGTGGGGATTGAAACTACGAGCATTGATTATCGAAGAGGGCGACGAGAGTCAGCCCTGTGAGAACTGTGGCAAACCGATGTGGCAACACGAGGACCTTGCCAAAGAGGATGTTGACTGGTGCATGAACTGCAACGACGAACAGAACCGAGCGCACATGACAGACACTGAACTGAGCATGTGGACGATTGACCAACACAACAAAGGAAAGATTGTGATGGTTGTTACAGGAAGTGAATAGAATGACAATGAAAGAAAAATGGATGGACGACGCCCGACACGTAGCACGACATGGAGTGAATACGAACAAATCAGATGGGCATCGCGCATCGTTCTTCGGACTACCCATGTTATATGACTCACTTGCACAACTCAATGACCTCGACTCAGAAGGTCGGGCGGCTGTTTCTGACATCGTAATTGAATGGGCGAATGGTTCGGGCCTTCCAAAGAGATTATGGGAAACAAACGGAGCGATATTTCGAGCATATTACGAGGAGAAGAAAGCCATACAAGGTGATTCATACCGTAAGGACTTCCCGTGTGGTTGGTCATTACAGTATGCAGACACATTACGAAAAGACAGGAGTGAATAAAATGATAACAAAAGAACAATGGGCGGACAAAGCCCTACACGTAGCACGATTTGGAAAGAACGCATCGTCAGGTGAACACGCAGCGTGGGAGGGCTTACCCCTTCTTCGCAAGGCATTGAACGCACTGTCAGCGCTTGACCCGAACCATCGACAAGGTGTCGTGGACATTGTAACAGATTGGCAGGCTCATCGCTATGACAATTTTTGGGAAATACTACAAGCAATGTGGACAGCACACGCTGAGGAAACTGAACGAAAGGGATGAGAAAATGATGAAACTGGAAGACATGAAAAAATTTGCAGCATTGAGTGACCAAGAACAAGCGACGGCCATTCGCCGTGAGGAATTGAGGCTGGAAGCGATTGAGGCTTACGACTCCGAGTGGTTCAAGCCTGACAGTTGGTCTTCATTCTTAGAACCTGACTGCGGTTGCGGTGACCCTTACTGGTCGTTGGACAAAGAGGGACAAGAAGGACTCCTCGTTTGCTTTGACAGCAAGGGTAACATCGGCTCCGATATGTGGGAGAGTGTTCAGATGAGGAATCTTTGGTGCACTCACTGTAGCGGTAAGCCGAAGGCTCCTCAGTCTTACATTGATGAATACATCGCTGAACGCATGGAAGTGGACGAATGAACATATTTGTATTAGACAGAAGCGCAAGAGAAGCAGCACGAATGCACTGCGACAAGCACGTTCCTAAGATGTGTGTCGAAGCAGCACAAATGATGGCATCAGCCCTGCGCCGACACGGTGCGACTGACCAGCAAATGCCACTGACCAAGAGTGGCACACCCTACAAAGGTGGCTACGCTCACCACCCATGTACAGTATGGGCGGGCGACACTCGTAGCAATTACTCTTGGCTCGCCCAGTACGGCGACGAGTTGTGTCGTGAGTACAGCAAGCGGTTCGGTAAAGTACACGCTTGCCATGATGCAATAGGTCGTATGCGTGGAATGATTATCGCCCTCATACCTCCGGGTGACCCTACACCATTCGCATTGGCTATGCCTGATGAGTTCAGACCCATGTGGTTTAGCGAGCATAGAGGTATCATGTACCCTGACGACTATGCCGACAAAAGACTCACTCATGCTTCACATCAAATAGCAGTTGAAGCCTACCGTCGCTACTACCATTCCAAGCAGTTCGCTAAGTGGGAGAAAGGTACACCTGCTCCCGACTGGTGGCGAGGCGTGGAGGTGACAGCGTGAGCATCGTTGACTTTAGCGAGCACGGCTCAATCATCGTCCACAAGGACATCGTCGACGGCGGACTAATGCAGTTCATTCCCGACGACGGCAAACAATCGACTGCACGAAAGATGCATAAGATGCTCCTTGAATGGGGCAAGAATAATAACAGGGAGATTGGCCTGATGGTCACTGCCAAGAAGGGATGGCCCACACCGTGTGCCATCGTATTTCAAAAGGAGATGAAAGAATGAAACTGTTTAAACGGATGAAAACAAATGAGAGAGAAATGCTATTGAGCATGTTAGCAAACGATACTGAGAATAATATGAGGTTGTTGGTCGAGCAAGCCAAATTTGACAGTGACTGTCAATTCAACTTTTTAAATATACTCGACCTCGCCGACTATCTAGGTAGTCGGTGGGGCATCGATTTCAGAACGATGTGCTTTGATGAATGGAATAAAGAAGGAGAGTGAAAGCATGAGCAAAGAATACATTGAAGACAGAATTGAACAATTGGAACGAGACAACGAATCGCTACGTGAGCAGGTCAAGGACTTACTCCACGAGGTGAATGATTTGTATGAACGTGACAACAAGACAGTGACCATGTTACTGGGCGCTGTCAAAGAGTTGCAAGAGTTGACTGCAAACACTTGGGAATTTACATATCCGATTGAGTGATTACCTTGCTACTATCGACTGCTGCTGAGGCAGCACGCACACTCCGTAGGTTGTACTATCGACGCAACAGCGACGACAGTGCGGCTGACTTTCGTGAGTCCATGCGTGCCGTGTCTGATATGGTTGAGCAATCAGCCGAAGACTACGAGGACATCATTGACATCTTCTTCCCGAAGTATTCACGACATCCTCGCCAGTTCATTTCAGACAGCCACATCAGAGAGTCTGTCTGTCGAGAACTTGGTATCTCAGGCTTGGTGTGGGACGAGGCATTGGCGGGGCAACCCATCGTGCCGACCCTTGCATCGGAGAGCAATGAGGAACCGAGCAACTTGACAGTCAAGCAAGCGATGATGCTCATGCACCGACTGAACGAAACACCCGTGTTGGATGTAGCCAAGCAACTCAGTCAACTTGAGGCTGAGGCGTTTTGGTCAAGGGCACTGGGCGAAGCCCCGCCCTATCCAATCGACCGTTTCATTCAGCGCTGTTCACATCTCACTGGTAGTAGGGCGCTGAGCCTCAAGGCAGTGAGGCGCATACTCGACACGATGTCACCCGCTGAGTATCTTGTAAGGACACTCAAGGATGAGAGCGAGGAGGTCAAACCCCTCGACCACATCCAACCGGGTCAGCCGTTTCGTGGACCAGTGTACAAGTCGTGGACACAGACAACTGCACCAAGTAGTAGTTATCTTGAGGTCATCAAAGCACAGCGTCGATACCTGCACGTCGTGGAGTTCCCTGCGGGGACACTGCGAGGCACACTGTACAATCAGGACAAGCAACCTGTTGGCAAGATTGACACGTTCTTCTTGCCGACTCAGACTGTTGGTGTCTATGAGGTTGAGGTGTCAGGTAATTCGATTGTATCAGTCAGTGATGTATTGTCGATGGGTCAAGACTGGGAAGTGTACAAGCGACCCTATCGAGAACGCATCGAGGTTCTCAACACAGCAACCTTCAAAGTACCCATCAAGGTGGGTAGGCTTCTTGAGGAAGGCGAGAACTTGACGAACGCACTAATAGCCATCAACGATAACGAACGACTGCGTCTCAAAGACGGCGGTCCTCTCGACATCGGAGGGCATGGTGGCTACGTTGTGATGGACGGAGCATATCAGATTCACTTGCTCGGTCTTTCTGTAAAGAAGGATGCGGAGTATGAAACGCACTTGAGGCTCGGAGTCTTGGATGGCTTCGACCCATACCAAGTGCTTGAGGTTAAATTAAACGCCTCAGTTGCCAACCACTTGAGGACAAGGTTGGCGAAGAACGGAGTCCTCGTCGGCAATCACTGGATGCCGATTGAAGAACAAGCCATTGTATTGGTTGGTCAGGTCAAGGATATGAACCTGTCAACCATGTCGATGGTGGGCGAGGTAATGTATGTTGACGACAACCTCGGATTCAGTGATACAAGTCAACTAACGGACCTCATCGAAATGGTGTAATTTTGATGACCCTATTTAAAGAAATAAGAAAGAGGAGATATGATGACCGAAGTTTGGAGGGAAAAATACAGACCAACTCTTGTCGACCAAATGGTCGGCTGTCAAGAGTTGAAACGAGATTCACGAGAATGGTCGGCGGAAACAACACCGCCGTGCCTTCTCTTCATAGGACCGTCAGGTGTGGGTAAAACAACGGCGGCGATGGCGTTGGCGAGGGGAGCATTGGGGAGTGCGTTTGACCCTGCCAACGTCGTCGTCACCAACGCCAGTGATGACAGGGGGATTGGGTATATCCGAGATGAACTCAAGCACATTGTCTCACAGAAAGCACTGATGGCTTCACACCGATACATCATCTTGGATGAAGCGGATTCACTAACGAAAGATGCACAAAAGGCATTGCGTCAAATCATGGAGACAAGTCACAGGACTGTACGATTTATTCTTACAGCCAACGATATAGGTGGTTTCCACTCAGCAATAATTGACAGATGCCGAGTATATCATTTCAAGCCCATGACATCTGATGAAATAGAACAGGTGGCATTGAACATTCACGAGCAAGAGCAATTACCTGATGCATGGAAAGAGTATTACAGAAACTTGGGTTCTTATTACTCCGGCAGTGCAAGAAAAGTAGTTGATACATTGCAGTCTTTGTCAAAGACTGACGACGCACTAATGGAACATATACGTGGTCGTGGTAACAACATGGCAAAGGCTGCGCTTAATTTAGCAGGCGGCGACTATAAGTCGCTTGCTGCATATATTCTACGAGAACTTGAAGAAGGCAACAACCGCTTCGGAACATTAAAGAAGTTGAGGTTCCGAGCACGACCCCTGCTGGAAGAGGGAGAAGAGTGGTATGCGTTTATGAGAACATACGGTCGTTTTATTATAATGACGAACGAATGGCCTGATGACGATATAGCATTCTTTGAGTATTTCGTAGCAACCCTAAAACAAAACATGGAAGTGAAACAATGAATGATGAAGTAATGGAACGTATAAAAGCATACGCAGAAAGAACTGGAAAAGAAGAAGAAGAAGCAACGAAGGAGTTTGAGCAGTGGCTCAGCGATGAGTTCGGTGTGACTGACTGGCAAAGTGAAGACCCCTATCTGTTGACAGAATGGGCTGAGATGTTTGTCATCGACACACGAAACCTTGGACGAAGTGGCAGCGGTGGTAACCGTGATACGATTCAATTCGTAGGCCACGTTCTTGGATTGAACGACGCCCCGACCGACCTACGTCGACGACAGCGAGAAGAGGCCGTGAACCTCTTCAAGCGTGACAGTAACCGTGCTATCGAGCAAGGTATGATTGGTATAATCAAGGCGAAAGAGGGAGTATGGCACGTCAACGGCGAGCCGACCAATGAACGTGTTGATGGTGACAACCTACCGTGGTTCGCACTTGAAGTTGACAACACCATGGTCGCCCTTCTTAACAATCGTGAGGGCACAGCCACCTTCGGCAAGCCGATTGCACCAACAAGCGAAGTGCGCTACATGCACTTCCTCGGCAACGAGGTCAACAGCCTCATCGAGAACCCACGTCTGTGGCGTATCGCACTGAGTGGCAACAGCATGTCAGCACAATACGATATTGGTCAACTGTGCCAAGTCCAAGTCATTCCTCCGAATGACCCGACACGAGACACAGTGTATACGAACCGTGACTTCTGTGACACAATCACATACATCGAGAACGATGGTTCCATGACGGACTTCTCGGATGCAGCACGCTTTTGGGTCAGCGACAAGCACGACACTTACGTCGACATGGCCGAACTCCTTGAAGCGTACGACGACCGAAAGATTGCCTACAACGACGGCTTCCTTTCGCCGACAGTTATCACAAAGGGGTATGTCAGTCGACTCAACAAAGAGGCGAACGACAACCAGTACGACAGAACGGGACGCAACTTCCGTCTGAGCATCACAAGCCTGAGCGCTCAGTCGAAGTATGGTCGAGAGTCCCCACTGTCCGAGATTACCGTATGGATTCCGGGCACCCTGAACGACGAGAACAATCCGTTTGAGTTCAAGAAGGGTGGTGAATGGGTACCTTATGCTGAGCGCACACCAGTGCTCATCTGTGGGCAACTCAAGACACGGATGTTCCGAGATGACATGGTGCCGAGCCTCACGGCTTACGGTATCTATGTTCCTCCACGAACAGCACGACCGGGAGCAACGGGTGGAAACACAGACATCGACCAATTTTGAGGTGAAGAAAAATGAGTGGATTAGACGCATTGAAGGCAGCACTGAACAAGGCTGTTGAAGAAAACAAAGAAGAGAAGAAGACCGAACCCCCCGTGCAATCTGAGCCAGTTGAGCCAGTTGCCAAGAAGGAGGAAGCACCTGCTCCGAAGAGTGGTGCTACGACGAACTACCCCGAACTGATGAACGAGTTCGACCAACAGACGGTTCAGTCGAAGTTCAAGCCGTCGACCATCTTCTGTGGCATTGGAGGTCACAGTGGTCGAGGCAAGACTGGTGCCATCATGGATGCCTTTGCACACTATGCTGAGGACAATGAGATGATGTGGTGTATGGACTTTGACAGTGGTGCTCTCGATTGCAAAGAGACGCATTACCCTGACGACGACCGCTTCCGTCTTTGGAACCCATGGTCGACACAGGTCGGCAACCGAACAGCGTTCGACTATCAGAAGACACACCAGCGTGTGATGGACATCTGTAAGTTCGCACTGGAGTATGCTCGCAACCAGCGTGACCCTGAGTGGGACAAGCCTCGATTGAAGGCGTTCCTTGTCACTGCGGTTGACCAGTTCGACCAAGTGTGTATCAACAACATGAAGATTTACGACCTTGAAATGGATGCAAAGGATGCGATTGAAGCAGCCGCCTCCAAACTCAACAAGGAGATTGGTTGGAACTGGAACATCCGTTCGACCCGATTCAAGCAACTGACTGCGTTGTGCCGACAGATGAACATGCTTGGCGTGGACGTCTATTGGGAGACGCACATCAAGTCAGCCGACGATGAGTACAGCCATGACGGTTGGAAGTTCGTATGGGAGAAGCAGGCCAACAACGACCTCACACAGATTCTATGGTGCAAGGACACCAAGGTTCGTGACGAAGACGGTAAGGAGACGGGTGAGACTCGCTACTCCGCTGAGTTCGTCAAGGTCAAGACCAACCCGAACTTGCAGGGTCAGGAACGCACGTTCTTCGTGACGAAGAAGGGGCAGAACGCTGAGTGGTACGGCTTGCCGGAACTACGAGACAGGACCCTGTGAGGCGTATGCCTACCTTTGAAGCGGACAGAAAAGCACTGATTGGCTTCGTTGACACTTTTGCTAAGGGTGTCGACGACCTCGTGCTTCGGGTATCGTCGGGCACTATCATCGCTGCCGTGGGTCAATTGACGCACTACTTGCGAAAGGGTATGCCTTGCACCAGTGATGATGAGGGCCACATATACGTGAGCGATGTCGCTCGCCTCTTGGCCTTCCTCAAGTCGGTGACATCAGCCGACGTCACAGTCAACCAACGAGGTCGAGGTCGACCCTTGCACGTCAAGGGTGGCAACAGCAACCTTGAGTTGCCGACCAGCACATACATTGCATCGGACAGTGACGTCAGCCTGATTGAAAAGATAGTCAAGAAAAGCGAGGAGAGCATGTGGACATCCTTTGGGAACGCACCCCTGCCTGCCGAGGCTGTGGTCGACGGGTCTGACCTGTACCCACTGGCGAAGGCAACGAAGGTGATAGGTAATCTGTTTACCTGTAAGGCCGAGTTGCGACCGAAGGACAGTGACTTCACGGTCATGGCGTCCAAGTCCAGCAAGGGCAAGATGTTCGTTAACGCTGAGGCTGAGCAAGTGTCAGGCGACAAGGAGTCGTATGTATCGCACTTCGCCCACTGGCTGCCTGACCTGTTGGGCACGGTGCCGAATCAGAACGTTTCGATTCACATGGGTGAGAACGCACCCCTCGTCATACGAGGAGGCAATGGTGACTTTCTACTCATTGTGTTTGACCAAGAGGTGGACGAATGAGAAAATGTTCCAAGCGTAAGTGCACACTACCGGCTCGACGAGGCTTCCGCTTTTGTGCGGGACCTCGATGCTCCGAACTGTGGAAGAAGGAGGAAGAGGAATGACACTCATCACAGGTCATGAATGTAAGATGTGCGATACCTTTGGCGACTTTTGGATAGTCAAAGAATCGAAGGCCGTTGAAACGTGGGTTTGTCAAAGTTGCGGGAGTAGGTACACACATGACGCAAATGTGCATTGACTGCAACAAGCGACCAATCACGAGGTATTGGAAGCACTGCAAGCGATGTGCTACATGTGCAAGGCTCAGAAGAGAAGAACAAAGGAGAGAGAAAAATGAATGAAATACAAAAACAATATGCATCAGCAAATAGTCTGATTATCGACTTGAAAGAAGTGGCATCCATACAGTGGATTGTCATACCTGACGAGTTGGACGACAACCGAGTCATCAGTGTACGGTTTTACCTACGTGGACACGGGCAATACTTCAACCGACGAACTTCACGGAGACACTTGAAAGAGTTGATACGCCGATACAAATCAGTCAACACCGATGTGCTTTGCATGGGTGAAGATGAATGATTATCGAACAATACTATCCTGACCCTGAGGGCATGGCTGCGCTGTACAAGCGATGGCGCTCACCCGAAGGTGAACTGATTGAAGAGACGGTGACGGACTTCCAACCCTACACATGGGTAAGAGCCGACACCCCTCCCCGCCTTTTGACTCGGCTGAGTGAACGGTACTATGGGCTGACCATCGACCGTTCTACGAAGGCTACTGGTCTGTATGGTGAGGACTTGATTCGTGTCAACGTGATGCGACCCAACGACTTGCACGGCGTGCGTCGTGAGATTGAGACATGGGAGGCTGACCTACGGTTGCCCGACAGATACCTCATTGACGAAGTCAGTGAGATGCCTGACTGGACACCACGTGTATGGCACCTCGACCTTGAGTGGGACCCGGTCAAGGGCTTCACTACCGTCATTGCTTTCACAGACAGCCACACCAATGAGAGTGTAGCCTACTGTTGGTCGGAACGCTCAGCGAGAGAGTTGGGCGACGACGAGTGCATCGACGAGGTGCGTCATGTAAAGCACGAGTATGAGGATGGCACTACCGCCGACTTTTCATACAGACGAGTGATTTGTAACTCCGAGCGTGCAATCTATACTCGCTTCCTCGACCATCTTGAGGAGGCTAATCCTGACGTCTTCGTTGCTCACGCACTGATGTGGGCTGACCTGCCACACATGGTGGGTCGATTGACTCAGAAGAAGTTGCTTGGCAGGGACGCCTATCGACGGCTCAGTCCACTGGGTCGGGTGTTGCGTCCACGCAAAGACAAGCGTGGTGGCTACGACTACACAGACCAACCCGTAGCAGGGCGTCTGTGCTTCGACACTGCTGCTCCTCTCAAGAGTGGCACAGGCTTTGAGCGTGTATGGAAAGACAGTGGTCGACCGCAGTTATCGAACCTCAAGTTGGCGACCATTGCTGAGGAGTTAGGCTATGCCAACAAGTTCGATATGGACGTGTTCACAGGATGGTACGAACGATTCGACGAATACGTCGACTACTGTATGCAAGACGTTCTCTTGCTCAAGCGTATCGACGAGGACAACCACATTCTCAACTTTTACTTAGCACTACAGCGTTTCTGTGGTGTCATGTTTGAATCGTGTCACAACGTCACACGGTTCGCACGTGGCCTGCTTAGTCGTCGCACTGGCAACAAAGCCCCGACATCGTCGGGTGCTGAGAAGGTGGACTACGAAGGGGCGTTTATCCCTCCACCCAAGCCGGGTCGATACAAGGGAGTTGCCTGTGTTGACTACAAGGGGCTGTACCCCTCAATTATCCTGAGTGATAACCTGTCGTGGGAGACGCAAGTCGACAACGCACGACGTGGTGAGGAGAACATCAAGGAACTCAAGGACGGTACGTGCTGGGACCAGTCAAAGCGCGGACTGCTGCCCACAATCGTCGAGGAGTTGTTTGAGGTACGTGATGCCTACAAGAAGAACATGCGTGCTGCTGAGACCAAGTCAGAACGCTCAGGGTGGAACACCATGCAACTCGCAGTAAAGCGCGTCATGGCGTCACTATACGGTATGTGTGCCAGTACCCACTGGGGTTGGGCAGCACCTGCCATCGCAAGCGCTATCACATCAAGAGGTCGAGAGTCTATTCGGTTCTTGATGGAGGAGTCTGAGGCTCAAGGCTATTCAGCCTTGTATGGTCACACCGACTCCGCATTTGTTCAGATTCCATTTGACGAGGCTGAGGCTCTCGCCAAACACTTGACCGACGAGGTACAGCGACAACTCGATGCCAGTCATTTGTTCGTTGAATTTGAGGCATACATGCCGTATTGGATTGTAGCAGGCAAGAACCTGTACTACGGTATATGCTCTTGGCCTCCTGAGGATGAGGGTAAATCCAAGTCAGCACGATTCGGTAAAATATCAACGCTCGCCCCAGTGTCGAGAACTTTGGAGCGAGACTTACTCACTATTGTCTGTAATGGTGGGACGGAGAATGATGCAACTTCATTAGTCCGCCCACTGGCAAAACGCATTCAAAATGGTGAGATACCACTAAAAGATTTATGTGGTGTAACACGTATTCAAAAGCCCTTGAACAACTATGCTCCGAGTGTCGGAGTACCGGGTGTAAAGGGTGCAAGATATTACAACGCTCACTTGGCCGAGCGATATAACGGGTCAAGATTTGACGAAGGCGACAGTGCCAAGTGGGTATATGTAAAAGACGTACCTGACGGCCTGCCTAAAACAGACATCGTATCATTTCATGAAGAGAGTGAACTCGATGAATTTATACTCGACTATGATACTATGGTATTGAAATTGATAACCAAAAAGATTGAGCCTATATACAAGGCACTGGAGTGGAATATAGATTACGCTTCGGGTAAAGCAAAGCCTAAGTCTTATTGGTGATTCATTTAATATAATAGGATGTAGTCCGAAAAAAAGGTGAGAAAAATGGTAGCCAAAAAAACAAGCAAGAAAGAAGCACGAAAAGCAGTAATAGCGAACCAGTTCGGAGCAGACACGATATTTACTCGTGTGGCTCTTTACAATATAGTAAAGAACAATTCGCTGTTTAAGGGAACAAAGGACAACAAGCAGTTGGTGACAAATGCACTGGTTACGCTAGTTAGAGAAGGGGTCTTAGAGCGAACTGGTAATAAGAGAAGGAGTATGTACAAATTGTCCGCTGAGGCCAAACAGAAGAAGCGCATGCATCGATTGGAACAAAAAAAGGTGAGAAAAATGATAGCCAAAGGCAAGCCATACAAGACGTACAAACCTCCAGTAGTAGTCCCACTTGACAAGACTTCTCCACAGAAGGGGTTGCTTACAGGACTTACGAGCCTATCAGTTCAGATGATTATGCTACAGAAGAAAATCGAAGACACGCTTCTATCAAAGGCGGATAACCCAAAAGAAGGAGCCGAACTCATCAGCGAATATGTTTATATCGCAGCGCAAATGATGCAACCGCAGTGATTTGATGTCGGAGCGCAATTGGGAAGCATACGGTAAGTCCACCTACAAGTGGCGCGTAGGGCACGACAAATATCTTCGTGTTACCAAATCAAGCCTCACGTCTGATTTTACATTCTGTCAGAAGCAGTATGAGTACAAGCGCATCGACGGTCGTAAGAGTCCTGAGACGGATGACATGTTGCGTGGTACAAATGTTCACAATGCTGTTGAGGAGTTCTATGTACTGGCTCGACCAGTGTATCGTAAAGCGTACGAGGCTCTCAAGAAGGGTCACAGGGAAGAGGCACTACAGATGCTCCTTGACTGCGTCCCTCAACCGGATAAACCGTACACGCTGGGTGAGGAACCCATCATTCGTCAGCGCATCGAATGGGACTTGATTCGACTTGAACAGGACCCTGACAGGTTCTTACCTGTCATCAATGAGTTGGAGGTTCACGCCTTTGAGGAGATTGATTTTGAGTTTGATGGTGAGACGGTGACTGTGCCGATTCACTTCGCTGGGAGTATCGACCGAGGCTATGAGAACGAGGATGGGACGTATACACTCATGGAATTGAAGACCGGTAAGTGGGTCGGGACAGACTTCAAGGTTCGCTCGATGCGGACTGAGATGGCTTTCTATACCGACCTGCTCCACAAGGCTGACCACCCATTGAAGGATGTGTCACACTGGGGTTGGTTTTATCCATACGGGCAGCGTGAAGGAGTGCCAAGAAGCGAGAACCACGTGGCCTATGAGAAAATCAACAAACGATACATCAACGGCACACTCAAGAAACATCTTCGCAATCTTGTTGAAGCATATCTAACGAACAACTTCGTGCCACAGCCAAGTGAAGGCAAGTGTGCATGGTGTGAATTCGTAACTGAATGTCCAGCATGGCAAGAGGGTGGAGACATTTATTGGAGAAGACCTAAGCCACGCATTCGGAGGCAAGAGAATGCAAGCGGCTGAATCAGTCAAACGCTGTGTTGAGTATTGGGTATCGGCTGTATTTGGCGTGGAGTGCTCAGTCGCTTTTGCGATGCAAGAGAAGGTCATGACCATCATGACTCAGGATGAGATGGTCATCAACGGCGAACGCTTTCCAGCGATAGCATTGGTCAGTCTCAACAACCGTGTACTTATCGACCCTGCGGACATGCACGATGCAATGAGGGACATTTACATGTACATGAAGAAGAGGAGAGGAACGGTATGAAAATACACTTCGACTTTCCAAGAGAGGTACTTGAACTAAGCACAGAACAAGGTCGGGGCTATCGTAAGTTGGTCGACAGTAAGGGTTCGTTTGAACGATACTGGCGTGGTAAGAATGGCGTGTCGAACGCATACATGACAGTCTATGGCTATCGGGGTACACAAGCCCCACACCATCGGCGTGTCGACTTACAGACACCAATCGTTCGACACTTCGTTCTCGACTTCGACCCGAAGAACTTCAAGGACAAGGGGGCTGAGGTTCAGCCACACATACCCCTTGAGCAAACACTACGACTGCATCGGTTTCTGATTGAGGAAAACATATCACACGCCGTGTGGTTTAGCGGTGGAGGCTATCACGTGTGGGTTCACTTAGCCAACCGCCACATGCCAAGCACTGGTGGGCAACTGTCCGCCTTGCGAGAATCAGGTATGCAGTTGGTCAACGACTGGGTAAAGCGATTTGACTTGTATTGTTGTGACCCTGCTGTGCCATTTGACACAAGTGGCTTAATCAGAATACCGAACTCATACAACGCTAAGCGTGGGTACTGGAGCATACCATTGACCACCGAAGATTTGGAGGGCGGGTATCACCACATCTTACAGAAGGCCATGGAACCGTCTCACGGCACCATCTCCTATGGGGAGAAAGGTATTGAGTTGAAGGTCAGAAAGGTGACTGAATCACTCCAAGTATTCGACCCTAATGCCAAGCCATTGGATGTAGCGACTGTTCGTATGAACGACGTTATCATCTTGCCTTGTCTGAATCAGGCAGCCTGCCAAGTGGGAGGAAACCCAAGTCATGACGCCCGTGTTCAACTGGTGAAGTATTTGGCTGCACGAAAGAGAAACTTCTTCCCAGTGCATCGCTTTTCACCTGACCAACTACAAGGACACGCCGAAGAAATTGTCGAGTTCCTGATGAGCCTGCAATGGGCTGACCAAGACTTGGGTGTAACGCGATACCAAGTGAGCACAATCGTCGGTAAGGACTATCCACAAACGTGTAAATCCTTATGGCAGAAAGGACTGTGTATTGGAAAATGCCGGTACTGGGATAAGACCGGCGCTATCAAGGAGGCGACGACGGATGCGTAAAGGTGGACAGAAAACGAAGATGGATATTGTCATGAAAATTATCAGAGAACAGAGCAGACCCATCAGTGCTAATGAAATAGTTTCATTGGCTCCACGTCAGTCAGGTTTGACTTCGGCATCGGTCAGTCAACTCATCAATAAACGTCTGAAAAACGAGATTGAAGTGTGTGGCTCATTCTCTATAGGGGGCAACAGTAGTAAAGTCAATTTGTACAAAGTGAGGGATAAGGATGAGCGTACCGCCACTGATAGTTGATAGTAACGAACGAGGCTCGCTGTGCGAAGCCATACATCGTATGGCAAGTAAGGAGGGTGTGCTCGTCAAGTCCCAGTTCCTTAACGGTATGGGAGACTACAAAGTAGGTGCGGGGCACGTTGAGTGCAAAAGCCTCAGCGATTTCTTTCAATCGAGCCACAGTGGTCATCTATGGCGACAACTCGACAACCTCGATGCGAACTGCGACCGAGTGTTTTTGGTTGTCCATGGCGACATAGCAAAATACGTCAAAATGGCTCAGAATCGAGGAGCGAAAGCCAACTACTCACGAGTTACGAACGAACTGATGGGCACGTTTGCTCGCATCATGGCTGACTTTGATTGCCACATTTACAAGGCCAAAGACCATGTCGAAGCGGCGATGTTCATCGTCAAATTACACAAGAAAGCACACAAGCCTGCCTCACGGCACGGTGCACGTGCTGTTACGAGAGTTAGCACCAACGATGTTCGTGCTGACATGCTCAATGCAATTCCGGGTTTCGGACCTGATTTGGTCGTGAAACTGTTAGAAAAATGTGGGAGCATCGAAGAGATGCTTTTCCAAGAATCACTGAAAACAGTGAAGGGTATGGGGCCTACCCTACGAAAGCGTTTAATAGACGTTCTAACGAGCGAGGAACCCGTCCGTGTTGAACGGACAACAAAGAAGAAGAGGGAACAAAATGATAGAACACCGAGCAGACAAATATGAGGCGGTTTCACGCTATCCCATACTAAAGGGGTACTTGAGCCACTTCAAAGAAGTAAGTAAGAACAACGAAATCCCCGGACTACTGTCGTTCTTTTTCATACTGGGACAAGCAGCGTTACCATACGTTCGCATTCCAGTCGGAGGAAGCAACTTATGTCCGAGAGTGAGTGTGTTTTGGATTCAAGACACACGTACTGGTAAATCTGTAGCCTTTGAGGTCATTCAAAAAGTAATGAAAGACTCAGGGTTAGATGTCGTCGACTATTCGACGGGTACAGATGCAGCACTCGTGGGGTCGTTTGTTCAAGAAGAACAAGGCGAGCCACCTGTCCAACGACCGGGTGTGCTTGCGGGTCGGAAGGGCATGAACTTCGATGAAGGTTCAATCCTACTCAAGCCCAATCAGCATTCGGAAGGAACTGTCTTGTTCCTTCAATCAGCACTCAACTCCGCAGGTACAGGTCGGAACATACTGACCAAGCACCTGCGTGACGGAACAATCACAATCAAGTCGGAGGTCAGTCTATGGATTACGACATTCCCACCGAAGGGTATCAAAGAGCACGTTCTCGACAAGGGTATCTTTCAACGTGTTTTGCTGTATTGGCGTGAGTGGACACTGGACATGAAACGCAGAGTAGCACACGAACTCGCTGCAAGCGTGCACAATAGGACGAAGCACGACATCAAGTACAGGGAGATTGTTGACTACTTCAATGACTTACAACTTTCACTCAAGCGAAGAGTATGCGAACTTGTGGGTATACAACCCATGCAATGGGACGATGCCGACGATGATACGCAAGAGGGATGGGCGATGGAGGTCATGGACGAACTGTTCACAATTGATGACGGTTACGTACCTGCACTGATTGGGGCCATCGACGAGTACTACTACCTTGTCGAGAACATGGACCCGCATAAGCAATCTGTCTGTGCATCGTTCATTATGGGGCTACAGAACTATACGAATGTCTTGGCACACCACATGGCGATGCTTGAGGGAACGTGGGTCGTTCGTGGTGACCATATCGATATGGCAAAAGAGATTCTGTATGACCTATACAGCAATCTGATTCAGTGGCTTGAATCTGAGGTTAAGGTGGGTATGGCTCACAAAGACCGTAAGAACGTCGAGCAAGCATGGAAGATGGCCTACAAGCGTTCGGAGCGATTCGACTTCGATGACAACCGTGGTGAAGGATGGGTCAAGAAGCGTGACCTCTTCAACATGTTCGGTCAGGATATGAACCTCAGCAGCGATAACTCAATCAACACCAAGTACAATCAATTCGGTGCGAAACTATTTGAAGAGACGAGCGAGAGTCGACGCAAGTATGTCCGACTACGTAAAGAGCATCTCAAGTTCAAGGAGGGAGACGATGCGTGAATGTTTCGTGTGTCATGACCCTGACGAGTCAGCACTCCTGTTGCTCGGCTACCGAAGGAACAAAGAAGTCTGTGTCTGTGAGCCATGTAGGGGCGTCTTGCAAGAGACCATCCAACAGATAATCGAGATAAAGGAACTGATAGCATGAGCGACGTAATGGCACTCGACATCGAGACTGAGAACTATTCTCATGAGATTGGCGGGTGGAACAACACGCACATGTTTGAGCCAACCGTCGTAGCGACGTGGAACGGTTCTGAGGGTGTTGTGTACTGCAACAAGTCTGAGGCTAAGAAGTTCTTACCCGATGGCGTGGTGCTCAAAGAACTGCACCCTGAGACATTGGGTAAGGACTTGTCGAACCACATCGCCAAAGGGGGTCGTATCGTCGGTCACAACCTAATGAACTTCGACCTTCCCGTTTTACGGGATAGCCTCGACTGTTGGGCAGCAGGCGATGCTCTTTCTAAATCAAAGGAACACATTATTGACACGTCTGTCTTGTTGCGAAGCGCAGCAAGGCAACGCATACCACTATCCGATGCATGTCGTCACACCTTAGGGAGTGACAAAATCATGCGAAGCGAAGAAGCGCCAATCGAATGGCGCAAAGGCAACTACGGCAAAGTAGCCGAGTATTGCTTGAAGGACGCACAACTGTCCTATGAGTTGTGGAATCACGGTCACCAAGAAGGCTTCGTCAAGGCAAGATGCCGAGAGTCAGGAGCCGTCACTGAATATGAGGTGACATGGTAAGAGGGACAAACATGACTGGAGAAAAGAAACAAACAGCACAAAGCAACAACATCCGAGCAGCCAAACTTATCGCCGACACCGTTCGGTCGACGTTGGGTCCAGCGGGTATGGACAAAATGATGGTTGATGGAGGTGGGAACGTCATCGTAACAAACGATGGTGCGACTATCCTACAGCAACTTGACATCGGACATCCCGGTGCAAAGATGATTGTTGAAGCAGCAAACACGCAAGAAAGCATGTGCTATGACGGTACAACAACAACAACCGTATTGGCGGGTTCTTTGCTCGGCAACAGTGAACCTCTGTTCGACAAAGGGCTACACTCTAACATTATCTGTAAGGGGTATCGTCAGGCAGCAAAGTGGGCAGTTGACCACATCGAAAGCACTGCGGTTGATGCAAAGGAATATCTCAATCACGTAGCAAAGACAGCCATCACTGGCAAGTCACTTGAGACAAGCATGGAACATGTATCAGCGCTGTGTGTTGAGGCAGCGGAACAAGCGAAGGGTGACATCAAGCGCATTCGTGTCATTGGGCAACCGGGTGGTTCACTCGATGATTCGCATTGCTTTGGTGGTGTCATGCTCAATCAGACATTCTTGACGCCGAACATGCCAACCGAACCTGAGGGGCGAGTACTTCTCATCAACACTGGCTTGTCAGCCAAGAAAGAAGAAGGCGTGCAGGTCAACCTACAAAGCGTCAGCGACATCAAGTCCTACAAGCAGTATGCTGACAAGGACCTTTGGCAAGGTAAGGTCGATGCAATCGTCGAGCAGTTGCCAAAAGGTGGCGCCGTGTTCTGTCGTGACAGCGTCAGTGAACTCGTAGCAGCCCTACTCGCTAAGAACAACATCAGCGTAGCCCATCGTGTTCCACCAAGCGACCTCGATGCCATGGCTACATTACTGGGCACGACAGTCAGCCATTCGGTTGATGGTGTTCTGACAGCCTCAGATGCCTCAGTCGTACAAACGACTGTTGGTGACATGGACTACATCATCGTCAAGGGTGATGGCAACGTGACTACGCTCGTATTGCGTGGTGCTACGCGTCAGACTCTCGACGAGACGGAACGTGGGTTCGATGATGCTCTCGGCGTAGTATGCCTTGCCTACAACAGTGGCAGGGTCGTCACTGGTGGTGGCTCATCCTACGTCGGCGCAGCGCTCAACCTCCGCAGCCGTGCTGCTGAGATTGGTGGCCGAGCACAGATGGCTATCGAAGCGTTTGCTGACGCCTTAGAGACCATCCCTGCTACCATCGCTGAGAACGCAGGGTTCGTGCCTTTGGACACCATCCTTGCTCTACGCAATGAGCACCAACAAGGTAATCAAGACGCAGGTCCTGACATCGAGAACGGTGGCACTTGCTCTATGATTGAGGCAAACGTATGGGAGCCAGTCGGCTTGGTAAGGCAGGCAATCCTGTCCGCAAGCGAAGTTAGCATCAGCATTCTTCGTATTGATGACATCATCGGCAAAAAGTCTGACGAATAGGTGATTGCGTGAAACAAAAATTACGTACAGGTCAGAAAGATAAAACGGGCAGGCACATTTACAAAAGCGATGACGGGGCATCGTATGTGAGAATACTATGGGACGGTGCAGGTCCAGCAGAATACGCCTGTTATATGTCAGGTTGCGAGAAAAGAGCAAAAATAAAATTGTGGAGAATAGGGTCACTGAGAAACAATGAGGGTGGTCTTCATTTTCCGCTGTGCGAAGATTGCTTTACGGCCAACTACCCGAACCTCAAGCGATACTAATGCGTCCGCTGATTGATGATAGTGTCCTGTGCATGGCGCAGTAGCAGCAATGACATTTGTCCATGCCCTGACTTTTTCAGCCGTTTGCGTATGTTGGAAAGAGACGCTCGCTCGGCTATCGGACCCAAGCCACCGTGCTTACGGATATAGCCACAGTTGGGACACTCATGCAACACTATCGCTGAGCCTGTGGTGTATTTGCCTGATATAGACAATGGTAACGCTGTCGTCTTACAGACTTCACACGTCTGCATTAGTTGGTCAATCAGTTCACCCATCAACTCACCGTATGCAAGTCGAGTTTTGCCCATGCTGAACCAGTGTAAACGAACTTACCATACAGGTTGATTGTTACGTTGACGTTGATTCCAGTGGCATCAAAATTCAAGTTGTTGCTTCCCGCAGCATGATACACTTCAATTGTATGACCGTGAGGGAATGTACCTGACGGGTTGAGTGTGATGTTACCTGAGGTCGTAATTATCCAAATGTTGGGTCCATCAAACGTAAACGTCTGATTTGATGCAGTTGAAATAACCTTGACCTCGTTCGGTGCGAGTCTCCACGTGTTACGAGCAGGCGAGCCTCCTTGGTCTCGCCGAGCGCTGTAGTACAAGACTGCGTGCCCGTCAGGGCTGTGGCTTTGCCACACCGCACCCAATGGCGAGGCGTTGAACGCTCCTGATTCAGACCCACTTATTCGTGAGTCCATGGTGTCGAGAGAACCGTTGACATGGTCAATGGCTTCTGAACTGGCGTAGCCACCCGTAGCACCCGAAGTTAGTGGTGTCAGGTACATCGGGCTGTTGCTAAGCAAACATCGCTTGTCACTGACCGTAGGTGTGTTGAGCGAAGCAGTAACGTTTGCTGCGCCACCTGTCATGGTATATCGCAAGACAGCGAGAACCGTGACCTCTTGGTTGTTCGTGGGTCCGGGTGCCGATAAGAACGTAGTCGATGTAAGAGGCGTACCCGTCGATGTTACAACAGGCGTACCGAAGTGATGTTTGACGTTTGCAACGCCAGTGTTATTGTCGGCGACGACGTAAACAGTGACAATCACATCGGAATTGTTTGAAGGCACAGATGGTAGTGAACCAAGATGCCAAGCAGTGTCACCTGCGGTGTAGGTCTTCGATGAGTTTGGACCGTTGGCAAAGGTGTACAAAACGCCACCAAGCACTGCGTACCCACCGTACACGGTCACTGCTCCACTACCTGCTACGTCTACACGCCCAGCAGTGTTGGCACCTGTGTTCTGACGGTTACTGTCGTTGTAGGCACGGTCATCGAGTCGAACGATACCGTTGCCGTGCAACCCTTCGTACAGATTGGTAAGTGATGTGCTCGTTAGCCCTGCTCCGTCTTTCAACGACTCAGATGATACAGTTTGTCCAGTTGTGTGTCCTGATAGTGGGTTGACCATGTTAGTTCACCTCGATGATTGTTGAGAATATTAGTTCCGTGTCGGTTGACTTGGTAATTGCGTCGTACGTGTATCGAAACAATGCTCGGTCAGCCGAGCGAATACATACCTCTCGGAGAGGTAAGGCGAATGAATCAGTGGTTGTGAGTTTAGCCTCAACCGATATGGTGTTGTCGTCGACAATACGGACAACTGGCGTGACTGTTACGGCTGGGCGACCTGCTCCACCATCTTCACTGGTGGCAATACCTCCGTCAAAGCCAAAGACCACCTGTGTAATCTCCTCAGCCAACTTGTCCACTACAAATCGATGTCCTGATGTTAATAACGGCATTCAACCATTCCCCTTTACTATCCATTTCGACTGAGATGTCCCTAACGTCAACAATGCGTTGTCTGCTTCGGCTACTGAGCCATCTCCTTTAATCAATCCCCTTGTAGGGTGCCCAATTATCATCCCTTCGGGTCGAACTTGCCTTGCAGCGATGACCCAAGTGGTTTTGACGGTCATTGTAGCGCTGACAGCGTAATTTTTCTCTTTGACCTGCTGCTTTTCCTCTTGACCGTCGTCAAACATCGAAGAAATGTCACCTTCTTGCGCTCGTTGTATCAAATCTTCCAAACTACCCTCAATCGATGACACTTTGATGTCAGAACGACGCTCAGTGAGGTTGTGACGCACTCGTAGAACAATATCTTGAGTCTTTTCGCCAATATCTTGGAACGAAACGATGTCACCAGCACGCACAGCCATCGAATTGATGGTTCCCGTCAGCATTTTGGCACCTTTCGCACGTTTTGCGGTAGCCAAGAACTTTCGACCGATGTTTTTCGTCGCATTGCGGTTGTTTGCTGTCGGTGCGAAGATACCACCCTGCACTTCACGCACTCCATCCTTCTGAGACTCAATATCGTCGACCTGAATGATGTTATCATCGTTGTTTGCACGTCGTTTTCCTCGTACAGTGACTCTATTCGGGGCTGCATCCATGTTTTCTTCTGTAATACCGTCAGAGACCATGTCTTGATGGATGTAAACTGACCGATTGCCACGTAATTGGTGCACATAACTGACCATTCCGTGCGAATCAGCCTTTGTCATGAACCCATCGTGCCTTGCTAAGTACCGCAAAGCAGTCAAAGCATCCACATTGTTGATATTCTTTGCCACAAACACGTTGCTTGGTGCCGAAATACGGAAACCTGAGAGTGTTTTCCTACCCTCAGTGACGATTCGTTCAGCCAAATCACTCGTCCGAAGGCCGACGGCTACTGGTTGTGCGATTTGCAAACGCTTGCCGTCGAATCCCATGTCAATCAGGCTGCGACCCTTGAGATTGTTGAGGCGAATGCGTGTGCCTTTCGTTGCTGTTTCTATAGAATGTGGTGCGAGGCGTTGTTTACTGTCGTCAACATTAACGAACAGCGATGGAACAGTCGACGAAGCGTCGAACTGGTCGTCTCCATGAAAGACACCGCCCCTAAATCTGTTCCCACCCGATGAGGTGTGTTCGATTCGGATGGTGTCGTCCTCTTCTGATAGTGTGTAGGTCTTGTCGGTCGACGACTCAAAGTCTGTACGCACAGGTGAACCTGCTACACGCTTGGTAGCCGACGACACGTATGTAGCGTGGCGCACAGCGTTGTCGACAAACGATGGCTTGCGAACACGCTTCATGACAGTTGATTGGGCTTCGCTAAATCGCCCTGTCGTTCTGTTGTATGCGTCAGCCATCTAATTGTCCTCCAATAACAAATCAGGTTCAACATCAGTATAAGAACCCGGACGTAACTTTTTTTGCTCAGTAACCCAATTTACATATTCATCCCCAGTCATGCCAAATGTTTCACTTTCTGATGGCAAAGAGATGACTAAGTTTTCTAAATCAAGTGGTTTGTTATGAGAAAGAATTGCCTCGTCCAAAAACGCATCATTTGTAGGGTTCCATACTCCCGTTCTTCGCTGAACTTTACCACTACTTTCTAACGGACCTCTGTGTCCAAGCACACGAACACGTGAAAGCGCAGGTCGCCCTTCTTCCGCCCCCCTAATACCAAAGGTTGACGCAGTCGCATGAGGTTCGTTCGTACCTTGTTCAGCCCAAAACGTACCCATAGTATTCATATCTACAGGGTTATTACGCTTTTGACTGTGTGTGGATATGTCACGCGGTCGTGTACTCAAAAAAGGAACTCCTCGATAGGCGGTCACTGGAGCCATACCGGGATAGTCTTCTATGTAATTGTACAACTTCATTTGCCGACTGGTTTTGAGAATAAGCCAAGCCTCATCCATCGGTGTCATGCTATCACTCTCCACTGTGGTCGCCCGTGTTAAAAGACGTATCGCCCGAACTGCCCTTCGGGTGCAGGGTTTGGCTGTGACGTGGCTGGACTGAGAAGTCAGACTCACCGTCCTCAGCCAATCGACGAGGCGCATCACTACGGAAGTGCTCAAGCGTGTTCTCACTCATGACGATACGGGCGACTGGCTGTGTTACATCGGTCTTCGTATATCCTGTGACGTCGACACCGAGAATCTTCGGACCGTCACTTGATGATGTCTTGATGTCGCTCTTGTAAAGAGCATCATTGTTAGCAACAGAAACGATAGTACCTGCTCCTATGGTAACGGACGTAGTCGCTACTGCTGTGACCGTGCCTATCAGTACACTGGAACTATTGTATACACGGTCGCCCACAGCAAAGTGTACCGTAGCGCTTACCGTGTCTACTGTCATGGCACCTGTAGTGCCTGCGGAATAGCCTCCTCCATTGTTGATAAGCACACCGCTTGAAGTAATCGCTGGGTTAATTCCGTGCACTGGCTTGTACGGAGGCGACGAAGGCGTACCTGTACGGGCTGACGGTGCGTCACTGACATAGAAGCCATACTTACAGCCACCTGTGGCTGCATAAAAGTTCGGACTGGCCTGCGGTGTACTGCCTGTCACGACAGGGTTGTGTCGGAACATTTGGATGTGTGACTTGTCAAGTGTCATGACCGGACGCAGTAAGAACTCAATTGTACTGTCCGTGTTGTTCGTACGGTCAACCTTTGGCGAATGGTTCGCATCCTGATACGGGTTGGTCGAGTCAGCCGCAGCAGTTGCGCCCCAGCCGAAGTCGGACAGCACACCTTCTCGCACCGACCAATCCATCACGTATGTGCCACCGAGCGCCCAAAATGCGTGAGCGTTCGATACACGCAGCACACCCTTGACAGGCTGTCCACTCCAAGAGAGCGATGTCATGTCAAGATGTCCAAGTGTCTGACTACCAATGTTGAGTGCTCCACGCAGTGTCGTACGTTGTCCGACCTCACGGTCAGTGTGCAGGCTGTGTGCTTCTGTGCTCATGATGACGTACTCACGGCTGATACCATCATTCAGTTCGCCAAGAGTATCAACGTCAAGCCCTGCACGCACACCGTCACCACCAACAGGCTCGGCCAACAGCGAGTTAGCAGTTACTGACTCAACTCCTTCGCTGACCATAGCGGTCGGCTTGAGCAATCCATCTTCGTCGGCAAGACCAAGTCGATTGCTGATACCACGTTCGACTTCGTCTGTTTGCAGTACGTCGTTTCGTGGACGAATCAATCCCTTTCCTACAGTTGGCTCAGCGGTAGGTTGTGAAACAACCAAACCTGATGGCTCAACTGTTTCAGATACATCGGCCAACAGACTCTCGTTGAAGTGTGTAGGCCAACGGACACCACGCCCGTCACCACGGTCACCCACTCGCATAGCACTGACAGGGTTAAACCAGTCCGCAGTGCCCATGTTTGAAGATGCGTTGTTGTCGTTGTTGGCGTTACCACTGTAGCGGTCAGTGCCGTCACCACCAAACAGGCTGTTCGCAGCAGGTCGATGTGCGACGTTCGTGTCGGCGTAAGCATCCTCAGGGTCCCACGCAGGCCGAATACCGAATCCACGCACTGGGAATCGACGCACGTCTTCACCACGTGTGTTGCCCCACCAGTCAATTAAGTAGAAGCGATGAGCCTGAGCAAGTTCAGCAATGCCCAAGCCTGCGTGGTCGTTTGGGTACATGCGTCGTACTGTCGACGCATTACGCACCGTTCGGACAGGGCAACCAAACGGCTGCGTCATCCGACGACCGTCGCTGTATCGTACCTGTCGACCGATTTGGTCTTGGTTGAGCATAGCGCTGATTTGCGTCAGTCGCTCCAGTATACCAGTGTAGGTAGCAGGGAAGTCCGCATCCGATTGACTGCTGTCAGCACCAACGTAATCCCAGCCGTTTGTTTTGTTATCTTGTTGAACAAACGGACCGTGGTAGTAGCCGAGCAACGCATTCGTTGTACCTGTGCCCTCAATCCAACCCCGCACGTATGGCGACCATCGTGGTCGATTGTACGGCTGTCTTACCGAGAAGCGGTAACCGAAGCATGTGTTCCGTGCATAGTCTGAATCGGTTGTCATCTGTGCATAGGTGCGTTCTTCAATACCGCTATCGTCACGGAATCCAACGCAATCTATACCAAACAACTTACCGCCCCATCCAATGACAGCCTCAAGGAATCCGTCGAGGCGACTTGAACCTGCGCCTCCACGAGAACCACTCGGCCAGTAGCCTGCAAAGTTGTATTTGTCTGAGCCATCCGTACCACCTTGGTGGTCGAGTGTACCCGAAGCATCAACAAGTGCATCCATTTGTGCAGCGGTATATACCGTTCCGTCGTGGAAGTCAGCCGTAGCCCCATCGTTATCAGCATCATGTGGTGGAGCAACCCACTTCATGCCAAGAGCAAACGGACCCTTTGACGCTGCATAGAAGAAGTCGTGGTAGTGAATTGTCTCAAAATGCTCAGGGATGTTGTTGAGCGATGCCTTGTTGACAGGTGAGTCGGCTGCACCTGTGGCGCTATAGAACGAACGACTGCTGTCATCTGAGTAGTATGTATACGGGCGACCGAGATTCGGATGCCACATGCACAGGAATGCATCAGGTGTATGCAACGAGTTGGTATCTCGTGTGCCTGCAAACGTCTGAGCAAGGGTGCGTGTAGCAATGCTTGATTCAGAATCCTTGAACACCTCGCCTGCCTTTCTGTTATCGTATGGCCCACTAAGCCGTAGGATTGTACCTGCTGTAAGGTTGGTGAAGAACAAGTTGGCTGTCGATACGCCTTCAAATATCGTAGCAGCAGCCAATGTAGCGTGTGCCAGTGTGCCTGTGCGATTTGTGTAAGTAGCCGTACGGCGCTCACCATCGGCATCGATATACTCCAACACTTCACCGTAGTACGGCTCGACAGGGAACAACTCGTTGCTGTCGACTGTGACAGTCTGTGCGCTTGCGTCAGAAGAAATCACAACACAACTTGGGTTCAGGCTACGTGCTCGGTAGTGCTCGCCGTAGATGTCAGGGTAGATTGTTGAGAAACCTGCAAGAGTAATCTGTGCACCAACCGCACCAAAAGCAGGTCGATTGAGTTGATAGTAATGGTCCGGTGTGTGCCACTCAAGGAACTTGAACTCGTCAGCCGCACTGTTACGTGCACCATCTTTGTGCAACTGCGCCCACCATGGTACTGTTGTAGTCATACCCGGTGTTGTTTGAATGAACATGTTCGGTCGGTATGGTAGACTACGGCGTGTGAACGCAGGTGAAGCAGTTTCATCAACGCCAAGCGGATTATACAATCCCAGTGTAGGTATGTTGGTGAATTGACTTCCCGCATCAGGTTCCAAGTCAAGTATGACTTCGTTGATGATGATTTCACAACCTCTTACATCGGCCATCGTTGCTTCGGCAAGGACAAGCGTCATTGCACCAAGGTTAGATTTGTCATGCTCTATGGCGATGACAGTGTTGACTTGTTGCCCTGTTAATTCAGTTACCTTCGTACCTGACTCGGATGGGGCTTTGGTTGCATCACTGTGATTGAGATGGTAACCAGTAATCTGTTGTGAGAACACGTTCGGCTGAATGATAATCTGATACGCCCCGACTTCCATTGGGTCAGGGAAGTGGTTGTCAAGCGTGTACGTTCCCGCTGCTTCCAACACAATTGAATGTCCGCCTTGTGAATTGGTTGTCCCTGCCGAACCGTTCGATGCAGCGATACCATAACCATCGTACTTGACCTTCGTCTCGGTCATGAGCGTAAACGCACCACCGTGAATATCAGATGGTGCAAACGCAGCCGTTGGTCCGCTGAACCATACAAGCGGGTCACGCCCCGGTGCGTTGCTGACTACTTCGCTATCGCCCAAGTAAGCATCTTCAAACGGCTTATTTGATGCGCTTCGACAAGCAAGGTGTAAATCATACATTCGTTGATAGGCAGGGTGAGCGTAATGACCGGGTAGTAATGCCATTGTTGGAGTGACGTAATGATGGCCCATACGAGGGATTGGCATAGGCGTCATCTTTGGTGCAGTCAATTGTGTGTAAGGAGTCGTAGTAATGCTTGACCAGTCGATGTTTGGCATGTCAGGGCTTGAGCCACTGTACTCGCTATGGTCACGCAATCGACGTGATGCAAAGAAACGAGTGCTACCCGCAGGCATGTAGTAAGAAGGTACAACTTTGAGACCAGTCTTACCTGTGACAAACGATACAAAGTCAGGAGATACAACCACACCAGTAAATTTACTTGACCCCGTATTAGTATAGGATGCAATAACACCTTTGTTTGTCGTCGGGTCGTAGACTCGCAAGAACCAACGACCACCGCTTTGTTCACTGGTGACCTTCCATACAGCGTCCTCAGGCGTCGAACCTACATTGATGTCAGTGCCTGACAAGGAAGTGAATGTCAGTTCATCGACGTCGTCACGATGCGTCATTGTTACGCCCATGCGTGTGATGTGGAATTGCAATGAACGGTCATGTGGCTCGTATGCTGTCTCAAGCGGATTGTTGTTTGTGTGGTCAGACCAACCCTCGACAGAAGAGTCAGGAGAGCCGAGTCGTGTTGCACTCTTTGTTGTAGAGATGTCGGTACCATCTTGGCTTAGGTGCTCCCATCCGTTATTCTCCCACGTAGGCCAAGCACGTGGTCCGGGCTTTGCATTACTGAACATATCCGTAATCGCTTGTTGAGGTTGTGATGGATGTTGCATACCGCCGCTACCCATCGTTTCGTTCTGATAGCCTTGTATGCGGTCAAAACTTGGTCGTACAATGATGTTACCCGGAATGTCATCAGGGTCAGGAAGTCGGATTTTCAAATTAGGCGAGATGCCTGAGCCTGCAAGTGCAGGTGATAAGCCTTCTATTTCTCTATCGCTTAGATGCCTAAAATCGAGAATGACTGTTCCGAGTGGACTGCCACCTGCAATTCTGTGCTCTTGCCCAGTATCGTCAACGACCTGTAGGCTTTGGAACTGAATCTCTTCGTTTGGAATGAGCAGTGCATCTTCTACCTTTGTAGCAAATTGATTCTGTTCAGCCAGTTGCGGGTGTGATAACTCCTGTGCCTGAATGATTGGGAACATTGCACCATTCGTTGTTTCAAACGAAAATCGATTGTTTCCAAGTATCTTCTCACCGACCTTCTTGTAGGCTCCGCCATCCTTTCTATAGACCCACGGTACCATACCAAGACCCCGTGCGTTGACCGCAGGCATGGTAAGGTTACCGCCGTCCATACGCTTCCATACAACGTGTTCTTCGTTGAAGTTACGAGCAGGGTGTTGTGTTTTGTAGAATTTGTAAATGCCAGTGCCTGTAGCACTGTATTGTGTCAGTGATGTAATACCTTGACAAGTCACGCCGTATGTGGCAGTATCTTCGTGGAACTGACTCGCAGTAACCTTTGACTCGTCCCAAAACAAATCACCAGTAGGGCTTTGACACGGGTCAGCACGCTCAATGTGTGCTGCTGATGTAACACGACTGTGCCAGTACGTTTCCGTGCCAACAGCAGGGTACGAGGCTGTTTGTGGGTAAGAACTTACATCGGCCAACATCATCGCTTCAACGTGCGGGCCTGCTGTAGCGGGACCAACGTATCGGTCACGGTTGTGTACCTTTGCAGTGTCCCATTGCGTTGTACCTGCATTAGCGAGAGTGCCGCTTCGCTTGAGGTCAAGCCAATCACCTGCACACAAAATACCATCACGGTCAGCCTTTGCAATCAAAGGCATCTCACTTTCGTGCGTGATAGCAATCAAGTGACGTGAGGCTAAGCCAACTTCGCACGACTGTTGATACACACTGGCAGGCATTGAATCAGCACCAACGGGTGAACTACCTGACAAACAGGATTCGGCTGCTCCGTATGGATTGAATCCAAGGAACGGATGCCATGCACCTTTGCCCGCAGGGAATTTGGTGCTACCAATTTGAGTGCCATTGTACGAGTTTAGATACGAATACGCTTCTCCTGACCAGCCGACTGCTCCAATTGGCTTAGTTCGGTCAACAGCATCGATGTAACCACTGTAGTGAACTTGTGTCATATGGTCACGAGATTGGCTTGTGTTGTTGTAGCGATGTGCACCCGCTTTAGTCCATACGTAAATCTTGACAGCGCCACCGGGAAGCGAGTTAAGAGGTGCAGCCACAATTGCAGTCTTTGTTGTTGGGTCGACAATGTTTGTCGTCGTTGTCAGATTCTTAGCCAGCGTGAACGTCGAACTTGTGTAAGATGAATAGGAAGCAAACCCATTGATAGCGGCACCGTCAGTCACTCGCAGCCAACCATACTGCGGTAACGTCGTAGGTATAGCAGCAGTTGCTTGTAGTGTAGCGGCTGCACCACCCTGTTCTGTGTACCCATTTGCATTCATGACAAGTTCAACCCACCCATACCTATCTTGCTTGGCTGCGGTTTGGAACGAAGGCAAAAATGTTCCGCCTATGGCTTTCAATGGGTCCGTTCCGGGGAATGTATTAACACCCGCTGAAACAATGGCAGCAAGTTCCTCAGCGTTTTGTGCGCGTGTAGCATCAATGACAACGTAGTCTGAGTTGCTTGTCATGTCTGTTTCGCCTCCAAACGTACCTAAGTAAGCAGTTCCTAACAAAGACGACACACGGAATACTGTTGGGTTTTGTTGAGCATCTGAGCCGCCTGCAATGCGACTATTTGATATTGGATGCTTTGGGTTACGCTCGATGTGATTGTCAAGGAAGTGACCGCCGGGGTGATAGCCACCGTCCATGTGCCATACACACGAACGTGCAAGTGTGGTAGCAAGACCTGCTGCACCCATCGAGACGCCTGCAAAGTCGGTAAACACATACGACATCGGGTGTGCATGAGCAGGTGGATTCGTTGCAGTGAACTGAGTGTCGTAAAACAACCCTTGCCCTGCTGTCTGAGCAAATCCAGTGCTGTTTGGATGGCCTTTTGACGGCTCCCAATTCATGACGTAATTGTAGCCTTGTACGTTACCTTTCTGATATTCAGCAGTGGGTGGCAAGTGAGCACTAAATCCATTGCGACTGGCTGCACCGTGTGCAATCTCATTAGGTAAATTCTTGCCAGTTGGCACACCGCTGTAGCCGTTACCACCGGTAACGATGCTGGATAGTTGCGGTTCGTGTGCTGCAAAGTTGTGAGGTACGCTTTGACCGGGTCCAAAAATCATGTATGTTGTGTGGTCAGTAGCGTCACCCGTCGCAGTGTAACGAGCGTGTGGGTGTGAAAATCGGAGAACAATTGGACTTGGTCGCTGACAGCGAACAGTGGTTGAACTGTCCGTGTACGTCACACCAGTGCTTGAAGCGTTTGTGCTATTACCAGCATCTAAATCAAATGACAGCATGGCATCTTGATTGAAGAATGGCATACTGTTGCGACCTTCATGTTGGTCAAGATACGGTGTTCCGGGGAACATAGCAAGCATAGCGTTTGCATCAAGCAAAGCGTATGAGCCTGCTATCTCACCAACGTTTTGTAATCCAGCCGAACCTGTCGGTCCGCCTGAGTATGGGTGTTCATAAAACTCACTGTAGTCGTTTTGTGTACCGTCATTGACATCGAGCGTTACACCTGAAAATCCACCACCAAAGTACAGCGGCACCCAGTGGTCAGGGCTATCGTGTGCGCCTCGGAAGTGCAAGAACGGCTCGCCGTGATGACTACCTGCTCGGCGTATACCTCCAACTTCCGAAGAATACTCTATAGAACCTTGCCTCACGAGGATGTTATTGGCTGCGATTGTACCACTCCACTGCGCTGAATCAGCAACATACTCAAGAACAGATGTTGATGTTGCGCCGGGTTTACTTGATACAATACCTGATTCTTCGCTACCAAGCCATACCGTAATTTTCTCAGCCCAACTGTCTGTATCAGTCGACGCAGGTGTAGTAATGAGATACAGATATTGGCTTGAAGGTAATGTGATAGTCGTGCTTGTTTTAGAATTGACATTAACCATAGGGCTGTTGACGCATGGTATAACACGGTCGCCTTCTGTTCTATAGAACGTGTTGCCTCGTAGGTTTTGTTTCCAATCGATTGTATCAACAACATTGTTCGCACTATCGACAAGAACAGGTGTTGCCGTGTTTGCATTTGTACCTCGATATTTGGTAGTAATGTGAAGCACAGTCTTTGGAATGTAGCCAACATCGAGTCGTGTTCCATCTTCAATCTCGGTAGACGACAAGCCGCCCAAGTGGTCAGTACCTGTTGCTTGAACAGATGCTCCCGCTTGGAATCCCCAGTCTTTCTCACGACTGACCTCAAACAATTTTCGTAGTGGAATGATGCGCTTGGATGCTGAATGTGATTTGACACGAATGGCTGTAGGAGATACACCCCATTCACCGAGCGTGCGACCGTCAGGTGCAAGCATGTGTGTACAGTCAAACGTAGTCTTGTCCACGTTTTCGCTATTTGGGTCGTCCATGGTCAAAGCAAACTCAACTGCGGCAGCCATGACCTCGTCCGTCAATACTGATGTAAACGTCATGCGTGGACAGATGATTCGTGTGACACCTGAACCATACGCTGACGTGTTACCTTCAACATTGTACAAGTAGTGTACTCCTGACGAGCCTGCTTTGCCATGATGTGAGCGACTTTGATAATAGAGTGGCTCACCGCTATTACCTGTACCCGCAACGTCATTCAGTTGAATCACACCTTTTTCAGGGAATCCAAGATAACCCAAGATGTCAGGGTGATTCAGCGTACTACTTGTATCGTATGGGGCTGTAAATGTAATCTTAAGAGCATCAGCACCACTTACTGTGACTACCTGAACAGTCGCTGATATACCACTCGCAGGTGACGGATAATTGTTCCATAGATTACCCTTAAATTTCTTTTTCGTGCCTGCTGTAAACTCTCCACACACATCACCCTCGCCAAACATGTGCTTACCAATCGTGAATCCGCCTTGCCCTACATCACGGTCATCAAAGTGTATGACAGTTTCATCGTCAAGCGTTGACGGTAGTACAGTCAAATCGTTTGCAAATGGTTGACCATGCTGTCGATATACCATACGGATGGTGTGATTTTTACCACGATGGTCGATGAATCGAATACCATACAGTTGACCGTCGCCTATGTTGTCTGTTCTCAATTGCTCATCAGGTATGTAACCGCCAGTCGATGTCGCATCAACTGTTCCATGCTGTGCAAATGCAGCGACGTTGTTACCGTAAATGTGCTCAAATCGAGTATCTTGTTGGTCACGGCCAAAGCCCCAGTTGCCTGCGTCAGGTGCCCAACCGGGTATGCCTGCCTGTGTCAAACCGCCGAAGTTAATGCGAGCACGTGCAGGTGTGCCAATACGCAATCCGTCGATGAGTTGAGAGGCGGGGCTTTTCGCCTCAAACGATTCGTCAATGATTGTGTTAGAGTTGCGACCTGATGCGATTTCGCTAGTTGATGAAGCCATGTTACTTGATGTACCTGTAGTCTCAGGTCCGAACTCAAGGTTGTTTCGGAATGGCTCATTTACTTCATCGGGTGGAAGATATTCTTTGAGCGTGGTGATTGGTGCAAAGGGACGACCGAATCTATTGATTGGCATAGGCGCAGGGTGCATGTTTTCGCCCGTCATTTCGTCAGGCTGACACCAATAGTTACGGAATCGTCCACCATGACCAATCAAAAACTGCGGTCGATAAGATAACTGACCACGTGCATTGTCGAGCCATACACAGAAGTTACGTCCTGACGCACCGGGTATCGTGCTGTGAATAATGATACTGAATCCGGGCTTACCTCCTGAGTCTGCTACAACTCGACCAAGGTGAGCACGCATGTAACCCATATGTGTACCACGGTCATGAGATGCAAACGCTCTCTCCCTGTCCCAAAATGGCGAAGGGTCGTGTGTACTTCCAGTAGCAGCAAAACCTGCGTTGAGATGAGCAGCCGTAGGGTCAATGATACCATTTGTCACGTCAGCCTGATTTGCTACGCGTGACAAAGCAAACCGTTCACTTTCACCAAAGTATTGGTCAGCAGGCTTTCGTGCATGTGTTCGCCCATTGGGTGCGCCTGCTTGATTTATCAGACGAACAATCTCACGAGCAGCAGCCTCGATATTGCGAATGCCGTCCTTCATTCCAATCTCGCCAAAGTCAATCGTAAGCCGTCGAACAAAGTCCATGTCAGACCAGTGAGGCAAATGCTGCAAGCGAGATTCTTCGTGCGTCGACAAATCAAGTGACGTTGTACGAATACCTTTGAGTGCTAAGAATACTGGAATGCATCGTGTCCCATCAGGTGTGTCAAAGAACGTCGAGTTTTCAGTCGTTGATACATTGATTTGCTGATGTTCATCATTGGCTAAATCATCTTTGGTTGACGATACGGCAGGGTTTGTGCGAATTTGTATTCCTACGAGGTCAGGGTCACTAGGTGTGTGTCCGTGATAGCCAGTTGCATGCGTACCAAGTGCCACATTCAAATTCCATGTCGACTTGTGTGCCATGGCTGCTTCCATAAACTCGGATGGCGTGGTTGATGCAAGCGATTTATTCTGTGAAGGGAAGCCGTTAGCAACATCAAGCCCTGTACCTGCTCCCGTCGATTGATTGTTGATTGTGCCCGCTGATGTTGGTTCATTACCGATGGTCGCAGCCTGCGGACTCGATTGTACTTGCATCCAAAGGTCTTGGAACGCAATAAATTCACGGTCGTGCGCCACGTCGTACAACAATACACGTGCATGTTCCTCAGTCGATTGATAGGGGTCTATGTATGCAACAGTAGGTGCATTCGTCGCACTCAATCCCAGCGCTTCGTAGTTTAGTTCAATCGTTTTGTTGACGTGCTGAACGAAGTTACGTGCGGTTTCGATACACGAATTACCAATCAAGAAGTTCTCCATGGCTATACTTTCACGTGGCGTCGTAGCAAAGTCACCTTCACCCTCTAAGAATCCACTCCAAACCTCAGCCTCGTTGAGCGTCCCTCGACTTTTACAGAACAGCCCCTCGACTGCGTGAGGGTTTGTGTAGTGCATGTTCATCCAAATTGTATCACCTGCTCGCAGTCCGCCGTTACAGTATGGGTTTGCCCAAGTCGTATTCAAAAACGCATCTTCCTTAACCTCAGGATAAATGCCCGAAGGCGCATGCATGTCCCATAGGATAATTTCATCTCCAATTTGTGGAGTGAAACCTGAGTCAATGTTGTTCAATACCATCGCACCTGTTGTAGTGTTGATTGTATCGTAGTGAGCAAATTTGTACACTGTCCCATTCCACCAAGCGATTCTGTATTTGTAATTCGATGCATGTGCATTGCTCTTTGGAAAGTCGCTTATGTCAGTCAAAAACAGTGTACTGGAAAGATACGCCTGATTGTTCGTAGAACGAGCACGTTTATTCTTGATACGCTTAAGATGCGGATTTGCACGAGGACCTGCACGGAACTCGACAGCACTAACATATTGCTTCATACCATAGTCTACGTTACCCCCCTGTGTCATGACGTTAGCACGGTCAAAATAGTAAGGTCGCCGAGATTCAAACCCTGCACTATCTACCAACGGGTTGTCAGCAATCGAAGGATAATTCATATCTTGGAAGCCCGATGCGGGAATGATTGAAACACCGACTGACAGTTCTTGCAAGAAGTTCTTGCTGAACGCCCAGTTGTCGTCAGCCGTCGTGCTACCCGCTACTTCAAGATAGCCACTTGTGTTACGGACGTCATACAGCACCCATTCACCTGATGGTAGAAACGCCCGACGGAAACGGAGTGCACCATCAATTGATGCAACTGTAGCAGGTGCAGCCGTAGCAATCGGGAAGACTTTGTAATCTTGAACATAAATGCGTCGGTTAGCCGAGTCATATGGCTGACTAATCACAGTGCCTCGACGATGTGAATTTGTCTTGATTGATGTCGAAAATGCGCTGTTGACTGTCGGGTCTTCCGGCGCAATAGACGGTGCCCGCCGTCCGACAGGATTAGGTGCCCATGTCGGAGCAGCATACGTTGGGTCAAGATGCAACTTCATACTGTTGTCAGGTCCGGGGAAGATTCCCTCGTCCTCGTTTTCAAAGAAAAAATCGTCAAAGAGGGGAATCTCAACCATCGCTCGTGTACTTGCGTATTGAGTGCCTAGTTGGTAATCGTGTTGAACTGTGTCAAGTGTTTGGAACAGTCGGTCATTGATGGTTGTCCCATCGTTGCACATTGAGCCTTCGTTGAACTGGTCGTCCACCTCAACGGTTGACCCAACTTTCAGTCCAGTTGCGGTTAGCCAAGCACTGAGAGAATCGCTTTCAGACCCATCAGTAAGTACAAACTTACCACTACCAGTATGACCCGTTCCCGAAGAGAACGTGAACTGCGTTCCGTCTTTGCTGGTGTATTCGGCTGAGGCATACTTCGTCGCACTATCACCTGACTCCACAGGAACTGCAAAATATATTCGGCCAACTTTCGGGAAGCAATACGTTCCCCAAGATGCAAGGGCTGATGATTTGTTATTGAGAGGCACAACCGTAACCTTCGTACTGGTAGTTGCCGACACTCTGACTGAACAGTCTCTTCGTGTCGACCAACCGAGACGAGCAGTTGGTGAAGGGTTGTAGGTTGGCTTTGTGTTAATAGCACCCTGACCTGCACCTCCGAGTGTTACCGTAACAACGGGCGAACCGGGCATTGTTTCTTTGACGACGAATGAATCAGGTGCTCCGTCGCCCTTGACGCTAATTGAGTTCGCAGCCATGTCAGCCCCAAGCCCGTGTGCTCGGAGAATAGACGTACCTGCGTCACCGTCAGACATTGTGAGCGCACGTCCTCGTCCCATGAGATAGTGAATCTCAAACTGGTTGGCTCGCACGAGTGTTCCATCACCAGTTGTAAACAACTTAGCCAGTTGTGTGAATCGATTACGGTCTGACGGTTGTACAACAAATTCAACAAAGTTCCTGTCGGTTCGGTGCGATATAATGTCAAACACCTCGTGAACAGCACTACTTTGTGAAACTGTACCAATTGCACTCTTGCGTGGTTGGTAAAACAACTCTTCGTTGTCAACAACAGCCTGTGTGCTACCTGCTGCTAATGTAATTGACGTGCTTGTTGAACTGTTTACTGCACCGAGCAAAACACCGTCAAGGCTGTACACATTTGTACCTGCTGCAAAGAAATTTGTAGCGTTGGCACCATCCACAGTAATCGTCGTTGTCCCCGCTGCGTGACCGCTACCATTGTTGACAAAGACGCCTGTGCTTTTGCGTACAGCACCTTGTTTACCTTGCACAAGATAACCATCTGTATCGACATCAAAGTTATCACTGGTGTTACCTGACGGTGTAATGACAATTCGATTGAATACAGAATCACGAGTAGTATCACTTGCACGAGGCGAAAAAATACGACGTGGGTTGAGTTGCGCCGAGTCTGTACTGTGAAGAGGAAGATAATTGTCAGGACACATCGAAAAGTCAAGGGCACGTTCTGTTTGATAGCCCTCTTCATCATCGCCGTTCAATTCGCCTTCTTTGAACAACATCTGACTGTTGCTGACCATACGAATTACCCCACCTGCCGAGTGAAGTTGAGCAGTGCCTGCTTCCACGTCTGTATGAATCAAATCAATGATTCGTGTACCTGAGGTAACTTCTTCGGCTACATCAGGATATGTGCTTTCAACAAGTAAAGCCCCTCCATTGAGATGTACATTGACGATAGCATTGGCAGTTGCTGCTGTTTGGAATGCTGATGTGGCTGCGGACCCGAATGTAAGAGTGTTCGCACTGTGGTTGATTGTTGCAACAATTGAGTTCACCCCCGCAACCTCTCCGTCTATAGAAATAAAGTCAGCAGGTATTTTTTGACCGTTAGCACCAAATTGCTTGACCGAAGGAAACGTCAACACAGTTCCGCTACCGCCAATCCCTGTCGTTAGTCGTGCAGTCGCAGCGTGTTTGATGCCACGCCCAGTAATGTCAACTGCGTTGTATTTGACTTGAACGAGTGTAGGTCGATTGTATGTAGCAAGAGACGGAACTTCTAGTATAGCCGTCCTCGTTTCTTTTGAGGGAGTCATGTGACGAATGTGTTCGTCGCTATTGTCTTCGGGAATCGAATCAGGCCCTGAACGCAACAAAAATGGAGACACATCAAACAGTCCACCAATTGCTAACAACCCTCGCTTGGTATCGGATATACCCGCCATTCCGTTTTCAACGACTTGTGTAGGCGTATCAGTGAAGCGCGTGGACATAACCGAAAATGGACCTGTAACATCATAGAATGAAACAACCGAGTTTGCAGGCGCAGCATCACGCACGTTTGCATACTGTGGGCCAAACGTAGCCGTCATAACAGACGCTGAGCCGTCTATGTTTTGCTCGACTTCTGAATTAATTGGGCGTGGTAGCATACCGATGTAAGGGTGACTCTTGACATGATTGAGTATGTGTCGACCTGTGTGACCTGCTGTGAATGCAGTGCCCATGTTTGTTGTTGCTGAAAACTTCATGTATGGGTCATCGGCTATTGCCATGCGTGTCGAAAATACAATTCCGTGGTTTTCAAAACTACTTTCGTCAATAACGACTTGGCCTTGCCTGTTTGAAAACTGAGTGCCTGTACCCACACCTTGGTTGCCAGTTCCGCTATCAACAAGACAGTCACCGATGACAATCACTGCATCACTCGCACTGTGTGCCATGAGCAGCCCACGTCGCCCGTTTGTTGTATTTGAGACAAAGTCAAGATGTATACTCTCAACTGTGATTGTACCTGCACTTGCATCGACGTTTGTAAGGCGCACACGTTCAGGTGCCTCTCTATTCGCAACACCTGTGGTGCGATTGTAGCCGAGTGGATTGATAAGTAAGTTAAAAGATACTTGTGGAATCGTAATTGTACTTTCTGAGTTGGCTGCGTTCTTTGTCACTGTATAGTTACCTGCTGAATAAGTCGTAGATGTTAAATCAAGCGAAGTAATCCCACTCTTACCTGTTAGTGTATCGATGAGGGATTGGGCTTCTGTCGTTCCGATTGTGATGGCTGAGTTAGCCGATGTGGATGCCGAAAGTGAAGGCAATGTAAGAATCGTCGAAATTGGCTCGACTGGTTCTTCAAACCGCCAAAGGCCGAGAGTTGAATCTGTGGACACTGGTGCGTGTGGGTCGATGCTGCTATCAAGTGCACCTCGTGCCCAGTGTATGGTCTCAATAGTGCCACGGAATTCGCCTCCTTGTCCTCCGACGAAAATTTGTGTGGGATAAAGAACAAGTTCGTGGTCCGAGTCCAATGTTTTGGTAGCGACGACGTCTCCGTTTATTCGTAATGAAAGATGACGCTTGTCGAAAACAATGGCTACCTGCAACAGTTCTCGGTGCCCATCATGCACGGCAGCATTGTCAGACTTACTGCCATCCAGTGCATCATAAGAGTTGTGCAAATCAAGTGCTGCACGAGGGTAAAGCACTCCGTCGTAATGAGAAACTGTCCCGTCAGGCTTCGTCACAGCGGTTGCGCTACTAAGTGTGAAAGTATTTTCGTTCCCTGTGCTTTTGCTTCGCAATTTCACTTGGAAACTTGCAGGTGCACTACTTGATGGAGCGCCCACTACAAGTCGCATAACGTGTTCATATTCCCAAACAATACCACCTGAGTCGGGAATAATCCACGATTCAAATGTAAATGAGTCGAGTATGGTTGGTATACTCATCTCACTTGTTGGTACCCCTGATTGTAAATTACCTGCGTTCTGTGAGAAACTTTGCATTGGGATGATGACCGCATCGGAAATCCCATTGAATCGCATAGCATGTGTGGAATCCGCTGATACAACCAAATCAAACACCTGCCACTTTGTGAACCATAATCAAATCAAGGTCGGCCACGTAGTAGTTCAAGGCAGCCTCCTTGCGTAAATGAAAGTTTTCAGGCAACACGTAAATACCATTTATTCCCGCTCGGTCAGATGCTTCTCCTGTCAGTGCATCTCCAATGCCCGTTGCAATTTCTTTGAAGCCGTCATACAAGTTGCCCAAACCAATAGTATCGAGTACGAACTCAACAGCATCCTCCGCTGCCCCTAACGCCTCGTCAAGTAAGTTCGTATCGCCTGACTCTTCGGCCTCACCTAAAACGTCTGAACCAGTTTTTGAAGTGGCTGATGGTGATAACATGGGCTGTGAAGAAGGTAGTATATTTGCTTCGGATGTCTTTTGAGATGCCTTGGCTTTGCGCCCGTAGGTCGTAAAGAAATTGCGAACTTCGGGTGTGACTGCATCCGACTGGATGAGGGAATCATACGGGATTTGAATACCTCTCAGTAAATCACCTGAGTTGTCAGCGTTTGCAAAAAGCCCCATGAGTGTTTGTGCTTTGTCACCTGCACTCATCAAATTGCTTCTTGCCTTCGTATTGGCAATGGCCGTTCTCGTGTCAGTTAGTGTGTCGTGACGACCTATCACGTTGTAAGCAAAAGTAAAATCTTGATTAGTAAACTTTTGCGTAACGAGAAGCACGGCATCATTGTTTGGAGAAACAGCGACGTCAGCGACGTCGGTCACACGCTTACCCCCGACGGTATCGACCCCTTCTGAAAGATTCGTGATGTTCGTCGTCAGTTCCAAAGCATCTTTTACAACGAGTGCGATGGTCTGAGCAGGGTTACCATTGTCAGGGTTTGTGTCGATGCCTCCAACTGGCACGTCAATAATGACATCTCCGTTCTCTATCAAATTATGACCTGACCGTACGCTTGCAGTACCTGAACCGCCTGCACGGTTTGAAGTAGTCGAGCCATCCATAACTAATTTGATAATGTGCCCAGTGTCGTTTGTTGCCGATGCAACAGGGATGAATACAATCTTGCTTGCAAATGGTGTCGATTTGACGACAATCAAATCACCTGTCTTGAGTGCACGTGTAAGCCCACCCCCAGTGAGTGTCAGGTCAAACCTGTACACGCTACCAACCGTGCTCGTTTTTATGTTTTCACTCGCTGCCTTTGTTGCAACCTGACCAAAGTTATCAAAAATCGCTGTAGCGGAACCTGCATCAATCATCGCTTGCAACACATTGCTTCTTGGAATAGCAATCGATATACTTGTAGCACCCGCTGCATAATTTCCAAAAGAGGTAAATCGCAAATCAGACGGCTCATAATGATGAACAACCTTGTCTGTAGGATATGATGCAAACGAGAGAATGCTTTGAAGAGGGCGCCCAGTCGAATCAAAGGTGCCCCTGTCATCCTCCAATATGAGTGACATGTTCATCTGTAAAGTAGCCATGTTAGTATCAATGCCTATTCGCTGAGAGTTCGTAAACGGCACTGGAAAAGCGTGTAACTTACGATGCACTGCCATAGTAATCTCCTCAGCCTGAACAGGTATGGTGAAGCGATTATCGCCAAACATCAAACGAACTGGTAACGACATCCTTTCACCTCATAGTAACGAGTCGACTGCAATCAGTTTCATCGTAAAGTTATACAAACGCTCTTGTGCGTCGTGCATGGTAACAAAATCTGTGACCACTGCTTTGATTCCGTTCGTGCGATGCGTTCGTGCACTTGGGTTGAATGGGCGGGATGCATGAATGCGATTTGCAGCAGCAACTTTGCTCTCCGTATCTTTCTCTCCATACGTTGTAAAAAAGTTGCGTTGCGCTGTATCGCCGTCAAGTAAGTCAAGGCCGAACGTCGCTAAACTATCATACGGTATTTGAATACCAGTTATGTAATCGCCTGAGTCAGTAATGTCTTCGGGCCTTTGGTCAAGATATTTTGTAGTAAGGCGATTGATAAAATCAAGCGCATCTCCTATCGTTGTATTTGTTTCATTTTGCTGAAAGTTTTGACTGTTAGTAACGACACCAAGAATGTCCTGTACTTTGTCCCCTGCGGACTTGACTTTGTTCCCTGTCTTACCGCCCGTGAAGGGATTGATGACAGGTCGAATGTTTGCAGGTATATCAGTAGGTATTTCTCCTAATGCTCCTAAGTCAAAAGCAAATTTTTGTGTGATTTTGACAGTGGTGTCAAACCCGCTACCCGCTGTCACAAGTTCAGTTGAGAATACGTCTGACAACTGACCACTACCTGCAACCAAATCAATGTCACTGATTCTGCCTACTGTAGCAGCAGTTGTGCTTTCTATAGCCTGAGAAACAATGTGTGCCAAGACCTCACCCGGTGACGAGGCTGTACCAACAGAACGAGCCGAACCATCGGCAAAGTTTGGTGGGTTCTCGTCAAACATGTGCTTGATTGGTATAGCGATGGTAGGAGGGTCAGTTGCTTTGTTGTAAATGCCTCGCCCAGTACGTGTCAAAATTTGTATTGTTTTGCTGTTGATGTTGGTTGATGCTGAAACGCCTGCGAACGGTGTGAACTTAATGCTATTTGATGTAACCGAGCGAACGTAGCCCAAGAGTGTGCTATCATCAACAGCAAGCCCAAACGCCGTATCGTCTAAGTCATCAGGGGTCTCAAACCATGTGCGTGGGTCACCCGATGCAATTGAAATAGTGAGTGTACCATCGCTGTTCGCACTGATTGCACTGCTACTCGCAGTTGTCAAGTCAGTGTTGCGTGTCACCATGCGTGGATATGCAAATGGTTCTTTGACTGAACCACTTCGCTTTGTATCAAAGATGAATTTGACATAATTACCACCCGGAGGAGTTGCATTCCCCAATGATATGCGATAAGCGTTAGGTAGAATGAAATAACGATTGTGAAGCCTTGCCAAGAAATTTGCTTGCGCTTGGTCTGCGTCTGTTGTCGGCGGAGTCGTCGGTATTACTGGTCGCTGACCAAAAGGGTTGAACGCTGAGCCGCCGATGCGAAAGCCACTCGATGCAGCGTTTGGAGTTGGAGGAAAAGCCTCAGGTGCGCCGCCTTGACCACTACCCGAATCGGGAGGAGAAAAAGGAGGCGTATCGCCTCCAAACTCAATTGTAGCCGACGCTTTGGCGCTCTCTTCCTGTCCGGGTTCATCGGCAAACACACCTTGTAGTTCGATTTCGACGGTTGCCATATTCAAATCAACACCTGCGTTGAAGCCACCTGTAAACGGTATGGGGAATGCTTGGAATATACGGTGTATTTTCAAATCCATTGTTTGAACATCAAGGTCGATACGGTTCCCATTCTCCTGTACAAGACGAATAGGAACACGCTGTGTCAAATCAGACACCTCGATTTAATCCTGACGTGGACAGTGGACCGCCCATTTTTGCTCGCAATTCTTTTGTAACCATCTCGCTGATTTCACGTGCCAATGCACGCTTATCGCTGCGGTCAGTCACTCCGCTAACGTCGATGCGAAGCGTGTTGATGGTGACATTCTGACTCATTCCAACAGACTCGGCTGGCTGAGATTGTGCGGGGGTAGGGGTATTTGCAATCCGTGCATTTGTCGTAGCATTCGTTCTGTTTGCTTCAAGTGTTTCAGTCAACGTTTCCGCTGGCTGGATATTGCTCATTTGTCTTAGAGATTCTCGTAAAGTATCGGTCGTTGAATGAGCAGCGTTCATCACTTTATTGAACTCTTGAATCTCCTCACGTAGCGAGCGCATGTTGTTGCGTGACTTCTCGCTAAACTCGGAGAATCGTTTCATCGATTCCATCGTACCTGTGTCTATTTTTTCGTCAACCATTGTTTTCACTCCAAAGGCGGGATGTTGTCATATCCCAAGTAAATGCTGTCACGTTGCTCAGGCTTGTCATGCTGTTGCATGACGGTAGCCCATACGAGGAGTTGGTTTGCGTCTTGCGGGTCAAGTTGTCTCACCTTGTT